GCCTTAGAGAGGATATCTTCTGGTAGGTATAGGATAGGTGTACCAGAGAAATCTTTAGTCACACCGACTAACGTACACTCTTGTAGGAGTATCTTCTCACGCCATGCTGTGTAACATGTATCAAATGCTGACACACCAAATGGTTGAGCATCAGTACCGCTGTATGTGATCAATGCTAACTTGTTACGAGGGATACTTACATAACCTCTAGCAACATGCATTTCATAGTCGAATACGTCTGATGTATTTCTAAAGGCATTAAGGTTCTGCCTCATCTCAATAATATCACGACCACCATTGCCAATAGTAAATGGTGTTGTTTGTTGTAATGATAATGGATGAATGTAGAGTAACTTATCAATAGTCCAGTAGTCTGCCCACTTACCCATACCTTTACGATATGTCTTCTCAAATGGAGCTAAACCATCACGTTTAAATTCTGAGGCACTTCTAGCAAAACTACGTAGAGTTTGACCTCTCATATTAGAGTAGCAGTATTTGAGGAAGTCAGCAGCCTCTTTAGACTGGGTAGAATGCTGGTTATAGGTTATCTCATAATTAGAGAAAGCCTTCTCAACAAGGATACAGTTCGCTGCAAAGGCATTACCAACAGCATCATCAAGTAACATACATTGATATGTTCGAAGTCGTTGACTTTGTGATAGTTCATAAGGTCGGAGGATATTTACTATTTGTTTAATAGTTTCAATTGCAGGAGTTGCAACACTTTTCTTGGATTGACGAGTCTCTCTGGTATCTGTTTTAATTCGTGCCGACTTCGGCTGTTTAGCCATGTTAATTCCCCTTCATTAAATACATAGCTTTATATGCTTATGTTATAATAGGATTATAGCAGATTTGGAAAAGTCAAGCAAACTTGGAGGGATGTTGGTAATACGGTGAGATTAGTATGAATTGAAGATAGTGGAAAGCCAACCCAGAAGGTTGGCTTATGTTTTAGTATAGTGTGTATAAATACAAATTTTAAATTTTAATTTCTTTAACGACACTGCCAACTGGTACTACAATCTCCTGCTTAACATAACGACAATCCTCATACACATTATTAAGGGTAGGCCACATGATAATTTCATAATATAGACTTACATCGTAACATTGGAAATACTGTACAAATTTACCTTTAATTATAAGGTCATTATCTTCTCTAATAAACACTTCATTTTTAACTTGAAAGTCTTTATATAAACCTTGAGAAATTTCTTCTCTTAGTAGATAAACTTTATTCTCACCAATACTCCCACTAAAGTATAAAAAGCTACCACTTAGACTACCTGATACCTCAGAGTGAGATGGTTGGGTGGATACTAATACTTTCTCAGTAGTGTAGCTTCTGGTAGGGAATTCTTTTATCTCCATACCGTCAGAATAACACCAGATGAAAAATAGAAGTAAGAATTTTATAGAGGACGTCGCCTCATTATTACACCAACTAAAAGTTCTAGTTACTCCAACACCAAAGGAAAGCACTGCTAACATTCCCACTAAAACACTGATGACAGTTAAACTCTCTATATTCATCATTACCTCCTCTATTTAACTATTGCAAACAATGGTGATTTAGTATCAGCACCTAACTCAGCCAACACATCAACTTTACTAGTATAGATAGCCTCAGATAAATCAACTCCATCTTCTAGTGATAATTGTGCAGTACGTGGTACACCATCTTTACGGTAAACGAATGTATATGTCATTTTAAATCTCCTTAATTAAATTACTGCAGCAGCTGTTGCAAATACTACCACTCCAGCGTAAATTGCGCATAGTTGTCGTAAACCAACATCCCAATTAGCTGGGTTTAATAGTGTAGCGTCCATATAGATAAAGGAATATGCTAAAGTAATTAGTATAATAGGTATGAATATTAGGCATAGTATAGTCAATAAAATATATTTCCACATAGTGTTCTCCTTTATCTGTGGTAACCAAGTGAAATTAAATATTCGGCTAATGAACAACCTTTTGGGGTACAGCTACTATAAACCTCAATGTAAGTCTGTAATTCACCTAACTCTGAAACTACAGGGTACTTTACAGAACTAACAGTGGTATCCTTCAACTTACCATGTGGTGTATCTATATCATTGTTAGGTTCAGGTAATTTAACTTTTGATAACATATCATTAATTTCCTTTAGCCTAGAGTTTACATCCTCTTCTAAGAATAATACCACCTTCTTATTTTTATCATTCATACTACACTCCTTTAATTATGGTAGCGTAATCTCATATAGAAATGAGAATAAATCTTCACTTGTAACTCTAATAATGTCTTCAGATGAACCCCATAACACATGTACTTTTCATAGTAGTAGTAAGTGTTATAGTCCGTCTTACCTTCACAAGAGATTACATCCCAACCTGCACAATGATGTCCAGTAGTGTGCAATCATTTTTGTATTCATAAATAAAAATCTCCTTACCGTTTAAGATAAGGAGATTATGTCAGGTTTTATATATGTTGTCAACACTTTATTTACTTATTTAATACTGTCTTTCACACGTTGACGGATTTCAGCAAGTGAAGTCTCACGAACTAAATTACCATCCAAGAATACAGTCTGTAACTCACCAGATGCTTCTTGTTCGGGTGTTTGTTGGTTGTATTGGACGTAGGTACCATTTTCTAGTTCAATACGTAGTAAGCCTTTGGCAGACTTCTTCTTACTATCAGTCTTAGGGTCTTTACACACATCAACAGCCCCAATCAGAGAACCAGAAGCAAAAGTACTTTTCACAGCCGAACCATGAGTATCACGCGTAACATACTGATACGAATAAGAACCTACACCAAGCACCACTAAACCAGCATAACCTTTAGCCTCTAAACGAGAGATAATCTGGTCCTGTCGATCTAATGTAATACTATCTCCGTAAATAGCTCCAATATTTTCATGTAGTAATTTCAACCCTGTTGGTGATGTTGTGGTACCGAATAAGTCACCTAAGCATTCAATAAGACCTTTAGCTTCAAAAGCATCAACATCTTTATATTTAGTGTTTTTGTCTGACGGGTCACCACTAAACACTCGATATTTACCATTATCCAATAGACTGCCACCTGTACCGCATAAAATATCTACAGGATCACCACTATCAGGGCGAATAACGAACTTACCATCTCGACTTAGGATATCTTCCTTAAGCATTGGTAAACCTTCCGACACAAACTTCCAGAAGTCAAAGCTGTCCGATACATGAGATAAAATTCCAGTAGGTGCTGCTTTGAATAATACTTCGCGGATGTAGGCAACCTCTGCTTCCAACTTAGAAATACCACGTTCTTTCTCCAGCACAGCAATCGCAGTTGTGGTAATAGAGTGCTCTGTAGCATTCACTGAACAGCCTACTAACTCAGTCTCCATATTGGCATTGTAATACTTTTCCGCAAATAAGATAGCGGGAATTGTGTCAGTGCCAGCAAAACTACATAGGTGACCAAAACCACTCATTGCTGCTGCGTGACGACCAAAAACGCCTCTCATTGAAAAATCGTGACACATAAACGGAACTAAATCGTGTGGTAACCCAGCAGCATCAAAAGCTTTCATTGTACGTTTAAGGTAAGCCCGTGCAGTAGTTGCTGATGTTTGGATACCCCAATTTTCTGTAGAGAATGAAGTTTCCAAGAAACCCTCTAACCAATCAAAACCTGCCACAGTATTTACAAAAGTAACTGGTGCGACTCCATATGGAACAGATACACCTTCTGGTAGTGCTTTAATATGAACAGGTAGGTAACCTAGGTCATGTAAATCTTCAAAATGTTTAGTATCGTAGTCTGATTGAAATAAACAGTACTTTGCAGTACGTTTAATCTCAGAGATAACTTGTTCTTTTGGTAAATTAAAAAAGGTACTATCCCACTCATGGATGAGAACATCTTTGATAAAGTATTGTAATCCTACAAAAGTCACTTCTTTATTATCTTTAATATTCGATAATCTTCCATTACGTGAGGTGTAATTACCATACATAAAATCCACCCCTTCAATAGCTCCAGCTTTATGGAACCATTTGTAAAAATCTGTCTGAGCTACTGCATTAGAAATTGTCATATTTGTTCTCCTTATTTTCCTAAATTAAAATTAGTAATATCTTGTTTGTTGAGATACTTACCTACTGTATGATAACAGTAAACATTATTAATCAAACCTTTTAAACTGTCAAGCCCTTTTGCACCAATCATGTGTGTAATGTATAAATCAACTTGCTTGGCTCCAGCTTCTTTCAGTAGTTTAGCCAGTGCATAGAAAGTATATCCACCATCAAAAATATCATCTGGAATCAATACTACCTTTCCTTTGAAATCAATATCAGGTAACACAGATTTGATAATCTTACCTGTACTAATATCACGCTCCTTGTCACAATCATAAACATCCACTCCAAGGTGTGCTGCAATACTAGCTGCTTTATTCACACTACCCTTATCTGGTGCAAGGATAATATCATAGTTAGTATTAAAGTCAAACGGTATTGATTGTTTAAAGCACTCTAGTTGAGATTTCTCAATTATATTAGGAACACTACCAATATTCAAACAATTGTTATTATGTATATCACTACATAATACTTCAGTGAATCCAAAACTATTTAAGTCTTGTAAAAAGTCATACAGCGGGGATGGATTACCTTTCTCAAATACCCTATCTGCTCTGCCATAACCTAAGTACGGCAGATTTAGGATAGTACTGAATTTCTGTCCTTGTAGCATTACACAACCATAGAAATTTTCTATACAACTCACCACTAGCCTAATTTCCTCCCTGATCCTGTACACTGGGGTAGTAGGGCAAACATTGACACTAATATAACGTGGATTCTCTGGTAACTTATCAAGTTTAAAAGTTAAAGCTCCATCACTGAACTCGATCATATTAACTGGGATTTCTTTATTATCTGCAAATACTGTAATCATAATACTTCTCCTTATTTTAAAATTAACTCTAATTGTTCACCACTCATATCGTTTGGGTCTAAACCTTCTGGTAATAAAATCTTACTATTGCACACTCTCGATAACATTTTACCAGCTTTATCACCTTCACAAATTGCTATTGTACGACAAGGTAGTGTACTTAGCCAAGGTTTTAATTGTTGAGGATTATTTGACAGTACAGCCAAACAACGTCTGCCAGTATTTAGTACACTTATTGCATCCCAAATACCTTCAACTAAGTATAGTGGCTCAGTTGACGCTAAGTCAACAAATTCTAAACCCCAAGCAGTAAGTACATCCTTACGTCTATAAGTCCAATATTTACCTTTAGTATCATTGTTGCGAAGTTTACTAGCCTTCCAATTATACTGCTGATAACCTACTAGTTGTCCACTTACAGTCCATAGTGGGAATGTTAATATTTGATTATCAAAATCAATCCAATTATTAAGACTCTTTAGGATTTTCATGTTATATCCAGATCTACCCTCTAGATGTTCAGTATAACTCATAGTCTCTCCTTCCATTTATCCTGAACCTCACGGATCAACTTAATTTTCTCTTGCCTAATTGTTTGACCAATTATAACACCAGTTTTACCTTCTGCAAGCATTTTCTCAGACAAGGGCTTACTATCGTATCCAAGTACAGCCCTTAAACAATCTTCAAGGTATTCCCGTTGAATATAAGGATTATTTTCAAACTCTGCAATCTGTTCAGCTCCATTACCCCTACCTTTAGCGTCTGCCTCACAAGCCTTCAACATTTTATAAAATTGTTCTGGTTTCTTTAATGCACTGGTATCTTCAAACAACTTCATAATTGATTTTGGTCTCATCCAATCATTACTACCTCTCCCAATACAGCCGTGAACTTTAGTGTGATACTCACAAGTAATTAATGCGAGGTTACGGTAACTATTAGGTACTTTCCATTTATCACAGAATTTATTAACTACAGCAAATCCAGTTTCCTCGTGACCAAAAGCATTACCATAAGACAACCAGCAAGGATGTTTACCTAGATCATGTAACATACAAGCTAAATTTATCTCAGTATCACCCCAAGTTTTAGCTGCATAATCTACAACAAGTTCCTGATGGATACCTACCCATACCTCTGGATGATGAGTTACTTTCTGAGGAGTAGTATATCCATGATTTATTTCTAGAAATAGATGATCATAATTTTTAAGAGTCTTAAAGTATAAACTAGGAGTACGTTCAGACAAGGCCTTCTTAGTTTCCAGCCATACCCTTTCAGGTACTAAATTAAGTAGTTCACCAGATAAGTAAATTTGTTGCATTAATCTCCACGTAGAGGAAGCTACCTTCCATGTACCAAACCTAGCCATAAATCTAGCAACACGTAGTACTCTCAAAGGATCTTCTGCAAAGTGTTTTGTAGTACAACGTAGTACTTTATTCTTAATATCAGGTATGCCACTAAAAGGGTCTATAACACTACCAATGGTAACAGGTTCTCCAAGTAATACACTTGCCTCAAAGTCAACTTCAATAGCCATAGCATTGATTGTGAGGTCTCTGCGGGATAAGTCCTGTTCCAATGTGACACCATTACACTCAACATCAAAACCTGTGTAACCTTCTCCAACTTTACGTTCTGTTCTGGCGAGGCCAACTTCCCAACCGTTAGTTGGTTCAAGGAATACAGGAAAGTCATTTCCAACGGATTTCCAATTTGAAAAGTCAGAGGGTTTTGCACCTACTACAACAAAATCATAATCCTTACATGGAACAGCCATTACCATATCACGTACTGCACCCCCAACCAGATAATATTTAATCACTTTGTAAAGCCTCCTATTTAAATTAGACGATAAATATACAATACTTAAACCTACCTGTCAACATATAAAATAAAACCCACACAAATTAATGTATGGGTTTGAGGGTTTAGTCTACTTATTTAGTTCATTAATATACCAAGTACGTGCTTTAGTTGATAAGTATTTTCCCACGTCCTTCATTGTAAGGTTATTACTTTCTAGCACATCACCTTCTTCTTTATTGATATCCTTACTTACCCAACTAAGGAATGCACCAATTAACTTCTGGTCTTTACCGACCTCAGATAAACCTTGTTGTAGTCGATTCTCTGTGGCAGCATACTCTACAAACTCTTGAATTGAATTTAACTTCTCTACATCCACTGAAGCTACAGATTTAACTTTAGACACAGAATGTTTTTCACCTTTAGTTTTAAACCAATTACCACTGTCCCAACAATGTTCAGCACCAACTGGAGTCCACACTAAACCTTCTCCAAGTAGCTGTGGGGTGTTATTTTCATCCACTAAACCTAGTTGATTAGATACGGGACAACACTCCTCTACGGACTTAGTGGCTTCAACCAGAGTGTTCTGTGAGTAGCTTGGATTCTGAAAATCAATTTTAACTCTCCGTACAGGAAAATCTGTAATGGAGTAAATACCATCTACATGAGAATCCTCATTAGTCAGTAAAGATGTAACTTCAACAGGTAACCAACCTTGTTTAGCATTCTGATCAGTTTCACCAGCCTTAATACCAAAGATAAAGAAAGACTTCTTAGTTAAGAATGAAATACCAACACTTTTCTGAACACCAGATCCTACCCACTCACCTGAAATCTTAATAGGGAGTAAGTCCACACCAGTATTATCTTTGACAGCACGTCTAGCATTCTCTACAACTTCCAGTACAGAGTCAAACCTACGTGACATAGATTGTGCAAACTCCGCATTGTCGGAAAGCAATACAAATTCCCCGTCAGGTTTGTTATAGCCAAGTAAGTTGTTCTTACTATGATAACTGATAGTATTATCTTCATGCACAATAATACTTGCGTTAGTGCCATGTAATTTAACAGTACCAATGTATTCAATAGTGGGTGCAATAGCAAGTTCATTTAAGATAACATTACCCTCAGAATCAAACCCGTTAAATTTAGCGCACTGTTGAATATTCTTAACCACATTACGGAATTGACCTGTTGAGTGGAATGAATAGTTTGTTGGTTGTTGTGACATAGTTTTCTCCTTATTTAATAAAATTAATCATTCGTGTTAGTGAGATAACTATACACTATCTAAGAACAACGTCAACAACTATTTTAATTTATTTGATATAAAGAAGAACACCCCACTCACATAAAGTAAGCGGGGTGTGTTAGGTGTGGAGGGAAAGTAGAATATGATGAGGAAGGAGTGGGTGTCACGTTGCGTGACAGGGGATATTAGAGATATGTTACTTGATGCGGCTTCTGTGGGCAGCTAATGCCGTGGGGGAGGAGATTGTTGGTAGTGAGTATGCTTTATGGATCTTAGAGGTACATGCATAATTATACGCAGAAGCAACACAGTCTGGGAAATCATCTTTTCGAGTAGAAGATGAACGCTCCCCATCGAAAGATTCCAACTCTTTCATAATCCATTCATAGGTTTTATCATCAAAAGTACTACGGACTATTTTAATAAGACCATTCTCTGCTGCTGTTGCAAAAGGTAGAAATCTTGTCAATTTAGACTTATTACCTGCAACAGGATCTTTCTTTACGCTAAAACCATTACTAGCAAAATACTTAGACATCTCTGTGTATACTTGTTTACCTGCTGATGCTGGATCTACTGGTAAGACTATAATACATTCATCTCCGTCTAATTTTGCTTGGGATAACATCATGGTATCTCTATCACCAACACGTTTACATACCCTGCCATATACTGATTCTACTTCGTCATAGAAGTCTTCGTGGTAATTACCTGCTAGGTAAAAGTAATTATCCTTACTACGGTACAGTTTTATGCTGGTAGTGGCATCAGGAGCTTTGTTTACCTGACTTCTCTCTGTAGCAGCTAAATCATACCCTCTAACAACACTACATCCTTCTGGTATTCTACTTACTTCATCTAACCATGACCTTAAAAAATAATTAGCCCCCTTACTACGTATCTTCCAGTTACCTAAAAGCAACTGCGCCCTATCAGTATCATTAAGACCTTCTAAGAAAGCGACGTATTCGGGATTACTTTTCATCATATGGGGATTCGATAACTTGTTATAAAACAAGCACTTGGACTATATCTTCACCTATTGAGGTGTTCTATTTTCGAGTAATAAACTACCCTACACCCTGACGGGTTAGTCTCTGAAGGTGTTAACTAACGTTAACGTCCCTGCTGATTGGTCACGTAGTGACTATCCCAGCAATTAAAAGAATTATTCACCACGAAATCACTAACGTGGGCGACAATCATTCATCGTAAACGTTTGCAGATACAAAGGTAAAAGATAAAATTTTACCTTGCCACTGGTCCTCTGGTATATCGTACTTTTCTGCTAGTTCTTTTTTAGAGTTACCCCATAAAAATTCACCATCTTTTCTAATAAAGTACCTGATAACCCCATCTTTTTCTGGATCTGGGTAACCCTCTTCATCCAAATACCAATCAATGATTTTACATAACTCATGATCTGGGTTAGGGTTACAGCTCATAACCATACGAGAGAAATATTTAGACTCAGAACGTAAACGAGACATCATATACTCTAGCATAGGCCATTCAAATTGAGTAGCTTCCAATTATGTTTATAGGTTTCATTACTACCTACATTCTCTATATCACTATAGACGTTCAGACTATATCTTCACTATGTTTAGTGTTATGCGCTTCGATATTATTTAATACCTACACCCGTAAGGGTTAGTCGTTGCACCTGACAATATTAATATTGTATTGGCTCAGTATTGTCTCTTGGAGATATCCACTGAATTCACATAATTTAACGTAGACAATTAACTAAAATCTACGCCTATAAAGGTGTATTGTAATCCTTGTATATTCAGGCGATCTTTAAAGTGCTCCATCGGCATGTATTTAACTTTAGCCCCGTTATACACAAGCTTTCCAGTATAATTATCTACTGTAGGAAATATTGCTTCTAGTGCCTTTTCTCTTATCTTTGGGCGTTGATGAGGAGGTAATGCCTGAAATATATCCTTACCTGTATCCCAAATACCACCCTGCCCTGTTATTTGTGGAGTTGTCCTTCGGAACATGACACAATTAGTTTTTGGGTCATCGATAAATAATAAATTAAGTAATTGTAATATATAACTTTTCCCTGAACCAGCAGCACCTCCGATCACTACAATCTGCGCCTCTAGTGCAGCTTTTAGCATCATCTCTTGTTTCCTTGATGCTGGTGCAAACAATGCTTGCTCACTCATATGTAACCCCTATCTTTAAATAAATCCAATATCTTAGGTAGATCCTTTATATCACAAGTTTCAGTGTAACCTTCTGGCATGTTATCTTTACTGCAGACTTTAGTTTTAAAATTTTTCTTTACTAAAGTTTCCATGTCAGGTGGAGTATGCCCATTGTCATAGAACCACTCATATATTACTTCATGGTGATAGATACTAACACTGCTTTGCTTTCTAAGTCTAGAATCTGCGCTAATATTAGTTATTCCAAACTTTATATAGGTATCATCAAGAGATTGAATATAAAAATAACCAGCTTTGTCTCTACTATAACCAGTCTCTGCACAACTAGGGCAACCCTTCTTTTTATTTATATGGTTGTCATATGATTGATTAAAAGGGTTCTTACACCTATTACATAAGATACTACTTGGTGTCCTAGAGCAAACATATGTGAAATATGTATAGTCATATTTTTCTCCATGAATTACTTTACCCTCTGATGCTATCTTAGTTGCATCATGCCTAGCCATATCTGCTCTTTTCTGAATACCACAGTCAGGACAACCATACCCTCTACCAGATACAAAATTATTAACTGATGACTCCCAGTTCAGGTGGTTATCATTATTACAACCAAGAATTATTCTAGATTTATTACCAGAGTAATTATCTACCCAACCTATAAAGCGGATACCAGTATTACTACACATAGGTAAGATCTGTCTTTCCTCCCTTAACTCAGCAGTCCATTGGACGAATTTAATACCATTGTCACACAAACAAGGGGTACCCTTCTCGTATCTATCTGACAGGAGGTTGCTTGGACTTATAGTAAAATCAACCTTGCATTCTGAACACCACCAAGTCCAAGGAGTTGAAGACCTAGAACCATTAGCAGATTTTACTATAAGATGTTTATGTCTAGTTATTACAAGGTTTTTGTGGTAGTCTTCACCTTTACTCATTTTATTACTTAATGCTTTTCTTCCGCAAGCACTACATCTAAATTTATTTCCATTATTCAATTGGTTCGTAGATGTGCTTATAATATCACCACAAGAACATTTACAGAACCAGTAGGTATGTTTGTTACATCTTTTATGGTATTGTAGTACTTCCAATTCTCCATGTATACCTCCAACTAAATTCTTAAAAATTTTACTATCTGGAGGTTGTTCTCTTAGAGACAGTATCTGGTTATAATCATAAATAATTTCTTTTTTACTCAAACCTAATGCACCCTCTCCCCTACTTTCATATCAATCATAATACTATTAATATGAGGTATCTTATTTAATAATTCAATCAGCTTATCCAATTCTACGTACCCGTAGAAGTCGCTGATACGTTCTTTCTCTCCTCCATCCATCATCATATCATACTCCATAATTAACTCTGCTACGCCACTCTCAGGAGTCACAGTACCATGAAATGTATCTTGATAGTGTGTGAATGAGAAACCTACCACTTCCTCACCTTCTTCATCTACATACATTCCAAGTGACCACACATGATTTAGCTTACTTAATTTATCATATACTTCTAGTGTGGAAGGTTTGCAGCAGCCATTCTTATAATCTTCTAACATTTAATTATTCTCCTTAATCCACTTAATAAAATCTTCGGCACTATTAATACCATCAGGAAAGTCTGCCAATTTACAATGATTACTTTGCATTAACTTTAGCAGTACTGCATCCTGTTCATCTTCTGATATCCACTTACTACTGTTATACGAATACTCGTTAAAGGTAACAATTGGTACATCAGTTATAGTGTACATAGGACAAGGTAATCCATCCATATAATGGTAACTACCACAGGCTATACATTTATTACTATTGTGGATTGTCATCACCAACTCCTAGTAATTCTCTTGGCTCCCCAAAACAATCAGCAATCTTTTGTTTACGTTTATCCATTAATTTTCTTTTACTTCTCGATGCTTCTAAGGTTATAAAAGTACCGCTAATATCTTTTAAAGAGTCAGGGATTGAAACTATGCGGCGCTGGTCTTCAGCACTAATTTCATCCAGCACTTTAACCAACTTCCAAGTTTGCAACTCATTCTCCCACATAACCTTAAACTCCGTTTGAAGTTCATCAATTGACAAGGTAGTGTTACAATACTCTTTAATCTGATTAAGTTTATATCCCGCTTTCCAACAGAACTTCAAATCTTCATATAGTTTAGTTTCCACAGTTACTTACCTCCAGTAAACAACATCACAATAAATTCCCATATATCAATAAATGTCACATCACCGAAGATGAATCCTGATAATGTTACTATGATAAGTAGAATAGTCCACATGAAGCCGCCTATGGTGCTATCTAAGCCCCTTTGTTTACTCAAACATAAATTGATACCAAAGCCACACCACATAGCCGCTACAACCCACCACGGAACCCATGCACCTACTAACCAACCAATTAAACATACGAAACCTATTGTGATTATCATTTAAATACCCTCCTTACAATACAATGACATTAACGTACTTTTGTCCTTCTTGATAGCTAAGTTTATCCTAGTGCTAATATCTCTACGTCTCACCATGACTTTATACTCCCTTACTTTTAAAATACGTTTAATATGGTCTCTACATAAACCACTCAAATAGTCAGCCTCTGCAGATCCTTGGTAAATAGTATAATCTCCATAAGAGAAACATGAAACAGATACCGTATCTGTATTCGATAATCCAAGATTGGCAGATGATTGTAATGTCATCATAAATTTTACACCAGTTTCGTTGTCTGTGATATGTATACCATACTCCGTCATCTCATTACCCTCCAACAGATAAATCATAGTAATACCTCCAACATCTGATACATCCTTTATTTTAAACCTACGTGGGTTATCCCTAAAAAGTTCACCTATAGTTAGTATTGGCTCTGAAACAAGTGCACTAATAGGAATCAGCTCATCATATTGAGGTACTACTATTTTAGATTCCCACCAGACTTTAATGCTATCAAACATAACACTCTCCTTACATGAATTATTAATCAACACAGGAATATTACTCTAACTAATTTAAGGTGTCAACCACTAATCCTAAATTTTAGATAAAATAAATCCCGCTCTCACACTAAACGATGAGGCGGGATGAAGGAGGAATGTTCGAGAACCTATGAAGGAAGTTCTCTGGAAGGCTTTGGCAACCTTAATGCTGCTCTCATTTTAGTGTGTTGTATAGATACATATAGCAAGGAGTTACAAGGAGGGAGTAGTCATCCTCGCTGTATCTATAGGTAATTATATCAGATGGTTAGTAGGGTAAGCAAATGTTAACCTTGTTTCTGTTCTGGTGGTGTGAAGGCTACTAAGCTGATTGATGGTGCATTCGACTTTGGTAAAGCCAGTGCTGCAGCTAAACCTTCTGCTTCTGCATCTTCTTTCTCATCTGCAGCCAATGTAGTAGCCTCTGATTCCTTCATTTCTTTATATAATTTCAGGGTGGTATCAGCAGCACGAAGAACAGTACTATCAGCCGCCTTATCATCATTGAGGATAGCCTCGATACGCTTCATAGCTTGTTCTACTAAAGTAGGTACCTTAGCCTTCATTTTAGCAGGAATTTCCCGCCAATTACGCTCAGCCACATTTTCTGTTGTTGGTCTAGCCATTTTCATCACCTAATAATTCTTGTTTATTATATTCATCTAGTGCAACTTTAAATAGTTCTTCACCAGTAATTGGTAGTTCATACTCATCTTCGTAACCCTTACATGAATTACACATGTAATCGTACTTAGAGTTTGATACGTATGATGGGTTTTTAATTATCTCGCCACAGGGACAGATCACGTTTATTTCCTTATTGGATTTCATTTCCAACTGTTATTGTGTTATAAACACTGTTGTTTAATCTATAATAGTATGTTACCACGTATGAATATACAGGTCAAATTACAGGTATGAAAAAGCCCACCAGAGGTGGGCTAATATTTATAAGTTATTAAGTAAGTTATCAATAGCGTCTGTGATATAACTACTATCATAATTAGAATTTGAAACTCTCTGGTATACACAAGATAATAACTCTAAATCTTCATCAGTAAAAGAGGTTTGTGTTATACGTGATGCCAGTATTTTATGTAGGGTACACACCGTTGGGTGGTTATCTGGTGCTGTTTGTAGTTGTTGTAGCATGACACTAACATCGTGAATTTGCTCTGTTGCGTAAAGCCTAGTTTGTATTTCGTAATTAAATTCAGACAATAATAATTCCATCTTGTCTAGGACATTAACGCTGGTAGGGGAACAACCTAGACGTTGATAAACCTTGGCTAACTTTATTAATTGTATCATTTTATACTCCTGCCACTTCCTAACTTAAGGAAATTTATTGGGTTGATAAAAGCCCCGCATCTGCGGGAACATTTGTATGAGTACATACCTGAAGCTAATCTGTCTTCAGTGGAACTCAATTGTTCAGTACGTCTACCTAGACATTCTCAGTGTCTTACTTCTGACCTAAAACAATAATAGGTTTTGAGTCATTAATGCTTGCGCCATTTATATACCGACCAACCTCTAATAATGGGAGAAAATCGGTTTGCGTTCTTTGTTCACATGATCGCTTACGTGTCTAACACCCAAAACCGTTTTATCCTAGGCAGGGTTATGTCCTAGTGTTTTCGCTAACCACCTCTAAGAGGAACCAACTTCACGTTGTATGGCGCTTTCCATTTGCCTTAAACTATGACATCGTTGAGTAGGACATAGCAAGGACTTCATCACCACCAATGTCGTAACCATTGGAACTTTCTTTTAATAGTGTACGTTAGGCTCCCTCATATTAAGACTCTGTATAAATCGGTCATAACATTCAGCCGTGTAATCCTCGCAGTATACTAGTGCGGAGCATTCTTACAATGGTTTCAGTATAACCTCTACCATAGTGCCTACCATATGTAATTATAATTAGAACTCATTATTAATGAGGGAAGTATATAAATACCAACAAACATTATCGCGCCAATGAAGTGCTTTATGCTAAGACTACCTTTAAACCATTGGCAAGTATACAGTAGAATTAAACAAGGTGATAATAGTAGTCTTGGGTAATCAATATTCCAACGCCCCTCTTACTACCACCTATACACAGACCCGAAATTAACCTACTTAGTCGCATCGCGCAGAAACCATATACTTATGGCAAGGTGTTGAACCAATATCTGGGTTCGGTGCAGAATATGACTTATATGAAAGACACTGCCATCTCTATAACATGGATGTGGTCATACAGTATCACGTTACCAACAACTTAGTCTTGAGTTTATACACATCAGAAGTGTTGCATATTAGGCATTTGTCATCACAAGTATTATGAGAGGGAACGTACCTTGCATTGTTTGCCATTTAAATTTCTAACCATAGTCGCAATTTCTTATGGTATCTCAGATAGGAGGTGGCTTATCCTCACTATTTTACAACACACCAGCTTGGTAGCTAGAGCACTGACTCGTCACATTTTGAAGTACTTGATACGGAGCCTTTAATTATGGATTAGCACTCTAAGGCCGAGACTAACCACACTACCGAAACATTTACACAAGAACCTTAAAATATACACTCGTAACGTGAATGACTCGATCACGCCAGTTCGTTATATGTAGACTCACCTCTCACCTGTAATATTATATCTAATCAGGTGATGACACCACTTGGTGCTTATTCAGCTTTATCAGCCAATGAAGTGACTAAAGGTAAAGCACATTAGTCAGTTTGGTTCCGACTCTCACATCAGCATTATTTCCAATGATCACGGCAAAACATATTGTAACTACATACAAGTCATATACGGTGTTTTTAAATTAAATTTTAAAGGTGTTTATGTGCGCTAACCACAGGCTATAAACAAGTCTAACCGTTTACGTATACTTTGACAGGCAATGTTGTATCTTACGTATCACCTACTTTCGTAGTTATCCACCCGTATACTCTTGCACGACTTACCAGTCACTTGGGACTGAACATAAACACCTTTAAAATGTAGACTGTTTACGTCAGTCATTCGTCATAACAACATTCTCGCACTACACCAAATCTAAATTGTGATACACTTTGATGGTGTTGGTTATCACTACCTGTTGTTATAAAATTGGTTACCGTGAGAGGATTTGCACCTCTTCGTTTCAAACCTAAATAGATAGGATTAGGCATCTATCACCAAATTATAGTTCACGGTTGTAAAGCAGGTGTTGATTATACGGTTGTTATTACCGTGTGCCAGAATCCTGCAACTGGGTATTTGGTGGCACCGATGGGTAACGATCCCAAGTCTTCTCGGTTATGAGCCAAGCAGCTTTACCTTAAGCTACAGTGCCTTTATTTAAATTGGGTGAGGATGCATCAGGAGTTGAACCTGCATAGTAACACTGTTTATCAGTAAATCACTAACACCATAAGTGGATTAAGTTACTGTACATCCATAATTTGGTCGGGAGTTGTAGACGTTACACTACACTATGAAGCCTCCACGCCAGAATTGCTTATTCAGGTATTCACGTCTAGGACGTTATCCCCTGCCAATAGTGACTCGGCAACCACGAACATCTTCGTAGAACTCCCGTTTATTTCTATAAGTTATATTAACCTTCTTTCTCATTATTGTCAATACTATAATTGAAATAATCTTCAGCTAAACTAATTAACTCTAAATCCAAAGAGTCTGCACAATTAAATATTGCTACATCACCTTCTCGTTTAAGTACAGGTTCACCATTTCTAAACTCAAACGTACCATCACGTTTACATGCTATGTATTGTTGATGTTTCATATTCATGGTCCTGTATAATCACCAGAAATGAAACCTTCTGTTGAAACCCCTAAGTAATCTAAATCCTGATCATCTCCATCACTAGGTCCAGTGTAATCCCCTTCTAGGGTAATGTCCCACACTTCACTATTCATTTTATATACCCCTCTTGTATTGAATATTAATTATACCAGCAATCTATATACTATTCAACCAGTAATATTTACACTAACCACATTCTGATTCAAAATCTTCCTTATAACTTTGTTGGTTACGTAGATGTTGGATTTCATGCGCCATAGCAAGACTCCAGTTACATCCTGTTAAATCTTCTACCCAAGGATCTCCATAACGTAACACTTCTTGCATCCCAGTATTCTCATCAAACATATAAGTGTACTTTCCATTCTCTAATTCAATCTTCATATTATTCCCTCTAATTAAACAACGTATTAAAATATTCTGCAAAGAACATACGACCTCTATCACAACGATCATGGTATTCCTGTAAATCTTTGCGATACCTATCAGACTCAACTTTATTTAACTGTCGTACTTCATCGCTAAACTCTAAGTCTCGTGGTAGGAATCTGATGTCATACAAAGTACAGTCTGGTTCGTCACTTCCGAATGCGAAGATCATTTCATCTAAGTAATACAGAAATACTTGGTCTAATTTAATCCAATCAGCATCAGTAAATTCCCATAAATTCTCGCCAAGTGAAGTGACTACACCAATGTCTAAACAATCACTAATTACGGTACCAGCCATACCATTGCCACTTTTAAGCCACTCTTCACGAAACTTAGTTAAACCTGCAGCAATAATAGGTGATAACGTACCACTCATACTCCAAGTATCTTTAGTATTGAAATAGGGCTTACCTTTCTTAATGTACATTTGTTACTCCTTATAACTAAGTATAATACCTTGAGTTAAATACTATCAATCAATTCATCAAGTGTCAATGTATTTCTTTCCTTAACATCTAGGAGTGATTGGTTAATTAAATATTCTAACGCCTCTTCCTCTTGTATCTCATATAACTCCTGAGAAGCCCCTAGTAATGTTTTAACCGCTTCCTCTAGTGTCAGGTAACCAAATTGTATAGAATCCTTATGAGCATCTCCTGTGGCTGTTGTATATAACTTTAAGTTGTCATTCATATTACACAACCCTCCATAATTTAATTTCAAATTCAATAATACCAGTCCCTTTACAATTAGGACACTTCATATCAATATGGACATGGTAAGGATCACCTTCACGTTGAGTTACCACTTTTAAACCGTCACATGTTGGACACAATACTCTTACCTTCGAAGATGAAGTATTGACATCATTATATGCACACAAAGTTTCAATCATGCGATCTACTTTAGGAATAACTTTCATACCTTCATATCTCCTTCAACCACAATATTAAGTTATCAAGTGTACCTAAAGCAGCCATAGATGTCAAACCAAATATTAATATAATTGCAAGAATTATACATAGTGTGCTTTCTATACTTCGTGGATTAGTCATCGACAGCCACCACATCTTCTGGGAACATTAGAATTTCGTCAGTATTAAATGCATAAGTATTAGGCGCCTTTTTATAGTGGCTAAACTCTTACCAACTATGGCTGCCACATCTTGCTGTTTATGCCCGTTAGCTAATAATTGTAGTGCTTCTACTTTCCAACTAGCTAGATCAGTTGTTATGTTCATAGCTTTTCTTAATTCAAGGTTCTCAAGCTCTAACTTAAGTATTCTTTCTTCTGTCTCAAGTATTTCATTCAATCTTTTAATCCTCCAAGTAAGGGTCTTTTGCATAAACACTGTATCATCTATATCAAACATCTCGTAGTTTCTCAGCATTATAAGCAGAGGGTGATGTGATGTCAGGAGGGCTTGTTTTAATTGATCACCAAACCGCAAAGATTTCTCCACCGCGTGACACCAATCAACTCCTCTTAGGGTGTGGTTGTCTTTATAGCCACTAATATTATGTACGTGTTGTATTGAACTACGCACACAACCTCTGCCATTATCCAACCAATGTTCTAATATAAGGAGCATATCTTGTGTGGTGATTATAATACCACCATTTTTAGATAACAGCCCTCCCCTTACATTAAGATTTTTATGGTACTGTTTATTGTATAGAGATTCTTTATCATAAGATGCAATTATTTGTGCCTCTAGTAATATTGATTCCTGTTTAGTTAAACCTTTGTATACAATCTCTGTAACTATAACTTTGCCCTCAAAGAAATCTTTGTTTAACCCAGCACACGAGGATACACCACTATTTCCGTGTAAATATCTCTGTCCCTTACCACTACCAACATACCTTACCACACCATCCACAGTCACTTCATACACGTAATGTTTATTATCTTCTGTCATACACTACACCTGCTACTTAACTTTATTATCCGCAACTAATCGCTTAATTGTCGGAACACTCTTACCAACAAGTTTAGCTACATCTTTTTGTTTCTTACCTAAAGATAAAGCCTCTAGTGCGATCTCTTGCCAACTGCGAGTACCTTCTAATTCTGCTATCCTAGCCAAAGCTGCACTAAGGTCACTATCTTTCTTTTCTAAGACCTTCTCAAATTTAACAATAACATCCATCTCTCTTATCCTCGTAGTTAGTTCAGCACTTCTTTTAAGATTTATACTATCAAACAGTATACTATTACGTATAAGAATTGCAAGGTGGTGGTCACTGGTATTTAATGCGGTAATAAGTTCATTACCATAATGTTTAGCTTTAGGTATATTCTTACACCAATCATATTCCTTGTGACGTTTACCAGTATTTTCATATACGTAATTAAAGGCTTTTTGTAGCACATCCATACCACTCTTGAACCAATAATCTAATACCATGCGTAGTTCATAAGATGTTATCCTATTTAACTTTAAACCATTTTTAAGTCTTTTGTCAATTGCTTTCTGCTTGTTTATCTCTTGCTTAATAGCTCTTTCAGCAACACCAATATAGTGTTCTTTTATGTCTGCTACTCTATCCTCATCTACCTTGAAAGTATAACCTTCAGGTTGACTATCTACTTTAAATACAAAATCCCCCATATCATGACCCTTTGTTATACGTTATCCATACTGTAGTGTAGCTTATATTTGATACTAATACAAGTATTAAAGTATAATTGTGATACCTTTAAATAATACCTCTATATAATGTTTATTCTCTTAGTGGTTAAAATTAAATATACTAAATTAACACTATATTATAATTTAAATAAGTGTTTGTAAAACAATAGTAATTAATATAATTAAATGAACATAATAGGTATCACTTGTATACCTTTTAAATTGTTATTTTGTTTTTAACAAACACTAGATGAACACCATACGTATCAAACGAAGTGTAGATAGGTTGGTCTAGTGAATCTTACTAATACACTTAATTCCGTTAGGAATAGACTATAACCTTTTAGACCGTTAAGGTCAACTATTTATTATGTTAACCTCTAATCATCTTACACTATTAAAATTAAATGTAAACTGAAAAGTTAAATTACTTGGTTAACATAAATATTACTTCTTTACGCTTTTAGATAAATATAGTCTTTAAAAAATAAAATCCCTAACTCTCTTGACCTTATCTGTTATCTTAAGTATTTAACCATGTAGCTTTAAAGTTTATTCCTAACGGAATTATAGTATTAACTTAAGTTATCCATAGTCGTGGTTAAAGCATCCACTCCTTGTCTAACTAAACTTCTAGTAATTGCCTAAGCCTATCTCTGAGGTGTTGATCATTTTCAATCCAACAATTAAAATCTTCATCCCAGTAACAATGATTGTTTGATTTATTGTTAATATCACTTCCATAAACCTCACGGTGTATTGTTGTATACCTAAGTAGATCATCTAGTGTCATGTTAAACCTCCTCAATCAAATTCTAAGCCACTTTAATACTATATGGTATCATTGTATCACTTACTTGTAATAATAGCTACAGGAGCTTGTTTGGTGTGTTCTACTACACATTGTAAGTTGTGTTAAGGATACTTTCTAACTTTTCTCTATTATTCTTAACTAAGAAGTTATCAACCACAGAACCATCAATCCAAAACTCACCACTCTTCTGCCAACTAGGTAAATTACCCCAGATGATATTATGTTCATTCTCAATGTTAGTTATCATCTGCTTACAACTTACACCATGTAATTGTTTGTGTGAGTATAAACTCTGACCTAACATTTGTACACTATTACGTTCCCAGTCTTGCTGTCTCCACAGTAGGTAATTAACCACCTCATTCAATGGTAGGTTAAAACACCTAGAATCAAATATTGCACGATTAGTAAACTTATCTGAACCAGAGGTTCTTTCATTGTCTATCGAAGATGATAATAAACCCCATTCTGCTGTAGCCATAGAAGCTGAAACAGAACATAACTTTTGAATTTTATTATCAAACCAAGATGATGTGTTATAGGTATCCCAATCTTTAAGTACAAGGGAGATTTCATCACTCTGAGAATATCCAAATAAACAACCTTGAATATTTTCACATAAGTAAGTTAGTACACCACTGCGGATAGTGTGTAAATCAGCGTCAAAAGGTTTATCACAACGTTTTGTGTATGTATGAAAAGCCTTGCCATCTAACCGTATAACCACTGGCATCTTATTCATAAGACGTTGTTGTGGTGTCTTTTCATAACCTTTCATTCTATCACCTAAAGATAAATTATTCACTAAATACTCCTTAATTTAAAATATAATTGGACCAGTACCTGAGAATGTTTCTACACCTGTTAGGTGTAACCTTTCATTATCAAGTGCTTTTTGTTTCAATACGATCAACATACCTTCACATGTGCTATAGAGATTATTGTATAAAGAATACATGCTGAATAATTCACGATAAGTAAACCTCTTAGTTACTTCATAACCATACCCATCAACACTATAACCAAATTCTATACCATCGGGGGTTAATAGTAATATGTTATTAACCAAACCACAATCATTATTTAACCTAACTTCATCAATAATTTCTAGTATTTCTTGTAAATTAATCATCATAATCCTCCTCTCAATAGTTCATTACATTTATCCATTTCAACCTTGTGGTAATCTGCAGCTACTTGATCACCATTATCCAAAGCTTCACTGAACAATTTATAGTGTCGATCCCATGAGTTGATGTTACTGTTGACAGAATTGAATACATAGTAATACATGTACCAAGCTGCAAAGTAGCATACTATACATAGAACTAATACTACACCCGAGATAATTTGTATACTATTCATTATCCCATTCCTCCAGAGTTTTAAAATATTGGTTGGTGTACCTTTTAGCCTTAAGTGCCTTGTATGACACACCACGATCAAATTCATCTGATGTAGTAATTAGTTTACTCATAAACTCTAAGAACACAACTTCACGTTTGGACATACCATGTGCTTGGTCATCTGGAAAATTTTGTATATCTGCTGCAGTACAAGACTGGAATGGGGAGGGTATTTTGTTCTACTTTAGACATTTTAATTTCTCCTGTTGACGATAAAATATAATTTACTATTTTGGTAACTTCTTAACCCGACATGTAAGCACATCCTCATTACTAAGGAATAAATTTACCTTTTCTATAAAACTACTATAACCTTCAACTACACACTGTATCTGATTATCATCGTAATTACTATATTGATTTAATAATAAATTTAACACCTCGTCTGAAATCATTCCACGTTCATGGTACATATATCCAAGTCTGGTGTAAGTCCATTCACGTAGTACACGATAGATATAATCACCTTCCTCTTGATTAAGAAACTCACCAATATAATGTTGTTTTCCTAGTATAGATAATGTAACTGTGTATTTATTACTACGTGGCTTATTATATCCAACCAAAATACCATCTGTTTTACTGTTAGTTATGAAGTTGTTCAACTTATAGGGTAATAATACACAGTTATCAGGGGAGTATATTTTACCACCTTTTAAGTCTTTGTCAATATTTAATTTTATATCTGGTAATTTAAGACATTCTGCCCGATACCATCCAGCGAAGTTCTGGAAGTTATGCCAATCCTCTACAACTGTGACACCCACACCACCATATCTAGGATAACCGTTATTAAAATTGATATCATAACATCTCCTAATTATACCTCGCCACACTTCGTAAGCAGCATGGGAATTCCTATCATTATGCACCCCATAACCGAAGTAGCCGATACCATACACCATTGGGTGCATACTATCTTTCCAGCCACCATTACGTATCTCTTTCGAACCCATAATCTGAGTAATACCAGAGTCCAGTAAAACCTGATATAGGGACTTAGTAATGTCTACTCTCTCCAAAACTGTCAGGTAGTTTCCAGAACTATTAATAGACCTAGAACCAGATGGAATTAACTTACTCTTTGGTACATTACAACCTATTTCACTCACAATAAAATCTCCTATTAATTAATACTTTTATTTCTCATCTCGTTTAACCAATTAACTGCATCCACGTCAACAGATATATCTTCTGGGCGTATTTTACGTTTAAGATATAATCCGTCAATTGATCTAAGTCTACTTAGAGCAACGTATACTAAACCATTACACCAACCAGCACCCCAACCTAAATCTATGATTGCTTTAGATAAACTAGATCCTTGTGAACGATGAACAGATATTGATGCACTCATTTTGATAGCCACTTGTGTTGCTGAACCAGATACATATTGAACCAACTCACTTGTACCGTCTTCATGAACTACAGTACTATACCCATGTTTCTCCCAACGTGTAGGTTCAATCAAAATATCCACCCCAGATGATTTAAGTCGTACCCAAACCCCTTCACCTGACATACTGACCACAGTAGCCTGATCTCCATTCACATACTTAACTTCTGAATCACGAGGGGAGTTCTTAACGATAATCACATCTAACCCTTCCTTTAAATATAACTTCTCATCACAAGGTAAATCTGCTGCCTTAAAGTCCCCCGTAAAAGCAGCCTCATAACAACCTGCAGGGTTATAGTTATTATCGAAAGCTATCTTGTTATATGCAGCTACTGATTTGTTTGTTGCTGCCAATACAGGTGTATTTTTTGGTAATGGATAAACTACCCTCTTGTTAAAGTAGTCAATAGCCTCCATAATCTCCTTATCAAATACAGGAACTTTACCGTTATAGGAGGTTGGTAGGGCTTCTCTGATCCTACCCAACATCATCTTCATTTCAACATCAGATTGTCTCATACCTTCTAATAACTCAACAAAATCAAAATCCATACCTTTGAAGGATTCCATAAGGAAGAATTTATCAACACCATACTCGTCACGAGCCAACCTAATATCCACAGGTTGCATCACACAACCTAGTTGAAGTACATCCATAACCAATATTACTTGAAACCCACCCTCTGGACGATTCTTAGTTTTCTTAGAGAATCTAATAAGACGTTGAATAAAACCATGCCATGTACTTGGAGTAATCATACTACACTCATCAATTACAATACGTTTAACCGTTCCAGTAGAAAACAGTTTCTGCACATCAGATGACACCTTTTTTAGACTTTCTTTAGTTATATGTCCAATAGGTATAGACATACCACTGTGTAATGTATTACCACCGATAGCAACAGCACTAATGCCAGTAGTCGATAAGAAAATCGTATCATTAGAGAAATCTTCCCTAAGTTTATGAATTAACACACTTTTCCCAGTCCCACCAACCCCACTAACTATTAGATTCCTACCAGAACACACTTTATCATACGCTAGTTGTTGTCCTTTATTTAAAATAAATTCACTCAAACTTTACCCTCCATAACAATTTCATCTTCACTCAGAACATAAATAGTAACGTCATAACTATACGCTGTCAACTTTAACTTCAACATTATTTCTCTCCTCTAAATTATCCCAGTAGTCCATATACCCTTCGTAGTATTCACAGTTCCTCTCAAACCCTAACCCAATTTTATAACCTTGTTTATGTTTATCTTCTGCTGCCAACAAACCTCTCATCCACTCTGATTGTTTCTTCATATCAATTACTCCTTATTTTCCACTAATATATTTACACAGAATACCTTCCACGTCATAGTTATCCTTGAAAAGTGAGTTGAAAAAGGGAGGAATAAGTCTTACGTAAGACTTCAAACTTTCATACAAAATACAAGGATCAATGGCCTTACCGCAGGATTTTCCTAACCTACATGCAAATCTGCTTGCTCTAGCTTCTGCTATTAAAACCTCCCCAAGGCAGTGGCTCTTATTGGGTAGTTTAAGGTACAGTAAGCCTCTGGGGAGTCCATACTTTAGGAAAGACCCTCTTACCCTTTTACTCCTAGAGTCCATAAAATGCCCTAATTCATGTAAAAATATGGTATTAAAATTTTGTACTCTTATACTAACCTCTATAAAACTAGTACCATAATAAGATTTAAAGAACACCCCTTGACACTCAAGAGAAATGTTAGGTTTAAACTTCAAACCGTATTTCTTACACACCTTATAACCAAAGTACCAATTCCTAATCCAAGTGAACATACACTTCCTCCTTACATAACCAACTAATTTCCACTATATTACCTCACTAAACTTTAATGTCAACAATTAAATTAAAATAATTATAAACACGTTATAACAGGTAAACTTCAACTTACACTCTATATAGTGTACCCTACAATAAATTAAATATTTAGTTGACACTATAGTCTGGTATGGTAAAGTAATGTGTATTGAGGATAAAGGAGGAATGTATGTGGGATGAGAAGTCATTAAAGTTACTGTGGTTAGAAGTTATAGGTGAGTTCAAAGTAAATTTCCCATACTACTCTACTATGCTGAGAGAATCTAAATTTAAACCTATTGTGCAGAATAACAAAGCTCGATACTTTGGTCAGTGTAGTGTAAGGGATAAATGGGTATCTGTGAACTTGTATACGCACCGTCACAGCGATAAACCAGCAGTGGTTGATACTATGCTACATGAGATTGCACACGCTGTAGATTACTGTACAAGAGGTTACACTAACCACGATAAAACTTGGAGTACGTTAGCTAAAGAAATTGGATGTAATGGACAGAGACTTAGTAAAGGTGCCAAGAAGATGAAGTACAAGTATGTGATTTGTGTCCACACAGAAGATTTATTAGTAATGGGAAGTGGCTATCATAGGAAGCCTAATAGGACTCCAGTTGGTAAGTATCTGCAAGGACAATACTACCCTAAGAATAAACAAAATACTATTGGAAAATTAATTATGTACAGTTGGGAAAATTGGTGTAGGCTATGTGATAAGTATGGTGTAAGCTACTACAAAGAATACCACATTAAAATTGAAGATATTGGTAAGGAGGTTTAGCTTTGACATATACTGAAGATGAAATTAAAAGTTTTAAAGTATGGGGTGAATTTCACAATTACCCTAAGTGTTGTATTGATTGGTTCTGTAGTGTACATTACACAGAAAGACCAGATGATTACAACTCTGGCGCAGCTTACGGAACAGGATACCTTCCTTGTCCTGAGTGTAGTTGTAAGTGTAACACAGAGGATGATTTGTATAACATACTCGGTAGGGATATTAAACTTAACCAAAGTACCAAACCATCTGAGGTATATGAAGAAACATTGGAAGATATGTTATCTAACAAATATAAAAGTATTGCAAGTAAACATAACTTAGACTATACTGATTACCTTGAGTGGGTAAACACTAAATGTAATGAATTTAAATTAGAAGGAGTAAATTAAATAATGACACACGAAGAAATGATCCGTATGATGCAAGGTGCACAGATGCAACACTCATCTACTGCACACATTCCAATTGAGAAGATTGATCTTTACATTGATCGTGTACTTGCAGAAAAGGATGAAACCTTGTACTCTATGGCCCAAGCATTACAATGGAAATTACAAGCTGCACCAATGGTGAGTTATCCAGAGTTGGAAGTTTTACCACAGGTGTTGATTCAGATTAAGAAAAGACTCGAAGGAGAAAATAAGTAATGAGTAATAAAGTAAGAATTAAGTGTTTATTGAAAAATAGTACTATAGCAGGGAGGATTGGTTGGTATGATCCATCAGCAGGGATTATCAGTTTTGACGAGATCGGTGCAGCTTTTACCATCACTCCCCTACAGTTTAATACACAGCTTAATAATGGTAGTTGGGGGGTTGTGGCAGAGGACAATACACCAGAATATGCGGAAGCTCCGATTAAATCCTCTGAGTGGACAGATAAACATTACGACCACTACTATACACATAAACTAACTCCAGAGGAGATTGAGTCAGGTGTAGTTAAACTTAAAATTGACCCTTACTTTGTAAACTCTCTGTGGGGACTTAATTCTGTAGAGAAGTCAGGGGCTGGTTTTCATTGTTTGAAAACATTATCTCGTATGCCTAATAATAAGAACTCGCTATCTCGTGAATGGGATGCTATGATTGGTCAGTCTACTCGTGCCAAACAATTACTGGATGAGTAAAGTATAGAAATTATAATTAATAAGGGGTAAGTATGAAGAAATTATTGGTGTTATTACTGGCAATATCGTTGAGTGGGTGTACGTGGCAAACAATAGATGAAGTGGAAATTGTGGCGTCACAGAAGGCTTGTAGTATTCACGGTGGTGTGAGGAAGATAGATGTATGGTTTGATACTGACATAACTGTTAAATGTAACAATGGTGAGGTTATATATAAATCTGGGGTCTACGAGGTTATAAATACTTTACAACCAAATTATACTAAAATAGGAGAATAATATGGCACCTCGTAAATTACCTACCAAGAAAGATCATGACTTTTTAAATTTAATCAAGGATGTTAGATACCAAGTTAAAAGTCGTCATGAGATGCATAAACCACCATTACACCGTGGGATGTTATCACGTTCATCTGTACGTTGGTATTTATCACAATGTAAGAATGACGCTAATCTTGCAGCATGGATGGGAGTATGCGACCGCGAGTTGATACTATCTGCAAACGTAGGGTATCGAAATGAATTATTAGAAATTGCAAATTACTTATTGACAAAGTATGGTAAATTATCTACTGTATGGAACAAGAAGATTGTGTACGAGTGTGATTACTTACATGCATACATCTATAACACTTATGAATATCCTCGTCAGAAGCGTGTTGAGTTAGTTGCAGCATGGGTTAATGTGATTGACCCAGATGAGAAGTTGTACCGTTATAAGTGGAAGGAAAAATCCAAGAAGGTAGGACATTCTCGTTCCTGCACTCGCAGACTTTTAAAACGTGTAGCAGATAAATTATTTGACATGTATGGTAAAGTAGAGGATAATCCAAACTTCCGTAAGGATAACTGGGGTAATTTACTTAACCTAGAAGAATATATTTACAAGAATGCACACAAAGGTTATGATTCAACTGAAGCAATTAAATTATTTATTAAGGAGTAATTTGTATGATTGATTTAACTGGTGCACCAGAAGACGCAACCCATTATGCTTTATCAGCAAACCACGGTGTTTGCTGGTACCGTTTACTAGAAGGTGGTTATCTTTATTTGTATGACTATAATAAAGGTAGCGACAGGGAATGGTCGGGTCCATCAAAAGGAGTGCCATGCCACACCCCAATCATTGAAATAGAAACTATCAAAAAGTGGACTATTCACAACAACACTAAAGTACTACGAGACTTGTCTGATGAGCAGCGTGGTTTACTATTCAATAGTTGGGTTAAGGATAAAGATTGTATCGAGTTTTATTATGGGTTAATGGAAGATTTTGAATCAAGTAAGAATATAACTTGGGTTGATGATGTAATATACCGAGTTAGACAAAAGTCTGAGCGAGAATTATTCATTGAGAAATGGTCAAGTAAGATAGCAACTGCTGCCTATAGAAACGAATCTATTAGTCAGTTAGTTGGTGAAATGTTTGATGCTAAACTGGAATCATGTAACAAGGAGAAAACTAATGCCAATTAAATACTTCCGTTCTACGGATACAAAACTTGAATTGAAAGATACTACTAAGTTGCAGAAGACAAGTCTGGATTTGTTTGCACAACAGTTAGGCTATAAGTGGTGTAATCGTGGCGGACATTATAACCCAATTGCAAGTGTATCCTTCTTTCACACTGAAGAATATGATGCTGCTAAGGCACGAGGAATGCTATCTATTTCTCTGATTAAAATGCAATCGTGGTATAATTGTAATTTTAAAAATTGTATAGAGGACTACCCTTGGCATGGAGGAGAAATTTACCTTGCATTAGTGTCGGAATACTTAGGCTTCACAGTACCACAACTACGTAAGGCTGTTAATGCTAAATTAGTCGTAACAACACACTTGCAATACTCAAAGAAGTTCAAGGCTGTATTATGTACCAATCACCAGATTAAAATTAAGGAGTAATATTATGGAACAAGGTAAGCATTTATCCTTATTAGGACTGAAGGCTATGGACAGTGTGACAGGATACTTTGGGGTTATCACAACTGTAAGTTTTGATTTATATGGTTGTGTTCAATGTGTTATTACTCCTATGGTGGGTGCCGATGGAGAGATTAAGTGCGGTAATTGGTTTGATGTATCAAGAATTAAAGTTACTAACACAACACCAGTAATGACACAACCTAATTTTGATCAAGGTTATATCGCGGAAGGTAAGAAAGGTTGTTCAATAAAGCCACCAATGTAAATAAGGAGTAATATTTGAAAAAGTTAACTGTAGAAGATCTGTTATACTTCCAAGAAGAAGTTATTAAATGGAATGAAAATTTTGGCAACCCAGTAAGTGATAAGAGTCTAATCAACACCTATATCAACCTCTCTAAGGAAGAATTTAATGGGGAAGGAGAATACTTAGATAGTTATAATAAACGTGATATGGAAGGACGTCTAGACGGATTAGTCGATAGCATCTTCACTGGGTTTATGTGGATGGCACTGGGTGACGATAGTATTACTGGATTAGAACCTTGGCTTAACCACCTAATTGCAGGTAAAGGGGTGAGTACTTTAGTCACACCAGATATTATGACTACCATTGATAATATTGTAAACAAACTTGAGATTGAATACCTAAATGGTTATAAAGTTAATCTTCTTGATTTAATCATCCGTGAGCAACTAAACTTTGACATCCGTGGCGGTTTTGATTTAGTGTTAAAGTCAAATTATAGCAAATCTATTCCAGTTGCACATTCTGACAAGGTTGAGAAAGAATTAATTGCTATTGAGAATAAAGGTAGGTATGCTGACTTGTTTAGTGAGGTTAATGGGGGTTGTATCATCCTTCGTGCACACAAGGATTTAGAAGAAGGCACTTACTTTCCAAAAGGTAAGATTGTTAAAGCACCAAACTTCTTCCTATCAGTAGAAGATCTTGGTGGATTATCACAGTTTGTTTATTAAGGGGGTTTAAAATGAAAGAGATATTAACAGTAATAGTGGGGTTCATCATATTTGCAGTGGTACCTATTGCAGCTTGGTTTAATCATATCATAACATGCTTCCAAGAAGAGTTGTGGGGATTCTTGATTGCAGGAGCTATCATGTTCCCAATTGGTATTATTCATGGTATTTGGTTGTGGTTTTAGGAGGAGGTAACTATGTCAACAACAGAACGCAACAAAGGTACACTAAAATACGCTGGTATTGATACAGAAAACTTCAGTGAAGATAACTTTGACACATACCGTGAAAATGGATACTTAGTAGTAGATGGAGATATTTACAAAGTTACTTACGAAGTAGAAGCAGAACAAGATGTTTGCGATTTTAGTGAAATCAAAGAAGAAGGAAATGGTACATTCTCATTCCACACCCTACACTATAATGGTGGCGGTAGTTTAGAGGGAGTACTAGAAGAAGCTTTAAATAAACTATATTAATAAGGAGAAACCCCCTTGAAAACAAAAGTAATAAGTGCTTTCCCTGCCAGTGGAAAGACACACCTATGTTCTATGCAAACCTTACTTGGTAAAACTATCTTAGATAGTGACAGCAGTAAATTCAGTTGGGTTCTAAATGAGTTTCAGGAGTCTACAGGTATTCGTAACCAAGAATTCCCTGCCAATTATATAAAACATATAAAAGAGAATATTGGTGAGGTAGATTATATCATGGTAAGCTCTCATGATGATGTTAAGAAAGCGCTAGAGGATGCTAATATAGAGTATACTTTAGTAATGCCAGAACCTGAACTAAAAGAAGAGTGGATTGGTAGATGTTGGTTAAGAGGAAGCCCAGAGTCATTTATTAGATTAATAAATAGTATGTGGTCTGCGTGGACTGATCCAAAGAATCTCAGTATAAACTATAATCCTAAAGAGGTTATATTCTTAACTCATGGGCAGTATTTAGCAGACGTAATTTAATTATACATAAAGGAGAAATACAAATATGAAGTCATTAGTAATATATACATTAGCAACACCATTAGTATTCACAGCCCAACAATTAGAGGATCACAAGTTTATTGAGTGTGGTACATTTGATGCGTCACGCTCAGGTTGGTCGCCAACAATTGAGGGTGAATACATTATGGAATTATCTGGTGGTGTAGATGTATTACGATTCACCACTCAGAGTAAGAAAGTAAACAAAGCCGAAGTTGAACGTAAACTTAAAGTGGTTGTAGATAATTATGTACAAGAGTATGGCACTAAACCTAACAAGTCTGAATTAAAGACTATGGAATCCGAGGTGACTGAGAGTTTACTACCTACAACTACTGCAGGTAAGGAACAACATGCTGCAGTTATTATTACCAAGGCTAAAGTGTATGTTGAAGGTAGCTATAAGCAAGCAGAACTCATTATAGCGAATCTTCGTGCAATCTTGGGTTCATTACCTGTACAAGTTGTAGAAGTGTCTGAGAACGTCACCAGTAAGCTTACAACTATGGTTAAGGATGAGTTAAACACTGACAAGTTTGTATTAGCCGACAAAGTGAGTTTGGTGACGCCAGATGAGTTGAAAGTATCTCAGACTAGCGGAAGTGTTTATGGTAGTGAAGCTGTAGATTTAGCAGCTAATGGTGCAACAGTGACAAGTTTACAATTAGAATATAATTCATTCACATTGTTTACACTCAAGGATGACTTTTCAATTTCAGGTATTAAGTTCTCTAAGGATTTAGTGGCAAACTTGGAGAAAGAGGATGAAGTTGGTAGTGTGATTTTACAAGTACAAGAAGTTATTAAATTAGTTGATGACTTGATTGAAGAGTTTGGTGGGTTGGTAAAAGAAGAAGATTAATTATAATATAGACGCACACATGATTTGAAGGAGTTATGTGTGCTTGTTATTTGGAGGGATAATGACAAAACAAATTATTGAAGATCACTGTGATGAACTAAACCAACTTAAAAAGAAGTATGAATTAGTAGAATGATTATATGGGCTAGGTTTAGGTAATGCTGATATGTGGAAGTATAGAGGTGAGTTGAAACAGAATATTAAAGATATTGTTGGAGGTGACTATGAGTAAAGACAAAAAGCTATCTTGTAATTCGGGTAGAATCCCCATTGTAGTTAATAAGATATACATATCACTAAACTACGGGGAGTTTAATATAATTGAGTATAGGGATTGTTATGATATACTAATAGAATTCTTAGATACAGGCTACAACTACAGTGTACCAGCAAGTCAGATAAGAAGTGGGATGGTGAAAGATTATAGCGTTGCCACTGTGGTAGGTAAAGGCTATAACAGTGAAGGTAAGAGTAATAATGATGAAATAGACAAACTGGCACTCCCTAGGTGGAAAGAAATGCTTAGGCGGTGTTACTCAGAAAAGTTCCATAAAGATAATCCAACTTACGCAGATTGTACTGTTATAGCTGAATGGCATGATTATAAAAATTTCAAAAAGTGGTTTAAGAGTAATTATATTCCTGTTAGTTTAATAAAATTAGACTTAGACAAAGATTTATTATCTAATTATAAGACTAATATTTATTCACCTGATACATGTAGTCTAATCCCCTCTAATATAAACAGGTTGATAGTAAAATGTTCTACGTCTAAAAAAGATAACACTCTCATAGGGGTGGAGTTAATGCCTAACGGCAGATTCAGGGGCTACTGTAACGGAGTAGAAGGTACTAGAGTTGAGTTGGGCAGTTACAACACAGAAGTTGAAGCTTTTATAAAATATGCTGAATATAAGGACTATGTAATAAAAACTAAAGCACAGGAGTATAAGGATATTATATCAGATAGATTATATAAGGTATTATTAAATTATAACACTAAAGAAAGATATTTGGGGGATAAATGACATTTACGTTTAAAGTGGAAACAACTGGTTCAGGCCAAGATGATTTTGACGAAGGAAATATAAATTACACACAAAAGCGTATTACATTTGACAATAAATATTTTACTAACATTCAAATAAAAGATGTTAGCTCTTTATTGACAGATGACTGTGTGCTGGGCATAGATAGTGATACCATACCCTTCATGGCAGCTTCATTGCAAGATGATAACTACGTAACAGTTTCACATCCATCTTGGGGAGATGACAAGGAATTTAAGACAAAAACAGATTTTAAAGGAGCTGCAAGGAAAGAAGGGGTTATTACACAAAAAAGCTGGTTGGGTATTGAGAATATGAAACTAGCTGCAGCGGGAAAGGAAGAATATAAGTTAGAGGATTTCAAGATAGTTCAGAGTAAGCGTCTAAAGTTTGATAGAGATAAGGCTATGGGTTTTATTAAGTCCTACATTGATGACTACATAGCTGGTATAAAATTCCAAGCTGGATGTGATAAAGTATTCTGCTATTTAGGTAGTGGAGATAACCACAGGCATTTATTAAATCTTCCAGTAAAGTACAAAGAGGCTCGTAATGATAATGAACGACCAATCCTACTAAAAGAAGCTAGAGACTATTTAATTAGTAACTACCCATCAGAGGTTGTAGTAGGGAGAGAGGCTGATGATAAAGTACAACAGTTTGGTTGGGAAGGTTGGTTACATTATAAAAAGACTGGCAAGTTCAATAAGTATATCAGTCTTTTGGATAAAGATGGCTACCAAGCACCTTGTTTATTATTTTCATATAAGAAGACTGGACCTAAGTGGCTCCATCCAAATCCAGTGTTAATTAATTCAACTAACGAAGGGGTAGGTGAGATTGAGATGGTAGGTAGTGATTGTAAAGCTACCGCACTAATGCAAGTTTGTTATCAGATGTTAACAGGCGACAGTAGTGATGGGTACCACCCTTACCTAAAGTTTCCAAAGGACATGCACCCAGAAACACCATACTCTGACGCAGGATTCTTTAAGGAATTCTTTATGTTAAAAACTCCGACTGAGTGCCTACAAAAAGTAGTAGATAGATTCTTTGAGTGGTTTCCTAAGGGACTACAATACTCTTCTTGGAATGGGACTCATATAGACATTGATACATTATCTTGGTTATCTATGATGTTTGAGTGCGTATACATGCTTCGTTCTGATAATGATAAGACTAAGATTGAAGATTTATTAGTGAGGTTTAAGGTTGATTACTCTAAAATTATTGATAACAATAAACCAGTAGAAGTTAAGGAACCCACAACCGAGGTAACTAAAACCTTTATTGATTCTTTGGTAGCACTACTGTCCGATAACACAGGTAAGGTAGCGGATAAGAATGCACGTAAAGAGGAAGTTATTACCCTACTTAATTCTCTATTGGCAGAATAAAACTTGACACCACAACCAGCTATGTTAAACTTCAGTATGGATAACTAAAACATAGCTGATTAAATAGGAGGGTATTAACTTGGCACCGCCTAGAAAAGAAATATATAAATGGTTTAAAGTTGGGCTACCTAAAGATACAGTGTTCCAACTGAAAGAGTATGTTAAACAACATCCCACTTTTACTGAGGCATATGAGAGTGCTGCGATTAAGGAGTTGGTGACAGAAGCTTTGAACTCTGATGCAGTTAAACGTAACATTGAATTTGTTAGGTTGCTGGAGGAGATGGATCAATTATCTGTGAGAGACAAGGAAGGGTTACGTCTATGGACAGCTAAAAAGGATGAGTTGTTAGGTGTAGTTTGATACACTATTGTGTGTTATTTAAACTTAATTATTGATAAAGTGTAATATGTTACACAGGGGGATTAAATGATTTATTGGAAACAGAGTATACTCCTTATTGAAAGTGATACAGTTAAACAAGAGATATTTATTACTTTTATTGAGAGTATTATTGATTTATCTTACAAACTTAGGTATTCAGAATTAGATACCCGTAACACCATAACTCAATTACTCCAAATATATGCGAGAGGACTGGTTAGGTACGATGATTATAGAAATTTATTAGAGTTTGCTCCTTATCTGGCAAGTAATGGGGTGCATAGGACTATGAAGGAACACTTTCTATTATTCGATGGCATATCTGTTCAATATTTTATCTTACGTATGAAATTAGCTATTGAGGATTTACGGTGAGGGCTAAACTAGAGAGGAAATGGTATGAGTTTTGTAAGTAAGCAGAAAGGTTATGCGCCTGTAGTTACAACAAGTATGTTACTACTCCTAGCTATAGTTTTAGGTGTAGTAGGTTGGAGTGTGATTGAGTTTATTTTGTGGGTATTCAGTTTTATACATGTGAGTTTTGGAGGTTAGATGGTTGTATTTGAAGGATACGAAAAGTGGTTTGATAGTTATACTATAACTAAAAAGGGTAGGTATGTAGTATTTTCAGTAGCGGACACAATACCATTTAATCTAGTAGAGGATATTGAAGATACTTTTAATATAACCTTTGTGTCTTGTATTGGTGGAAAAAGTATTGTATTTAGTATAAACTATGATGATTAAATGTGGAGGTTAATTGAAAGTATTAGGAATAGATCAATCATTATCTAAGTGCGCTTTCGTGCAACTTACAGATGGTGTGGTAGGAGATATGTACATATCTAAAACTGGTTCTGCTGGCGTTAAGGTTAAACGTCCAGATACAAGTTATTACCCCAAACTATCAGAACAGATTCATCAGATATGTGAAGATTTAAGACGGCAAGTTAATAATTACCAACCTGATATCATAGTATTTGAATCACTTTCATATGGGTCTGTAGGGGATGCTAGTCGTAATTTAGCTGAACTTCACGGGGCATTAATGGAGACTCTAATATGTATGGATTTCAAAGGTAAAGTAAGTGAGGTAGCACCAACTTCATTAAAGTCTTATGCACACCAGTACTTACATGAAGACTTACGATGGGACGGTTTAACTAAAGCTAAGAAGCCTAAGAAAGTTAAAATGGATAAGAAATTAATGGTTTCCGCAGTAAGAGAGTTGTTTGGCCTTGACTATCTAAAGGGTTACAACTACTCTAGTGGTCTAGACGACTTAGCAGACGCTACCTTCTTAGCACATAAGATATGGAAGGAACATGGTGAAGCGCAGAAGTAAAACTATTAGACTACACCCTAATATCTGGGTTAGAAGTGCAGAGGATATTAGAATAGTTCGTGGAATTAAATTAAAAGGGCAAGGTGGAGTTTGTGCTATAACCAAAGCTAAGATATCAACTGGGGTCTTAGACCATGCACATGATGCTGCATCATTGAGTGAGGATGGACGGATACGCGGGGTGTTAGCAAACGAAGTTAATATGTTGGAAGGTAGGTTCCTCAAGTTATTCAAGAAGGCAAGAATACAAAGTAAATATGGTATAACTTTTGAAGATTTCTTAATTAACATGGGGACTTACCTGAAACAAAACAACTCTCAAGAAAAGTTCCACTTTAAATACATGGATGATTTTCGTAAGGTAGTTAAAAGATGGAGAAAGGCTGAGTTGCTACTGAGACTAGAGGAGGACTTTGGTATTATCGCAAGTGATAAGACTTTGGTGACAGAGTTAGTACAAATATATGTGCAGCATTGGGTGTATAAAGTTGAAGCACTATTTTAAGGAGATAATATGTTAACACAATATCGAGTATTACCACAACGTAACCAATTTGGAATGATTGTTATTGTGGATATGGCAAATAATATTGTTAAATTTACTAAGACTGTCACCGCTGCAGGTGACTGGATTGTTAAGAATACTAAAAATTCATAGTAAAATACTTAGAGGAGAAGATACTTGAGTAATAAACGTATATTTAGTAATGATGATATCATAGAAATCAAAAGACTTACAGCACAAGATGGTTTATCAAGTCGTAAGATTGCTGAGATTTATGGAGTTGGTAAGTCTACTATTGGGGACTTATTGAGAAAGGAAACATATACTGAATTCTGGGAAGAAGAAGATACAAAGCCAACAGCAGGTGGTAATATCCATAACCCGCTTGCACATAGGAAACAACTTAAAGGTAATAAGTTTGTATTTACATCTGCACAAAACAATACTTATGTGCATAATGGTTTCCTTAAAGCCCTGTTAAGTTACTGTGAAGCAGAAGGTGCTGAGCTTATTTGTGGCAGATACCTCTATAATAAAAATGGTTATCAAGGTGGCAAAAATGACATTTGGTTCGACCCTAAAGTTAGGCCATATTTGCTAGCTGAAGGGAGAACTATTGCAAAAGATTTAGTTTGGTGTGGAGAGCTTAATATCCTACCATCAGCAGTTAATCCGCTATCGGGGTTACAAAACTATACAAATGAGCAAAGTTCTATTGTACCTCACGCAAAGATGCAACTAGAAAGTATGCCAACACCTAAGCATGACAGGGCTAGGTTAATGTACACTACGGGGACTATAACTCAGAGGAATTATATTAATCGTAAGGAAGGTCAGAAGGCATCCCATGATCATATATTTGGGGCTGTGGTTGTAGAGGTTGATGAAGAAGGTGATTGGTTCGTAAGACAACTACACGCAGAGTCAGACACAGGTACATTCTATGACTTAGATTCCAAGTATGAGTCTTCTGGTAAAATAACTCGCAATATAGCAATAGAAGCTGTAAACTACGGAGACTTACATTCCGATAGTATTGCACCAGATGTAGAGTATGCTTGTTGGGAGGGAAAGGGTAATATCCTAGACACACTTAAACCAAGGTACCAACTTCTTCACGACGTTTTATCACAGTCCAGAAGAAGTCATCATAATATAAAATGCCCATTATATATGTTTAAACAATTCAAGATGGAGGAAGAGTCAGTAGAAGAAGAAGTATTATTGACAACAAAACTAATTGAGAAGCTAGACAGACCATTTAGTGAAAGGGTTGTTGTTGATAGTAACCATGATAGAGCTTTAGCTAGATTCTTAATAGAACAAGACTTCAAAAAAGACCCAGTTAATGCTGTATTTATGTTAAAGATGCTGCTAGCTACATATGAGAGTGTTGGTAGTAGGGATAACTTTCACACCTTTGAATACGCTTGTCGTTTAGTAAACAGTAATATGGGCAATGTAAGGTTCTTGCGTGTAGATGAAAGCTTTAAAGTGGCAGGAAATATAGAGTGTGGTGCTCACTCAGATTTTGGCAACAACGGGGGTAGAGGTTCTATATTATCCTTCCAAAAATTAGGAACAAAGCATAATATAGGCCATTCACATAGTTGCGGGATAAAGGCTGGTGTTTATCAATCTGGCATGAGTGGAGATTTAGACCAAAAGTATAATAAAGGGGGCAGTAGTTGGTCACATAGTCATATTTTGACCTATGAAAATGGTAAACGTACTATTATCACACAGAAAGGTAAGAAGTGGAGGGGTTAAAATGGCAGGTAAAAACACAAAGCCTAATGGACTTCATGTAGGTAAGAGGCTATTCAACACAGAAGGACAAGAGTTTGAAGTTGTTGAATACCTAGGGTCTAGGAAGGTTGCATGTGTATTTCTTGTGTCAGGATTTAAGACAGGGTACTTACAGGCTGGGAATGTGGTTCGTGGTAGGGTTAAAGATATGTTAAGTCCTTCAGTACAAGGTATCGGTTTCTTAGGTGCAGGAGATGCACCTACTAGAGATGGTCGTACTGGTCATCCAATATATGTAGCGTGGTGTGGTATGTTTGAGAGGTGTTACTCGGAGAAATATCACCTTACACGACCAACATATAGAGGGTGTTCTGTAGCAGAAGATTGGCACAATTATCAAGTATTCTATAAGTGGGCCGTGACTAGATATAGAAAAGGCTACCACCTAGATAAGGATATCTTAGTACAAGGGAATAAAGTATATTCACCTTACACTTGCTGTTTTGTTCCTCAAGCTGTTAATAGTTTAGTTTCTTTTGTGTTAAAAGGTGATTGTAGTTTAGGGGTATCTAAGAGAAAGAAGAAAGGTACTACTGAGTTCAACGGAAGGTATAATGTTAATACTTCCTCCTGTTACCTTGGAAGGTTTGATTGTGAAAAAGAGGCTGCGGCTTGTTATAAAGAGTACAAGGAATTCTTATTCCAAGAGACAGCTACTATCTTACTGGAAAGGAACATTATCCCCACTAACGTAGCAGAGGCTCTTTTCTCTCGTGTAGTAAAATAGAACATTGACACAACGTAAAGTTACACTAAAATAAAGGAGAACCAAAATGAACTTAGAAACACGTAACTTCGTTACATCGCTATTAAATAAATACAACTCATATCAAAATGTTGTTGACATTGAATCTAACTTGACAGATAATACTTCTGTACTAGGGAGCATCAACGGTAACATTATTGAAATTGAGGATAAAGACATCACACTAATCCTACTTGAATTGTGTGAAGCACTCAATGTATTCGATGAAGTCTTAACAATGCCAGTAGATACCGATCCTAAATTACTGGCAGAATTGAAATCCTACATGGAAGAGTTTCGTTTGAAAGGAGACTTAAAAGTTTACTGTGGACTACAACTTGCACAAGGAATAAATAATGTCGATTGATATCCAAGTAATGTTGACATTCTTTATATTTATGATAATCTGTGTTGCAACTAACAAAGATATGTCGGTTAAAGAATTCAAGTCACAAATTTTAATGGTTATGATGAGTGGTATTGGTTGGGCTATATTTAAGCTGATTAATATTGCTAATGGGTTTTATATTTAGAGGAGAATATCATGATTGATAAAGTAGAAGCTGGTAAACGGTATAAATTGGTAGATAGAGAGGCATACCTTAGTAACCACCGATGTAATCTGCCTACATATGCAAAGTGGTTTAAAGATGATATGATTACTGTAGATTATGTGGATAAGGGAAATGGTTTTGTAGAGGGAAATACCTCTAGTGTGGTAGGTTTAAGCGAGTTTAGCCTATTTGAACTAGTAGATGATTTAGTCCCTCTCACCGAATTAACACTCCAATTCGGTGAATTAGATAATCAGACTAAAAAGGATTTAGTATGTGCAAGTATTGATGGTGCTGTGATTGAATATCTATTCCCAAAAAGCACACGTTGGGTAGTGGTAACACGAGACACCCACCTAGAATTCTGGAATAATTGTGCATATCGAGTAAAACCTCCTGTATCAGAAAAGGACAAACTAATTGCTGCAGCACAGCAGAAGTTAAAGGACGCACAAGAAGAATTGGCAAAAGCTCAAGGTTTATAAAAGGAGGTTGTATTGTCAGTAAACTATGAGCAACAATACCTTGAGCTGGGTCAACGTATCCTAACTGAAGGTGTATGGGTTGATAATGTACGAACAGGTAGACGTTGCTTGACTATACCAGAACACACATTATGGTATAAACCTGAAGAAATTCCTCTATTATCTACTAAGAAGAGTTTCCCAGTATCAGCTTGGGCAGAGATGTTGGGTTACCTTCGTAGATATGAATGGGCTGACCAGTTTGATAAGATTGGTACTAGAAGTTGGTATTGCAACGCAAACGAAACCAAAGATTGGATTAACAACCCACACCGTAAGGGAGAAAACCACTTAGGTCTTGTTTATGGCGCGGCTCTTGAGGACTGGGAATTATGGGATTTATTCACCAAGCTAATGTCGGGTATTGATGATAGGCGCATGATGATTAACTTCTGGAGGCCTGAGAAGTTCCAGTATGGATGTATCACACCATGTATGTATAAACACTCATTCACTATATTAGACAGAACACTACATATGTGTTCAGAGAGTAGAAGTTTAGATTACGGGCTTGGTGGTAACTTTAACTCATTACAATGCTGGATTATGCTGAAGATGATATGTCATGTAACAGGTTTAAAAATGGGGAGAATTAAACATAATATTATTAATGCACATATTTATGATTCCCATATTGATGGGGTTAAAGAGCAGTTAAGCCGTACCCCTAATAAACTAAATGTAGAGTTTAAAGTTGAAGATTGGGTTAGTAGTTTTAGTGACTTAGTTGTAGAAGATATCCATGCAAGGGACTATTTCACATTGACAGGGTATAAACCTCAAGGTAAGATTGACTTTGATTTAGTGGCTTAAGGAGTTAGTATGACTATAAAGATGATTATCGCCACTGGCGCTAACTTTGAAATTGGACAGGATGGTAAACTCCCTTGGGGGTATATCAAAGAGGATATGACTTACTTTCAAGATCAGACTTCTAACCACATTGTTGTGATGGGACGTAAGACCCAAGACAGCTTACCTAATAAACGTAAAGTACTACCTAATCGAATTAATTATGTAGTATCCTCTAAAGGTAATGGTGAACAGGATGATGGTTCATATAAAGTAAGTATGGTTAGTCTGGTTAAGTCTATTTTAAGTGGTAAGAGTATTTTCAGCCACTTAGATACATGGGTTATTGGAGGATCTTCTATCTACCAACAATTACTTCCATATGTAGATGAAATTCATTGGACATTGGTAAATGAAGATTTCCCAGAGGCTGATACTTATTTTGATATGAGTTTCTTGTGGGCTAATGAAAAAGATTGGTACTTTGATAATTTAACCAAACTGGGTACCACTACAAGTGTGACAGTTTGGAAACGTAAATAATTATAATAAAATCAGGAGAAACAATATTGAGCTATTTTAAAAATATGAAAGATAAAGGTGCTTTACCATGTTCAGTGAGTATCGATGTAGTTAATTATGTTGCCACTTTAATGCCAGAACAACTAATGTCGAATGGTAAACCTATTGTCCCACGAGTGTTATTTATGTTAGGTTTCCAAGTCGATAATAATGGTTTAGGTTACTCAATTTATGATGGTGTTCGTATCCGAGACAAAGATCGACCATATTTGACTCATACTAGTTGCATCTACAACGGTAAGGTGCGTAAAGAAGTCTCACACATTGACGAAGATGGTTGCATTGTATTCAGTAAAGTAAAGTCACATTTCATGGAACGTGTATATATTGAGAATGAAGTGTTGACATTATCTGGTATGGATAAGGCAATGATGGAGAATATCTCTACCATCGGCAATAAGAAGTTCTACGATGACGGTATGGCTGCACTAGATAAACGTGTTGACCCAAACAAGCCAATTCGAAATATTGTAAGACCGTAAGGAGGATTAATACTTGGCAACTGCAAATACTAAACGTAACAAAGATGCACATAGCAACGACCTGTATACCACTTCTAACGAGTCTTTGCAGTTGTTGTGGGGTAACGCACCACATGTACTTAAACGTGCAAATACAGTGGTTGACAATAACTTTGGCTTAGGAAGGAATCCATTATGAAATTTGATAACACAACAGCAAACCCGTTTAATTGGGTTGGAAGTAAATTTAGATATTTAAAAGACTTCTTAGAAGTTCTTCCAAAAGAGGAAAATATAAAAGTATTGGATTGCTTCTTGGGAGGAGGGGATTTAATATCAAAACTCCCGACTTCTTGGTGCATAACAGGAATAGATATAATACCCCAGTTAATTGAGATGCACAAGGCTATACAGGAAGGAACACTTAACGTCAGTGGAGTACAAGAAGAATTTATTAAAAGGTCTATGTCAAAAGAAAATGAAATTGCATACTTGAAACTTAGAGATGATTATAATGCATCAAACAATCCACAAGACTTATACCTCTTGATGACCAACTCTTTTAATAACCAACTTAGGTTTAATAGAAGTGGGGGATTCAATATGCCATTTGGTAAAAACCGTAGTAGTTTTAACCCTAAAATGCAAGCAAAACTTACAAATTACAAAAACGCTATAGCAGAAAGAGTTGTAAATTTTAAATGTGGATCTTATATAGAGGAAGACTTAAACAGTTATGATTTACTTTTAGTAGATCCACCATACCTAAATACTACTGCGACTTATAATGAGCAAGGTGGATGGAGCAAGGAGGATGACATAAGTCTATTACAAAATTTAGACAATTATAAAGGGAAATTTATATACTTTAACCAACTAGTAAGTAAGGGTGTAGAAAATACTAATTTACTGGAGTGGGCTAATAAGTACCACACTAAAGTACTACAGGATACAACCAAAAACTGCAATCATCAACGTAAAGGTGGGACTACGGTTGAAGTTATGATTACTAATTTCTAATTCCTCAAATTAACACGGATAGTAGGTTGCTTAGAGGGAGTTAATCTACTATAATAACTATTCAACTGTAAAAGAAGAGGTGTAATTTGATTTATGTAGAGAATAGAAAGCCAGTGGTACCTATTGAATACGAGGGTAGTTTCACACAAGAATTAGGTATTGCCGAAGATAAGTGGCAAGATACTTCTGACATGGAAATCTACCAATTATTGGGTTACAAAGGTACAGAGTGGCGACTTAAAATGCAGAATGAACATATCGGTGATGCTATGTGGGACCAGAGTGGGTTCGAGCATACTTGGTCAGAGTTTGATACGGAAAGTGTATAATTTAAATAAGGAGAAGTTGGTTGAGTAAAATAGTGAATATTATTAAGCGTGATGGAAGTAAAGTACCTTTTGAACCAGAGAAATTAAATAAGTGGGGTGAGTGGGCTACTAAAGCAGACCTAAGTTGGTCAGAGATTGTATTAGATACCTTAGATAATTTATATGATGGTTGTTCTACTAAAGATATTCACCAAGCTATGATTAATGCATGTGTAGATAAGAAAAATGAAAAACACCTAGAATTTGCTGCTCGTTTATTACGGGGTGATTTATATAAGAAAGTTTACGGTTCTGACAAACCAACTAAATTCTCAAGTAAATACCTACAATTGGTAAAAGAGGGACACTGGCAGGATTTTAATTTAAGTCCAGAAGATTTGGAAAAATTAGATTCTGTGGTTGACCCAGATATTGATAAGACATACGAGTACACCTCCTTATTACAATTCATAGACAAATACGCATTAAGTAGATATGTCAAAGGTGTTAAGGTTCCAGTAGAGACACCCCACCTAGCTTTGATGGGGATTGCTTTAACTTTATTTAGAAGTGATAGTTTGTTTCATGTAGAAAAATTCTATAATATTATTAAATATCGAAAAATTAATATCGCAACACCTATCATGGCTGCAGCACGTACAGGTTTTAATGAGTTTACTTCTTGCTTCCTATCTACTGCAGGAGATTCTCTAGGGAGTATTATGGCTGGAACTAACCTAGCATATACTATGACAGCTAACCGAAGTGGTGTTGGTTTTGAGTTCGATATCCGATCTCATGGGGATGTAGTAGGTAACAATAAATGTAAACATGCTGGTAAGTTACCTCATTATGAAATGCTACTAAAGACTATTAAGTCAGTCACACAAGGTGTTCGTGGTGGTGCTGGTACAGTATACTTTAATGTATTAGACCCAGAGTTTGATGATCTGGTCAGATTAAAAAGTCCTACCACACCATTAAGTAAACGTATTGAATTAATGGACTACTCTTTGATGTGGAATAATGATTTCCTCTCACGAGTAGCTAAGAATGAAGATTGGTTATTAGTCAGTAAAGTTGATAAACCTTTATTACACGAGGCTTTCTATAATAACCGAAGTGAATTCCCTAAGTTAATGGAAGAAGCGCTTAATGAACATAGTAGAAAACCTTCAATCAGTGACTTACTTAAACCAGACTTTATTGCAATAAAATCAACTGGAAAAGGTAAGGTAGTTAATGCCAGAGATATGTTTAAAGTATTCTTACAGCAAAGACAAGAAACTGGACGTATCTATTGTGGTAATGTTGATACACTAAACGACCATACACCTTATAGTGAAGATGTTATCAGAATGTTAAATTTATGTTCAGAGACAGCACTACCTACGCGAGGATTTAAAGGTGTGGAATCACTAAATAAACCCGTCCGCAAAGATGATGGTTTGGTAGGGTTATGTTTCCTACTAGCAACAGACTACGGTAAATGTGAAGAACATGAGGTTGATGAGGTTAACTATTATGCATGTAGAGCGTTAGATAATATTATCAGCATGACATCCTACCCATACAAAACCTTAGAAGATGTTGGCCTAAACTACCGCAGTATTGGGGTTGGTATTACAAACCTTGCGTATGTAATGGCAAAGAATAAGGTGCTTTACTCGTCTGAAGAAGGTCGTAACTTTATTCATCGGTTAGCAGAAAGACACCAGTTCTCTTTATATAAAGCTAGTGTTTCATTGGCTAAAGAACGAGGTAAATTTGGTTGGTTTGATAAAACTAAATTTGCTAAAGGGTTAATGTGTGTTGATACTTACACAAAAGAAATTGATAAGCACCACTCTCAAGATCTATTGTGCGACTGGGATGGGTTGCGAAAAGAAATAAATAAATATGGACTAAGGTTCTCCACAAAAAGTGCCCATATGCCGTGCGAGTCTTCATCGGCGTGGGGTTATAGCACTAATGGTTTGTATCCAGTTAGACAAGGTGTGCTGATGAAGTCTCGTCCAGAGGGATTGGTACCGTTCTTTGCACCTGAATATGAGAAGTATAAAGAATTCTACGAATTGGCTTGGGATATTAATACACAAGATTTATACAAGGTGTATGGTATTATACAAAAGTTCACTTGCCAAAGTATTAGTGCCGATACCTATGTAGACTTTTCTAAACTAGAAAACGGGAAGGTTCAGATGAGTACAATGATGAAAGATATGCTATTCAGTATGAAGATTGGAATGAAGTCACATTATTACTCTAACTCTAAAACAGAAGATAAAACAGAATCTGGAAGTAAAGAAACAGACGCAGATTGTGACTCGTGTAAATTATAGGAGATTTAAATTTTATGGGAAGTAGTAGTAGTAATAGTAGACCCCTTTTTGATATAGATAATAAAGCTAATAATAGTCAGGTTGGGTACCCTTTATTCTTAGGTGCTGAATTAGGGCTTATGGATAATATTCATGAAACTTATCCAAGTATTGCAAAGTTACGTGATAAGATGATAACTGACAATTGGGTATGGACTGAGATTAGTTTATCTAAAGATGCAAAGGATATTCAAAATAAAGACTTAGCATCTGAAACTGACATTATGGTAAAGAATCTAAGTTTCCAGTATTTAGCTGATAGTATTGCAGAAGCATCAATTGGTATTCTAGAGATGTTCTGTTCTAACACAGAGTTAGAGGGTTTACTGAAGTTCTGGCACTATAATGAGTATGTACATGCCATGCAGTATTCTGAGATTGTTAAAACAGCATTCCCAGATCCTAACACTTTGATGGAGGAAGTTAAACTTTTAGAGCCAGCAATTAAACGCTTACTTCCACTTGGAAAAGTATTTGACGATACACGTTTAATGGGTTATAAATATCAGATGGGAGGAGAAATCCCGCAAGCAGAGCTTAGAAAACAAATATTACGTTTCATGGGGGCTTTACTTTCACTAGAGGCTATCAGTTTTGCAGTTAGTTTTGCAGCTACCTTTGCTGTTGGTAGAAATGCCAAAGCCTATGATGGTATTGTTAAGGCAGTTCAGCTTATTGCCAGAGATGAATTAGAAACTCATGTTAAAGCTGACTTAGAAATTATCCGTATTCTACGATTTGTAGAGGGTTGGGAGACTGAGTACCAAGAAGTAAAGCATGAGCTACAAGAGTTCTTCGATACTGTATTAGAAAATGAGAAAGAGTGGGCAGATTACTTATTCAGTGAAGGTCGTAATATTGTAGGGCTTAATCAAGGTAATGTGTATGAGTATGCCAAGTACTTATCAGCTAGTGTGTATAAGGTTTTAGATTTATCTATTGGGTTCACATACCCAGAGAATAATAACCTACCTTGGCTTAAAGACTACTTAGATTTAGATGCTATTCAGGTAACCAATCAAGAAGGTCAAAGTAATAATTATAAAGTTAATGTTATGCAGGATGATGACGACGGAGAAGACTTAGATTATTAAAAATAACAATTGCACAAGGATGTGCTTTGTTCTACACTGTAAGCTGACAATTAAAAAGGAGATACAATATGAATAATTACACAGAATCATGGATTGCAAACTTAGATGGCGATATGCTTGATTGCTTAGCTGGACATCTTACACACGGCAAGACTTACGAAGTGTTAGAGGATTATAATGGGAGTGTCTATAGTGATCGGTGCCACGTAGTCTTAAATGATAATGGGGTGACGACAGGATACCACCATTCATGGTTCACCCCAGTTAAACTTTATGACGAAGATGAAAATGAATTGGTTTGTCGTGATATTGAGTTTAAATCTGGTGATTACCTTGTAAGGAGTAAACATACTGATGAACAAATTATATATTTATCAAAATACTTAACATTCTATGATCTATGTGGCTGGTTGCAAGGTAGTTGGGAATATTTAACTTGGAATGGGGGCGCTAATAGATTTTCTGGATATGGTGGTAAACCTTACGGTAAAGAGTACCACTTCAACGATCTATTCTACTTAGAAGGAGAATAATTTAATGTTAAATAGCTACAAAGACTCTTTACCTTTTGTGCAGACTTATATTGATACCACCATAAAACATGAAGGTGGTGATAAGTATACCAACGATCCTGATGACTCTGGTGGAGAGACAAAATGGGGTGTGACTAAGAAAGCCACTTTGAAGTATAAAGAGTATTTCCACTTGTATAATTGGAATGGTGATATTAAAACGATGCCCTTAGCGTTCGCACAAGACATATATGCTTACGAATATTATATGGTACCAAAGTTTAACCTTGTGGCTAAAGAGTCTCATATGATAGCCCAAGAGTTGTTCGACACTTCTATTAATTTAGGGGTGCAATCTCCAAGTAATTGGCTACAGCAGATCCTTAATGTACTTAATAATCAACAGGAGTATTATAAAGATATCAAGGAAGATGGCTTAATTGGAAGTGGTACTGTGAATGCACTACGTGCCTTTTTAGACAAGCGTGGTAGTGAAGGTGAAAAGGTATTGTATAATATGCTTAACATTATGCAAGGTAACTTCTACATCAGACTAGCCATTAAACGTGAAAAGGACGAAAAATTTATTTTTGGATGGGTATCATCTAGGGTTGGTTTTAAATAGGAGTTTGTATGGACACTACACAGGTGACTAGGAAGGGTAATACACTTACCCTAGTTGATAAGATTATGGTGAAAAGCAGGACACACTTTATAGTGTCATGTGATATCTGCTCTAAGGATACAGAGGTTTATAAAGAAAACTTCCTTACAGTAAAGACCAGTTGGGATAAAGGTATCATACCTTGTGGTTGTTCAGGACATTATAAATATAATGAAGCACAAGCTATTATATTGGCGACAAGGAGGTGCACTAATAAGGATAAGAAATTTCATGGTTTTGCTGAAGAATTCACCAATATTTCAAAGACAAAAGTGAAAGGGCACTGTGATATACATAATAATACTACATGGGATAATATATTTAATTATTTGAAGACAGACAAAGAGTGTCCTGATTGCTCTAGGAGAAACATAATATTTGGGGTAGGTATCAATGATACCAAAGGTGCAATAGATGGTTGCCCATATTTTAAAATATGGTATGGTATGCTTAAGCGATGTTACCATCCACCATGCTGGGTAAGAAGTCCTACCTACAAAGGTTGTGAGGTACACCCAGACTGGTGGAAATTTTCAAAATTTAAAGGTTGGATGAAGAAGCAGGATTGGCAAGGTAAGCAACTAGATAAGGACTTACTGTTACAGGGTAATAGGGTGTACAGTAAAGATACTTGCATATTCATAACCCATAGGATAAATTGTTTTATTAAGACAAATATTAACCCCAACAAGGAACTTCCTATAGGGGTTACAAAAACTAGAAGTGTAGGTTACGAAAGCAATTGCTGTGGTATCTATTTGGGGTCTTTCACTGATGTTGAGGGTGCACATCTAGCTTGGCAGAAAAGTAAGGTGAATACAGCTATAGATCTTTTGGAGGGACAAGAATTTCGTGTACAAATTAAACTCCAAAGTATTATAGATAATATAAATGATGATATTACCTCTGGTAGGGTAACTCAGTGGTTTTAAATAAGGAGGTACATGGCATAATTTAATTTCGTAAGTAAGAGTAGTCCTATAATTAAATAACACTGGAGAATACTATGAATCAGGAACGCCATGTTAACCGTAAAGGGAAGAGAAATAAAGCTAAAGTAGTTGATGATCGTTGGGAGAAAAAGAAAGAGGTTGGTCGTGTTATTAGTGATAAATTTATGGAGGAGCGCACACCACCCCCTATTGTTGCTAAGAATGCAAAACAGAAACACTACTTTGATATATTAGATAACTGTAATGTAATAGTGGCAGAGGGACTCTTTGGTACTGGTAAATCATTCTGCGCTGCAGTGACGGCTGCCGATAAACTACGTAAAGGAGAGATTGATAAAATTATTGTTGCTAGGGCTTATGTACAGACAGGTAAGACTGCTGGTTTTAGACCCGGGTCTACTTTAGAGAAACTATTCCCTTATGTACGTAATATCTTGGATACAGTTAAAAATCGTATGGGTGACGGTGCGTACACCAATGCACTAAAAGATGGGTTAACTGGCCAAATTGAAGTACAGGCTTTGGAGGATATCCGTGGAAGGAGTTTTGATGAACCGTGTATGTTAATCATCGAAGAGGCGCAGCAATGTTCCCCAGAAGAGATGCTAAGTATTATCACCCGTATTTCAGATAACTGTACCTTGGTTATTAGTGGAGATGACAGTCAAAAAGATACTAGAGGTGAGTCTGGACTTGGTTGGTTTGTGAAGTTCTCTAAGAAACATAAACTTTCTGGTGTAGGTTATGTAAACTTTGATAAGCCAGAGGATATCGTGAGAGGTGGTTTCGTAAGAGAGGTAGCTTTTGCTCTAGCTAAAGATAAAGGTATGCAAGGGTTTTAAATTATACCAACACACACATGGATGTGTTTTAATCTAAGGAGGTTACAATTTGAAAAATAATCAACTATTTTTATCGGCACCATCAGTGCAGGTTACGCCCATGTCATCTTATATTGAAATTTCAATTGACCGTGACATTACCTCCCCAGAGGATTTCCGTGAGGAAATAGGTGCTATACGTTCAGCAAAAGAAGGGGATGTAGTACTTATTACCCTAAACTGTGGTGGTGGGCAGATTGATACCGCTATGGCAATCATCGCAGCAATGAATCAATGTCCAGCACATATCATATGTGAGGCTGTGGGTACCGTAGCTTCTGCAGCTACATTAATATTCTTAAATGGTCACGAATACCGTGTCAATGATGGTATTGAGTGGATGCAACATACAGCATCATATTCTTATGGTGGTAAGGCTAATAATATTGCAGAGTTTGTGACATTTCAACAAAAGATTGTACGTAATATGGTAGAGAAGAGTTATAAACATTTCCTTACTGATGATGAAATTGAGAAACTATTGGCGGGTGCAGACTATTGGATGGATAGTGAGGATGTATGCACTCGCCTAGAAGCTCGTGCTGCAGCCATGTCACCAGAAGAGGAAGCACCAGAAATTACTCGTGAACAACTCCAATCATGGTCTCATGAACGTTTAGTAAGTTTCATTTATGATGAGGATTATACCGACGAATCTTGGGAGTGTACACACGAAAAGTTAGAGGAAACATCAGTTGATGCAGGTATTGATACTACCACCAACACATTAATCAATGAACTGAAACAGGTAGCCGATGACCTTAATATCAAATACCCACATAATATTAAGTTGGAAACATTACGAAGTAAAATATTAAAATTTATTGAAGATTAGTGTTGCAAAGTTAAATAGTTTACCATATACTAATCCTATTCCAGAAATGGTGTAGGATTTTATTTTATGAGGAGGTATTGTTAATATGAATGAATTTAAAGTTGGTAATTGTGTTGGGTTACCTAAGACTGGTTACAATACATGGGAAGAGTTTTACAATTCTCAACATATACTATGTGAAACTGATATAGCTAGAGGTTATTATTGGTGTAATAATGGTAGTCCCTCTATAGACCTAAGTAATTGTATTCACCACATTGTCCATCTAAACTACCGTAATCGTTGTCAGACTCTTAAAGGTAAAGTAACTCAACCTTGTAACTGGAATAGGTTTGTTGAGAAGTATACCACTAAACCTCCATTTGAACGACCATGTAATGATGGCATTACTGTGAGTTGTTATATTATGTTCAAAGGAATTACCCAACGTATTGAGGGTGAATACTGGAAAGGTCAGGTTTACTTCTTTGGTATGAATAATGTGTTTTATAAGACTAAAGTTTATGTGACAGAAGAGGGTTATCTAACTGGATTACATATGTACGGTCTTAGTGATAAACAGAAACGTAATTCTACTAAGTTTTAAGGGGGTTTAATGTACAATATTGATAGGTTAATATATCTGTGTGAGCTGGCTATATCCAGTGAGATTGACCCACCAAAACACTTATATAAACAAGTAGATGATTTCAATAAGGAGGTGGATACAAGACTACATAACATTAAGGAGACATTAAAACACTTACTGGTGAACGAGAGTACTTTACCTGACATAAATAAATTACTATCTAGGTTTGGAGCAGAAATAATTGAAAGTAATTATTGGGGTGTTAGATATACATTATCTATTTCAGATTCTACAGAAGATATTGTGAGAGAGGTGTATAAATACTACCACCTAGAGTCTGATTATACTGATAATAATCTCCGTAGAGTGGTGTGTGAGGTTCTTAGAGGATCTGAGAGTATTATGTTACCAAGTAAACTTTACCCTACTGGTGGTGTCTGTGGGCGTGATACTGCAAGTGTTAGGGTATTCATAACCAAGCTAAAGAATAATAAATTCTTAGGCGCAGATACTGTATCTCACATACCAGATGAAGTTACTACGGTTTTATTAAGACTTAAGGAGTTTATAAATGGACGTGAAAACTTTACATTCATTTGATGAAGTGTTACACTATGGTTCTCTTGGTGAAGTTGAGATTATTACAGGAGAGGCTTGGTCATACTTAGAGGATTTAATTGAGAAGTATTTAGATGAAAATACTCCTGAAGGTGACACAGAGTTAGATTCAGCTTATGATAGTGGATTAAATGATGTGTACCATGAAGGAAGATCAGATGGTTATGAAGAATGTTTATGTAAATATGGGATAGAGGAGGATTAAATGAGTAAAGTTTTCAAACCACACCTTGCTACCGATGTTGATGTAAGTAAGTTGGTATTTCCATTGTGGGTACAGTATAAAGTTGACGGTGTTCGCATGTTAGTACGTGATAATGTAGCAACTGGGCGTAGCATGAAGAAGTATAAAAATACTACTATGACAGAATATTTTAGTCAGCTATGTTTTGAGGGGTTTGATATGGAGGTTGGAGTTACTTCCCCTAACGACCCAGATTTGTGTAGATTAACTACATCTCTAGTTAATACAATTAAAGGCGGCTTACCTAAATTCGTTGTGGTGTTTGATTATCTAACCAAGCAAAACTTAGAAGGTAATGTCGGTTACAGAAAGCGTATGGAGGCATTACAACATCACCTAGATAATACAGTATTTACTGATGGTGTAGAGTTAATTTTTAGTAAGCAGTACCAAGTTAATTCTATCGAGGAGTTAGAAGTCTTCTATTCCGAGGCTTTGTCACTTAATTATGAAGGGGTTATTATCCGCAAGCAAGATGGTGAGCATAAGTCTGGTCGTGCCACAGTAACCGAAGGAAGTTACTTGAGATTGAAACCAACTGGTGATAGTGAAGGTGTTGTACTGCGCTTAGAGGAGGCATACGAGAACTTAAATGAAGCTAAGGTTAATGAGCTAGGACACACTGAACGTTCCACTCACAAAGCTAACATGGTACCTAAAGGTATGATTGGTGCATTGTGGTTAAGGGATATCCATTCAGGAAAAGAAGTTAAAGTTGGTGCAGGAAAATTAACTCACGAACAACGTAAATTATACTTCGAACAGCCAGAGTTGATACTTGGAGATTTAGTTAAGTATGCGTTCTTAGCTACTGGTGAAAAAGATGCACCACGTCATCCACGTTATATTTCACATCGTGCTTGGGAAGATATTAGCAAATAAGGAGTAGTCAAATGGAATTTAGTAGTATCCAAGAAATGTGTTACACAAACTCACCATACACAGGTGCACTGTCTTGTGGGTTAGAAGATTTATGTGATAATTATGAAACTATACAAGAATTCTGCTTGACAGAGGAAATAGACTTCGCTATAATCGTTAGTAATTTAAGTTAATAGGAGAAATAATATGAAGGTTAAACCGTTTTGTATTAACATTGAAGGTATGTCAAATCAACAAGTGGATGATATTCTAAATAAATCTCTTGCTGCAGGTGGTAATTTTTCAGAAGGTATAGAGGTCAGAAGACTCTATAAATACTTTGGACTTGATCATAATTTAGATACTTATTTCTGGAATATTGCAGAAACTTATGCAGAAGAAGATGAGGATGTAATTGAGTTAAGATTTGACCAACTTGACGAATATTTAGGTTTAACTAAATCTACACAAAAGGAAACAATTATGACAAGTGAAATTAATGATATGAAAAATACTGCTATCTTACCCGAAGGCTTAGATGAAGATACTATTCAAGCTTATATTAAAATGTGTGGTGATTGTGGTTGTGATGTTACTGGTTTTACTGATAGAGACTCTTTTTCAGAGGATAAATACTTAGAGTGCTGTGATATTGGCAATGGTTTAAAATTATATGGGAGTGATTGTCTAGAACCAACTACAAGACCTATCAATATAGAGAAAAACACTACCTATACAGTTACCTTACCAGAACGTAAAACTGTAACCTTATTCGGCACTGAGTACTACGAGGATATGCTTGCACCAATGTTGTCTGCAATGGAAGATGCTAAGGTTCCTGATATTACCCCTAGTGCTGGCTCAGGAACACCGCCCATTAAAAAGAGTCTGTAGTGTTCTTTGTCTTGCCATTAGAGAACTGGGCTATAATTTATAAAATATTAATGATTGTGACTATTGTATTTCACCCTAATATTATGTTTCGTAAGTTTGCACTTTGGTTCTCTATTAGTTGGATGATTACAGGATTCTTTAAGGAGTATTACCTTACTGGAGGTGCTTGGTTTATGATGCAATCTGTTCATGAGCTTATCACGATACTCGTAGTAGGTAGATTACTTAAAGATAACCCATTGGTTAAGTATATAATTACAATACAAGCAGTGGGCTTCCTATGGCTTAATATACTACAATTTCAAACTATAACAAATTGGTTTATGCCTCCAGTTGATTATATTTGGTGGAATATGATAGGTTTTGAGTTGATACTGTTATCGTTGTGGTTTAACGAAGAAGTATTACTCAGCATCAAGAAGCAGTGGACATTTGAGAATGTCACAATGGTATACATTATAGGTTGGATAATTTATCTGGCTGGAAACTATTAATATTGGAGGGTACTGTTATGAAAAGTTTGTTAAGTGTTGTACTACTATTTATGTCATTTGGTTCACATGCCGAATATATTCTACAGGATGTGGACGAAACTACCACTACTTACATTTGTAGTGACCAAGTTAAACCTAATAGTACTATTATTGTACTAAGTAATGGTGGTTTGCTAAGAGAGGCTTATAATATTGGTATTTGTCTTAGGGATAAGAATATCAAACTGAAGGTTATGAAAGCCTACTCTGCAGCACCATACATGGTATTGTTCAGCAACGATGTTTGTATGTACCCAAGCACTGACATTGGTGCGCATACTCCATCAACTGAGAAAGGTGCTGCCAGCTTATCAGAAGTCCGTGATGTACTTAAAGCTGTTGCTGGTACACTTATTAATGATGCTGGTATTGAACAACGTGTGGCACTTGAGATGATTGCATATATGATTGTTACACCATATGATGGTATGGGTATGATACCATTCAATGAATACACTCGTATGTTGGGTGATAAATATAAAGGTGTCTGTAAGTAATAAAGTGTTTGACATTATAAACCACAGGGACTATTATGTTTCTGTGGTTTAATTATTTTAGGAGGTTTATATTTATGAAACGTTTAATGCTTACAAGTTATAACAGAGTTTTAGATGAAACTAAGGTTTCTGGTCCATATCCTGCAAATGGTTTACTTGGTTGGTTAAAGAAAGCCCGTACTAATAGTGCTTTGGGTTATTTAGTGTGGGAAACACGAGACCTTACTCCAGAAGAAGAATTGAAACCTACTGGAACTTATATTCTACAGGGAGCGGATTAATATGAGTAGATTAAACTTTGATATACCAAACACTACTTTTGCTAACAAGGGTTTGATAGATAATTTAGAATTACGTCCTTATGATAAGATATCCTTTAGTCTTAGTGACCAATTTAATGCTTTGCTTGACAAAGAGTTCTTCAGGTACTTAAAACACAATAACCTTACAGTAGAAACGCTAGTTAAGGAAGATTATACGTTACTGAACTATATGTCTGCAAACAAGACTGAACTCGCATACAAAGGTGAGGTAGTGTTTAGTGTGCAGATTGACCCTAACTTTTCTATGATAACACGGAGATATTATGAGTAAAATTCCTAGACATATCCACTGGCAGTCTTACTTTGTTGGCATGAAAGTATACAACCCTAAGAGAGATGAATTTAACACTATCAATGATATTTCAGATGATGGTACCAGTATTACTGTTGGATCTGAAACATACCCTTGGGGTAATAGGTTGTATCATAGTAGAGAAGATTATATTATACACAAACGATGCACTGATAAGAGTCTTGATATCTACCACGCATTCTTTTGTGGAAGTATTCCAAAACATGTCACTGAAGATGACTTAGATAAAATATTAGATATTATCAATAAAAGTATTGACGGGTAATATTCAGTAGGTTAACATGACTGCAGTTAATAATTAGAGAGGATTTAAATATGAAAGTGGTATTATATAGACGTTTGAGTAAAGAGGACAGAACTAAGAACCAACATGGTTTTGACTCACAACTTGCAGATATCAACTACTATTTAAATTCTCTAAAGTCTTATGAAATTGTAGGCGACTTCTATGAGTTTATATCTGGTGCTGCAGAAGTTAAACCAGAGTTAGATAAAGCTATGGAAATTTGTAAGAATACTGGAGCTACTTTGGTAATCCAGAAGTTAGACCGATTAAGCCGTAGGGTTTCACAGATTGCACTATACATGGAAAGTAATGTTAAGTTTAAAGTTGCTTCTATTCCTAATGCTGATAACTTCCAATTACACTTATATGCTGCTATGGCTGAACAAGAAAGATTTATGATCCGTGACCGTGTTAAGCGCGGTTGTGCTGCAGCTAAAGCTAAAGGTATTAGTAGTGGTAGGGCATCACCTAACTATGGTAAGAACTCTGGCAATGGTGATAAGAATATTGCCGAAGTGTTAGATAAACGTAGACAATCTTCAATTGAGGCTACATCTTATGTGGTACCAGAAGTTAAGAAGGCTATCAAGTATCTAGGTAAACGTCCAACACAGGCTAAGGTAGTTGCCTTCCTGAATGATATGGAAGTATATAATCCTAAAGGTAAGATGTGGACACAAAGTAGCTTACAACGAGTTATAGATAAGCATAATATAAATATTTATGGAGGATGTTAGTATGAAAAAGTTATATTCACAGGAAACACAGGCTTTTAAATTTACACATGAAGATGGTAGTGAAACATCAATTAAGCTGTCACCATCAGGAAGTTTTGATAGTAGCAATTTAGACAGAACTAAACCTATTGTAGAAGACAAAGCCAAATACAGTATTATTATCTCTTGTTCTAAGGGTTGTCAGATGGCATGTAATTTCTGCCATTTAACTAAACTTAAAATGAAGTTTGAACCTCTTACTGAAAAACAAGTATTTGATAATATAATGTCATCTATTCGAGAAGTGCATAAGAGTCGCCCAGACATATCTAATAAGTACATTAAACTGTGTTGGATGGGTATGGGAGAAGCTATTCTACAACCTGAAACTGTACGTACTGTAAGTATCCTAGTGTTGAACACGGTACTAGAGGAAGGATTAGCTATTGGTGTAGATGGGGTGGATATATCCACAGTGATGCCAAAGACAACCAGTAAGTGGAAAGCTGTGTTTTCAAACTTGAATGAAAGCTTATACGGTTATAATCTAAATCCTAGTAATATGGTTGGTGAAAGAACTCCACTTAGATTATTTTATTCTTTGCATCACTATAGTCAGGTTGAGCGAGATATTATTATTCCTAACACTAGAAGTATAGATAGCACTTTGAATATTCTTACATGTTTCCGTGACACTACTAAAATTAACGTGGTACTTCACTATATGTTCATGGAAGGAGTGAATGACTCTGAAGAAGATGTGGTTGGATTGGTTGACTGGTTCAATAGTAATGATGATTATTATGACACCCAGTTTAGAGTACTTCGTTATAACAGTTTTAATACTGTAGATGCAGAGTCATGTAAGATGAACTTAATCGTTAAATATTTAGAAGAAAATATGAAAGTTAAACAACTTAAAATTCAGTATTCATCTGGTGAGGATATTTCATCAGCTTGTGGTCAATTTATTGGAGTGAATTAATGAGGAGTAGAAACAGGCTGGTATGTGGTGTTGGTATAAATGACGCCAGTTACCGCCAAGAAATTAGAGAAAGATATATAGACACTGCAGGTATTAAAAGGTCTAAGCTAATATGGCAATGCCCTTATCACCTAAAATGGCACAACATCTTAATAAGGTGCTACTCTAGTAAATATCAAAATGAGAAAACAACCTATAAAGGTTGTACTGTGTGTGATGATTGGTTAGTTTTCAGTAATTTTAAGTCTTGGATGGAGAAACAAAACTGGGAAGGCAAGCACTTAGATAAGGACTTTTTAATTAAGGGCAACAAGCTATACTCGCCAGATACCTGTATTTTTGTTGATGGGGCTTTGAATTGCTTCTTAACTCTCAACGGCGCGGTAAGAGGAGAATACCCTGTAGGTGTGTCACTATATAAGGTCAATGGTAAATACCGCAGTGGTATATGCATAGATGGTAAATGTACACACTTGGGGTACTATCTAACCTCTTTAGAAGCTCATTTAGTGTGGCAAAAAGCTAAACTTAAACAAGCAGAGGTTTTACTACTTAGGTATACAGAAGATAAGTTGGTAAGTATGGGTCTTAGTAGGGTAATTCTAAACTTGAAGGATGACATACTAAATCTCAAGGAAACAGAAACTCTTTAGGTAATTATATTGACATACAAAACTAACCTGATATTATACGTATAACTTATTTGATGGAGGAAAACATTCATGGCAATTCCAGTAGTAATAGAAACAGAAGTTTATCAAGGTAAATCAAGTCGTTCAGCTAATTTTGGTATGGAGTTTTCCGCTAAGTTAGCACGTACGCTATCATCCACATTGTATGACTATAAAATTGAAGCTTGTATTCGAGAGTATGCTACCAATGTTACAGATAGTCACAACGATTCTGGTAAGCGGGGTTTGGCTGGGTACATACATCTACCAACTAAAATGGAACCTTGGTATGAAGCAGAAGACTTTGGCTTAGGTATGACAGAAGATACCATTTACTCTATCTTCACAGTATATGGTAAGTCTACTAAAGAAGGTAATAACAGTACGAATGGAAACCTTGGTTTTGGGAGCAAATGTGGGTTTAGCGTAGGAGGCCAGTTCACAGTTACCTCTATGAAGGACGGTATTAAAACTGTTGTAGTGTGTTATAAAGATAAATCTGGTGTTCCTGCTGCAGATACGAAATCCATCACTAAAACTACTGAAGGTAACGGAACTAGAATCCGTGTACCTGTAAACACAAAGGATATCAGTGCTTGGCAATTAAATGGAGCTAAGGTATTAGGTGCTTTTGAAGTACCACATAAAGTTAATAGTTTTGGTTTGTATGGTGCAGAATATGAAGCTACACGAGAAATATGTAATCGTGCACGTCAAGAAGGTAGTATTTACTTAGATAGTAATAGTCTAGGTGAATTTGAACATAGAGATACTCGCTTTGTATTAATGGGTGATGTATTATATGCAGTCCCTTCATGGAAAGATTTAGTACGGGTTACTGGTTTGAAGGATGTGTCTCACACTATGACAGATAGCGGAGTTTACATTACACACTTCCCCATTGGGTCTTTAGATTTTGCACCAAGTAGGGAGACTATTAGTTTAGACGAACAGACTTTTTCCTTATTAAGTAAACGTGTCACTAGTGATGTCATTAAATACTATCGTACCCTTATGAGTGAAGTTACTAACGAAGATAGCTCTAGTTGGTACCTATTCTACAAGAAGTTCTATGGAACCACTGTGTGGTCTGCATTGGCTGATTATAAACTTCCCTTTACCGATGGTTGGACTTTACATAGAACAACACCAAATAATTACAGTTACAACGGGACATTCACAGGTAATAAAATTCACCTAGTACCAAAAGACTTTAAGCTTAGTGGGTTAGTCCCTCCAAATAAAAAAGGTATTGGTGGTACAGCTTTTAATACATCGGTTGAATGGTTACACCAAGAAAGATTATCTCGTATGGATAATGTGGTGTTAGTATACAGCGACAAGGAAGAAGGTCTTAATAAAAAGAAAGAAGTATTGCAGTTAGTTAATGATAAGTTCCCAGACTCTAATGCTATTCTATACTGTCAGCACAAAACTATGTTAAATAATGTTGCTAAGTGGTTTGGGGTTCCTCCAGAACGTACAGTATGTGGTGATGAGTTCGTACCTGTAAAGGTACGCAAGGTTAGAGCTAAAGGTAGTAGTCGTGGAGGTTTTGGTATCACAGAAGACTTCTACACTGTCGCCACCACCCTCACACAAAATGGGCAAGTACATGGTAAGGTGGATTTATCTGAAGATGGTATTTTCTACGTTGACGGTAAATTATTAGAGGTACAAGGTTACAATACAGTACATACTTTTAGTGACAATAGCTTAGTTAGGAAGTTACCCCACTTAGACACTCTTGGTATTAATAAAGTAATCGTTGCCAATAAAAATAATATTGGTAAAATAAAGCGTAATGGTGTACCTTGTTTATCCAAGCACTTATCCTCTTTAGTTAAGAAGAAAGTTAATACTGTTGTGAAATGTCAAGTAGCTTCTACTGCAAGACTTGGTTTGGACTATAAACAGAAGGCTGTGGCAGATAAGGTTAAAGGTTATACTAGATTCAACAAACATCTAGACAAGTTGAAAAAGGATAATGACCTAGCCACAGCTATTTTAAGTATTAGTGATTTTGGTGTTGGTACTCTACCTAAATATAAGGAAGAGAAAAGTAAACTCACTACTCTACGTACAGCAGTGTTCGATGATCTACATGACATTAAACAGAGATTACCATTGTGGGATAGTATAAGTAATGAAGATGACTTTAACTACTACCTGAAACTTGAAAAATTTATTAAATAATTGGAGGATTTATGAGTAACCGTAGCGATATTGTAAAGTGTAAGACACAACAGGAAAAGGTTGATATCTTTAATCGGTATAACAAACAGCAGCATAAGAACAAAACTAAATTAGCCAAACGGGTGGGCATCTCACTTCGTACACTAAATAGGATATTAAAAGAGTTTGATACTGATGTCGTAGGTATTCAAACGAAAGTAGATAATTATGATTACACTGTAACCAAAGACGCCATCACTATCTTCTGTAATGAAGATTCTCGCTTGGTGAATAAAGGTTACCCTAAGTTCAAAACTATCAGAAGTAAATTAATCAGTGAAGATTTCTCTGATGAGGTACTAAAAGAAACTTTTGAAATGTTATCACTACCTACTTTTATTGAAAAGTTTAGTGAGGGTAATATTACAGTGTCGCATGAAGAGGGTAAAATCTTTTATGGTACGTTTGAGATTAAGAATAGTCTAGTCACACACATGTTTGATATTATGTCTAGAGGAGAGGATGTAATGCCGATGGTGCGCTTCTTAGACATGCTTATGGATAACCCTAAAGAATCTATCGTGGAAGAATTGTATCCCTTCATGCAGCACAACGATATTGAAATTAATGAGGATGGAACCATTAAAGCATATCGTAATGTCACTATGGATTATAAAGACCACCACACTGGTACAATGGATAATTATATTGGTAAGGTAGTTAAGATGCCGAGAACTATGGTTGACAGTAATCCAAACAACACTTGTTCTAGTGGTATTCATTGTGCATCTATTGGTTATGCTAAAGGTTTCGGTGGTGGACGTCTTATGGAAGTAATGGTAAACCCATCACATGTGTGTTCAGTACCTACAGACTACAGTGGTATGAAAATGCGAGTTTGTGAACTTAAGGTTGTCAAAGAGGTGACTTAATGTATAACAAAAATTCACAATGACATTAATATAAGCACAAAGGTACAGTAATTTGTATGTTTGTGCTTATATTTTTAAATTAAATAAAAACCTTGACGTGGGTAATTGAACAAGGTATTGTTGTGTTCGAAGAGTAATTGATGGAGGTACTTATGAATATTTACACATCAGAAATGTCAGGTAGTGGTCAATATGGAAAGTGTACACACTGTGGTAAACTTCCTATACTTGATAATACAGAAGGTAGTGAACATGAAGTGTATGACGGATGTCTTGGTAAGCTTACTGGTGATGTCATGAATGCATGTTGTGGTCATGGTGATCCAAGTTTAGCTTACATACAGAGATGGGATGGGAGTTGTATACGTGGTGACGAAGCTATTGTTAAATTTAAAGAATTGAAAGGAGAGTAACACAAATGGATAACACTATAGCAATATTTTTATTCTTTGGTTTTGTAGTATACTCAATAGCAATGGTAGCTTTAACCGCTTATTGGTGGGAAGTTCATTGCTTTAGGTACCCAAAAGAAGGTTTCAAACTCAAGTACCTTATTGTGTTTATCCTAGCGCCCCACTCAACTATTTTTACTTTATTATTAATAAGTATTCAAATATCAGTTGAAACGGTGTTATCATCTAAACCATACGAGAATATTATCAATTTTATTAACAAAGATTTATTTTAAGGAGAGTGTTATGTTGACAGTTAGAGAGTTTAAAGATTTAGGTGGAGTGTATGTTACCAAAGATATTTTTATGGGTATATCATTGACAACAGAAGGTGCTGCACGTTTAAACACCTACAATCTCTGGGACAATAAGGTTGTAGTTGATAGCTTTACATTAAGGCCAATGGATACTTTACCACTTAACCCAAAGTTTAATTATGCAATCTTCAATCTTGGTGATAAAGATCAGAAATGGGTACCATTGCTTGACCAAGAAGTGCAGCATAATCAGCATAACATAGATGAGGTTTTTAAATCTTACGAGAAAATAAATAATGGTGGAGCCAATTTTACCATTCACGAGAAAGCTAACGAAATTATTGCAGATAAGTTGAAGGCATTAAGGTTAGCTAAGTCAAATAAACCTACCCCACACCAAGCACCTGAAGTAGGTACCACTCTGGTATTCAATCATTCCATCGACGGTGATTTTGGTTTCCTTCACAGTGAGAAGTATGGATGGGAAAATGGTGACAGTTTAGAAGTTATTCATAAGACAACAAACCATAATGGTTGTGAAGTATTTATTGTGTTGAATACTCAACCTGATATGCTTAATACTGCAGCGATATATAACGTGGAGTTCTTTGATACTAGGACACCAAAGCAAAAATTTATTGAGGGTGCTGCTAAAATTATGTTTGAGGTTGAAGGTGGTGGTCACCAGATAAATGATATAACACTTGGTGCACTATATGATTCAGAAGTACTAAAGGAGATGTTGCATGAAAAACTTTAATTTAATTACAACACTATTTGTACTGAGTATCATTGGTACATTGATAGCTATGTTAGGTATGGTTGATTTTAGTACCATACCTTCTTGGTCTGAATTTAAATTCCAATTAGAACAACCATTAGAATGGAAGAACTGGCATTATGTATTATTAGGGTTTCTAATTTTTATTAATGGGAGATAATATGGATATCCAAGAAGATTCAACTTATCAGTGCAGTTTATGCAAAAATTATGTTGAAGTTTTAGATGACAACGATAAGTGTGAAGATTGTGTTGAGGAGATTGAATTATATGAATACAACTAAAATGTCTGCTGTGTTTCACAAGGGTTATATAGAGGCAGATTTTAATAATGGGTCTATATTGGAAAACGGTTATCCTATTTTTGTGGGCGGTTGTGGATATAAAGCTAAAGCTATTGTACTCGCAGTTAACTGTTATGATGAATTAGTAGAAGATAATAAGTTATTACGTGACACACTGTTACATATTGTAATGAAAGTAGAGATGATTGGTGGTTTTCCTGACAAAGGGTTGTTGAAGGAAGCTAGGAGTCTTATAAGTAAATTAAGTGAGGAGAATTAAAATGTCTACACAAAAATTAAGTCTTGTTGCATACAATACAGAGAAGGGTTTGTACTACGCAAACTCTAAATGGAACTACCTTAAGAAGCGTGACAGTATTTGCAATGTAACTTTAATAAACGGTAAACCTTTAGTTGAAAGTGAACACAAAAGTGATTGGTACTTCTTAGAAGGTGAGAGTGAAATAACTTCTATTAAAAAGAATCAATCTGGTGGTTATGGAGAAGTATCTTGGGTATTACGAGATGAATCCACACACATTGAGGGTGTTATTCCTAAAGTGCTAACTCCTATTGAGGCTGATGAAATTGATGAAGATTGTGATTGGTACATTGGCTCTGAAAGTAAGTATTATGCTTACAGAGGATTATATCACCGTGTCAAAGACAGACTGCCAGATGTCATGATTGATGTCGAATATGAAGTAGATTACAAAGGTACTATTGAGCACACTTTAGTTGAGAACAATTTCAAGGATATGAAGGTTCGTGTTATTACTAAAAACTTTTACTCTGATAAAGTAGTTGAGAATAACATTACTTCAGTTGCACATTACTATGAACTTGAGGAGTTATTAACACCAGACTTAGTGTTACACAATCGTCCATGTTATATCAACCAAGACAATACTTATAACATTGTACGCAACTATATTAAGGAAAACATTAACCCTAAGTATGCTAGGGTGAGTGCTGACTATGACTTCTGCCTCACTGTAAAGAAACTAATTCACATTAAACCTTTTGTGAAGAGTACAGAGACTAAAAAGAGTAATGGTAGAAGTTATGCTAAACCTAAATTTAAAACACAAACAATCTCCACTAAAGAAGTAGAAATATTTGAAATGTGTCCAAGTAAGAAGTATAATACCTACACACCAATTGACGGTTTCAAAGGTGATAGCCTTGCAGACTTAGTGGAGAATATGAAGTTATACTTAGGTACTTTAATGGATACAATCAACGCTCCAGTACATGAGTGTGAGTCCTGTGGTGGATTAGGTTGTACATATGACAAAGTAGATGATATTAATATTAGAGGGAGTGATAGTAAATAATGAAAACATTAGCACAATTATTGATTGAATATAATATTGAAAGAGGTTATGATGTCTCTATTGAAGGGTTACGTGAGACACTGTCAGAATGTTTCCCAGCTAAATGGCAAGGAGATTCAGTAGAGTATCGTTGGCGTGTAGAAGAGTCTCGTGTAGTTGAGATTATTGATGATAATACACCACGATATTTTATGTTTGATGTATGCACATACTCGGGTGATAACAGTTGGGAAGATGCAGGGTTCACATGGCAGTCATTTGATGATATGGTTGAAGTGGAACCTAAAGAGGTTCGTAGTATTAAATGGGTGGCTAAGTAAAGGAGAATAAGATATGAAATTTGTAACAAATACCGCTCCAGTTATTACCAACAATGTGTACCCTATGTGGAATATTGATACAGGTAAGGCTGATTGGTCTGAAGTGGTACTAGCAGATGAAGGTACAATATTTAAAGTCAAAGCAGTCATGAATCAGATAGTATTTCTAGAGAATAATAGATACTCTATTAATGTAGATGTTAATGTATTTAAAGAATTCTTTGTGGCGCATGAAGTGGAGGTGTAACATAGAAGATATAAAGTGCAGAGTGTTTGGTTTAGGGAATAACAAGCCTCCTACCATCATTGAAGTTAGGTTTACTAAGAGTTAATATATCACCACACCACTTCAGTATAACAATTGAGGTGGTGTTTTTCTATGTATATCCTACGACTTAATAGGAAGCGTTTTAAGACATCTTACACAATACCCTCACAACCACAACACTTCTTAAATATATCCTCTCACAGCTTCATACAGCTCACCTCATTACATTATAACACACTAGTTTACACACCATTTAATATTAGATACCAATATTAATATAGAAAACATTGTTTTTAATCTAGTTAGATAACGATTACAACTGTAATACTTTAAACTGAATGTGTTAATTAACACTGTATATTTGTACAGTTATAATATTATTGTGTACACTGTTCATTATCTAATGTGATAGTGGAATATAAATACTACTGTATATTCATACATCACTGTACATATAAACAGGTATATTAAATAATGATATCAATACTTTGTATACTGTATTAATAGACTAATACACTGTATATAACCACAGTAGTTTTATTCTAATGTTATTACTATTGTAGTTTAAACTATCGCACCTTTCTGCAAGATAATATTCATCATACCAACCCAGTTTCTGAAAGATACCAACCCCTCCCGATTTTACCAATCTAAATATAGCACCCCATTCTTGTATAAACCCCTACATAAAATATCCTACACCAGTATACACATCACCGAATATCATTGTAGCTTCCATAGAAGCCATCTAAGAGGCTGTAACACTATTAGCAAGGCCAATGTACTAGTATATAATTATAACTTAACTACGGAGCTTACAGGGATTATAGGGTGTATGATAAATTTATAATGTTGAGGATAGAGAAACACCCCCCACCCCCTATTTTGGGGGTAATAAAATGGCACCCCTGTTTGTCCCTATGTGGGACAGAAAATATCTATATGTTACACCTTAGGTGTGGGGATTAATGGAGTCTGATGGGATTAATGGTGGCACCTGAGGTGCAATAGTATAGTGATGAGTGGGGTTATAATGTGGGGAAATTCTAAGTTCTATTGTCAAGCCATTAAGCAACTAAATGAGACTCATTATCATTCGCATTCAAATCGCCGAATATCGATAACACCCTTCAACCCCTTGCTGTGCCTACAATCGGCACCAACCTAGACCAATACTCACCACAAACTAACTTTATTCAACCTCGTTAACCTTTACCCAGTTTTAATACACATGTATAACCTGAGTTAAATACGAATGATTATTATTAACCCACTATTATAGTTGAACCTAAACGGGGCAATTAATTACATTTGTAAATGATAACACTTATCATTTGTATTAGTATTCACAGTGCAAATGGTAATGATTATCATTAGTGTTATTGTTCTATATTGTGGCGGTGTTAGCCACCAACTGTATAATAGTGTGATGCTATGCATCAAAGGTGAAGGGATGAAAGATTGTTAAGCATAACCTCGTTCGTTTCACTCACTCGTTAGCTCGCCAACTTCATCCGTCATCACAATTTAAAAGTTACCTACCATTATACTATTGAACCAACGGTTCTACTTTTAATGTTAGTTAACCTAACGGTTATAAGTAAAGCCTTACATTACCATCTAATCATATGCTCAACACTTCTAACACTTAGTCACACAGTGACAACCATTATATTATTGCACCTAATTGGTGCCAACATAATAAACTATGCACATCCTGTGCCAATTAAATTATAGTATTAAACACAGCATTACATTAGCTAATTACAATATTAATTGTAAGCCTCTTAAATAGCGATTTAAGCTATTATCTTGTTTACCTTTACATTGGTATAGAAAGAAATAGATCGTTGAAATTAGGTTTTATCCACAGAGTTACTAACAATGTATAATTGTTTATGTATAACTTATCCACATTTTAATAGTTGTTGACATAATCTAATTCGTATATGTTGCATTTCAATAGTTGGGGAAATTATTAAATTCGCGATAGCTAAGGATCTCCTACGTGGTTCAAATTGACCTATGGTGAAAGTACATTGTTTAACCAATAGTACGGCGTTACTCTAACCTCTTATAAAGAGTATTTATCAATTGTGAACCTTGGTGCAATCAACAGTATTATGTCGTAATAGTAATATTAATGATTTGGTATTGTTGTGTAGGTGTTTTATAACTGGTATTATTATTGCATAGGTACATAAAAGGAGTAATACACACATGATTAATGACAATACACTAGAAGCTTACACAAAGAGTTTTAACTTATCTCATCAGACTAGGGAACTTGTAGACGACCTTTTAACAGGTAAGGTGACTACTGACCAATTCAATAGCAGGAAGTACCGTGCAAGACAGGCTAAAAAGTTGGGACTGCTATTTGACATGGTTATTGCTTATGAACTGTTTATCCTTCTTAAAAAGTCATTATAATATGTATGGTGGCATTAAAAGATACATTCGACAAGATACCTACCATACTCAGACAAGCTGAAAAAGTACTCCGTATAGATGTTGCACAAGGTAGGGAGTTAACCCTTAAATTAGATTTATCACACAAGATAATCTACTGCTACCTGTTTGCTCGTTTTAATTACAATACAAGAAAGAAAGTTAAAACAGCAATGAGTATTGAGTATATAGCCTTACAGTGTGGTACTAGTGATTCAACAGTTAAACGTAAAATTAAAGACTTTAAAGAATTTGGAATAATAACCTATTCTACAAGTAGGAGTAAGTCAGGGCATAATTCTAGGTGTTTGTATTCTGAAGTTGTAGATCTTGTTAATGATGATAGGTACAAATTACAATCCGCCCAATTAACTAAGTTTTTCCGCAATGCTGAAAGTAAGCGCGACTACCTACTAGACTTGTTTAACAATGAAAAAACTGATCCTAGTTGGTCAAGTTTACAGCTCAAGTATTTCTTACTTAATAAACATTATGAATTGATGACAGGTTTATACCTTCAAGGTGATAAGACATCTAACATACTTTATGACAAGAAAGTGTTTGGTGTTAAGTTTTCAATGCAAGATGAACTTAAAGACGGTGATTTTAAAATTCTCTTTGATTTGAGAAATGAGCAAAGAGATAATTTGATAACTGAAAATGATGAGGAACTACAAGCCAATGATAAACAAGTGTACGACAGGGAACTTGAAAACTTTTAGCTTAGATGACAACGGGATTACATTCAGTGTAGAAGATGCCGCTGATATGGCATCTAGTTGGTTTATGAATGCATTACTTGATAATGATAAAGAGTTTATGAAAGTGTTTTATGATGGACTATTGCTAGGTTATGACGGTATACCAGACAAGGTAATACAAAGTTTAATTAATAGTATTAATGATCATGGCGAAGTAATACACAAACTTAACTTAGAATTTCAGGTTAGAAACAAATTAGAGTATCCCACTTAAAACTAGCTCAAACCATCATAGACCAACTTTGTACTAACATTAACCCCATTATATCACCTTCGCAATAAACACTCTTAAATCACATCCTATGGCGTTGTATAGTGTTAAATTGTAGATATGATAAAGCCGCCTCTATTGGGCGGCTTTCTTGTTTACTTACGCTTACCAATCAAATACTGGTAACCCTTCCACTTGATAAGCATCACAGTCTAATACTAGCCACTTGCAATCTAAATCTTGAGCTAAACTGATTAGTCTCTTTAAGTTTGGGTATCCATCGCCAAGGTCTTTTGCTGCGTGTTCTACCACCAATCTGACGTTGCAATCGTCACTTGAATAGTTCACTAGGTTATTACTATTAATCTCGTTTTCTGTAACATGGCAAGTACTAACAACCAACTCTTTGTTGATTTCTAATTTTAACATAATCCTACTTCCTTATTGACTCACTACAACACATTGAAATTGATTACCCAAGTTATTCTCAATCACCATACTAATGCAATCTTCCATTGAGTAGAATGATTCTGGGATCTCTTGATATACTTGACCTGATATTGTGTATGTGAAAACTAAAGCGATTAGTGTATTCATTTGGTGTTAACCTTTTATGTTATGTATTGGCTCTTAATATTGAGACCTTAATATAAAGCCTCAAGGTTTAAAAGTCAACGTGTTATTTACTTTTATTTAGTGTCAATGTTTGCTTGGGCTTACTTTCAACAAACCACTTACCATAAGCTTTGATTGGCTGATTAAAACCTGTGATCCCTGCTTCTTTTGCATCACGTATAAATTTACGTGCAAGTTCGCGTGTTGAAGTTAGTGTGATGATGTTAGATGTTTTCATTGTGAAGCCTCTTTGATATTGGTTGAAGTATTCTAGTTGTTTAAGTGTATTGCAAGCTTTATTTTAAACTCTGTCTAATTTAATATACTGGACTATATCCAACACACTAGCTGATAACGCTGCAATGATAATCACTATAGCAGACCATTCAGCCATCGCAAAGTTATCTTGCACAATTCCAACAATAAAAGGGATCAACATGAACATGATTGTATACAGTGAATAAGTTTTGATTTTAAGTAATGTATTCATGTTAAACACCATTAAAGTAATTAAGTAATATTAAGCCCACAGTGACGTATAAAACAAATTTAAATACACTGATAACCTTTGTTGCTTTTAGTCGCTCAAAACGTGTCTGAGGACGTTTAAACGTGGGTTTAACAGTGTATGAAGTGAAGCTATTTTTGTTTGCGTCAAATTCTGAGTTTTTCATGATAAAAGCCTTATTATAATTAACAATCTTAATCAATGGCACTCGTTAGAATACCATCTATAAAAGTCTTAGTTACATTTGAATATTTCTAGACTACCAGCTAACTTCACCCACTTAAGGTTACTATCATTATTGCAAGCTTGCTTTGCTTCTCCTCTTAATGCTGATTTAAACTCGATAGCATCATTGTATGACTTGCTAACAGTTGGATAAGATACTACAGCAACAAATGTGAGGATTAAAGCGGTAAGTAATGTTTTCATGGTTAAGTCTCTTTAAAGTGGGGCGTTGTGTTTCAATACCTATCAATATATAGTATTATTTTACTGTGTCAACAATTATTTTCTTTTTACTTTTCTTTATCGGCTTTGGTGGTTCTTCAACTTCGTATACATTAAAGTAATCTTGCACCCAATGCCACATATAACTAGCCGCTGCCCTGCTCACTCCTTTGTCTACACCATCAATCAGTACAGTGAAGCTAGAACGTCCAGCAAGGCGGCAAACTTCCACTTGACACTCTATGTCACCTGATACAATTAAACCTTTTCCAGCACGTTCTACGGACTTTGTGATGAGTTTTGACATGATATTATATACCTTGTTTATTATGGTGAGATTAATAACGTTTAACAATAAAGGCTATTAGCTAACCTTTATCAGTTAACAGCTATTATTTAGAGCTGAATTGCATCAGCGTCGAATTGTTGCCATTGTTTGCACTGTTGCCCATTCTGACGACGTTTCGATAAATTACGGTCTTTGTTTAGACGTTCTGTTTTAAGTTCATCGTATTGACGTGAAGGTTTGTTCATTTTCTCAAAGTTTGACATTTTAATTTGTATCCTATAGTTGTGATTAGTAATTTAATTATACGGCTTTAATTGTATTTGAACGTTTGCAATAATACACTGCGACCACATCAGTACTGTTAACAACGAATTGATTATAAAACGTTGCTGGTGATGTGTGATGCTCTTTTATTACTTCACTTACTGATAAAGCAGCATTTAACACTTTTAACACTTCCTTAGTATCAGTGCAAGGTGAGGTTAACTCACCCCAACCAGTGTATAAATCACTAACTTGTTGCTGGCGGTTGTCGATATTTTCTTGCTGTAACTTGTCTAGGATGTCTGATATAAAGCTCATAAGATTATACCTCTAAATCTTTAATGTAATCAGTCAAAGAATCTTTTAACTCTTCTAATGAGTCACAATCTAGTTCCGATATAACTTCTTCCCCACAAATGTAAGACAACATACCAGCAATTTTTTCGCTGTTTATCTCAGTATTAAACTCACCAAAATTACTAATTTCATAATCCTTGACGATTTCAATTGCTTCAAAAGCATCATTAAAGTTTTCTTTAATCCACTCAGATGCAGCATGATAACCAATAATAAATTCAGAAGAGTTAAACACATCTTGGTGTAAATCTTCTAAGTTACCCTCCGTAACAACCTCATCATTGATTGCATCAAGAATCATATGTGCGTGCTGTAATAAAGTTGCAGAATTAAATGTATTCATTTGGTATCACCTTTAAGTGTGGGTTTAATGTTAAGCATTGGCGCTTATTCATAAGCCTTAAGTTTAAAGGCTTATTGGTAAATGTCAACTAAATATTTTAATCTTCGTCACTTTCTTCATTTTCCAAATCTTCGATCTCACTTTCTAGGTCTTCGATATTAGATTCTAATGTTTCTATTTCTTCCTGTACATCTTGATACTCTTGGAAGCTTGATACATCTACACTATCAGCATAATCGTTTAAACCACAACGGTAGAAAGTAGGGTCTTTGTCTTCACATAGGTTAGCGGCAGAACCACAGTAGAATGGTAAGGCGTCCACCATTTCACTGTATTGTTCATTCAGTAGATCATTATACTGCTCTGTGATTTCGTCTTCAAAGTAAGACATTTTATCATTGTCCATACTTTGAAGTTTTGTTTCTAATTCAGTTAGATTTTCTTGATTGATTACTAATTCATTTTGCAATTCTAATAAGTTCATAATCTAATTCTCTTTAATCTATTTGGCTAAATTGCCGCTTCAGTGTGTTACATTATACAGATTGTTTTAAAGCTGTCTAGTGTTATTTTAAATATATTTCTAAGTTTTTACTTTTTAATATCTTAATACAATTTACCAACTCGTTTGGGTTACGTTCTAAGGTTTTATTTATGAAGTTTATAGCGCTATTGCGATACATTAAACATTGTGTTAATTCTTTTTGTTTTTCTTCAGGTGTCAAGTTATAGACTATATTCAACACGCTTTGAGTATTGCCACCACAATCGGAGCAATGATTTTCTTGGTTCAATATTTCTCTACTAACACAAGAAGTGTCATTTAACAATTCTTGTAATTTTATTAATGATATTTCATCAAAATAATATTCCACGAGCTTTGTTTTATCTGGTATAGCTGCCGCCCATTTAAAAGAAAATTCTAATCTACCTATTGCATCATGAAGTGATCCTAACATAATAAACCCTTTTTAAATTGTACCATTATTGGCCCTTAACAAAACTTACTTTACATAATAGCCTGATTAATTACAAGCTATTATAAAAATAAATTCTAATTATTCATCCTCGCTGCTTAACATTACTAACATATAAATTGTTTTTAATGGCGTACTGTTTAGCCTCTAATTTAGCAGCATTTAAATTAGTGCAAGGGAACGTAATTTGGCGCTGATTAGTAAAACTTGCTTGGTAATTATTCATAATGGGTAAAACCTTATTGTTGTTTCGATTGGTTCAATATACAGGAATGATTTATAATGTCAAACTTTTATTTAATATCTTTAATATAAAAATCTTTTTCATCACCTTGCAAAACACCTTTGTATTCTAAACTAGTGCAAACATTATTTGTAAGGCACCGTATCAGATAATGATCCTCAAATACTCTATGTTTAATTACCCGATAACCGTCATTTGACCAGTGTACAAGTTTACCCGCTGCAATGGCTTCTTTAATCTGTGATAATAGATCCTTATTATTTATCAGTATGTCCACGTTCTGCTATTGCCTTGGATAGTTCAATCAACTGTTTAGCGTGATCATATTCTAAACCGTAATGATGAGCGAACCCAAGTACTGATATAAAATTATTTACATAATCAAGATAAAGTGATTCTAAATTAGCGTGTAAGTTTTTCATTATGAAGCCTCTTTATTACTGGATTAATTTAAACCGTGTATCATTATTAACATTGAAACACGGTTTAAATTAAAGTGCAAGGTTTATTTAAAAATACTTTGATAAAAACTTCCCACAATACCAATTGAATGATTTCTCACAATCAATAACATGTTTAACACCTTCAAACGTCACATGGTAGGCTTTCTTTCTGAGGTCAAAGCGTTCTTGCAGTCTCTCAATTAAAACCCCGTGATCAGCTTGTGAAGGCGTCCAATCGTTACAAGCTACACTCTTTAAGTGTGGTGTTAAGTAATACAGATTAACTTTAATTTTAGAATTAAAAGTAATGCCGCGTTTTCTTAATTCCTTTCTGATCAATCTGTGACGTCTTGCAAGGTATAGAAGTTTATCCCTGAAAAACATTACATGACCCGTATTTAAAGTATATTGATCAGGTATTTTATTAATGGTAAACCGTTGCGGGTGTTTTTCTAATTCGTTTACAATGCGAGGCAATTCCCGCCATTCTGCGGTCAGCCATTCGTTTGTTAAGTCGGACGGGTGAACCGTGTTAATACGTGTCATACTGTAAACCTTGTTAAGTGTTGTTTAATTGCGTCCACTATATAGAAGGATAAAACAAAAGTAAACAGGTAAAGTTATTCATATAACGGTGTTGTATTCTTAATTTAATTATGTATAATGGTTTATATCGAAAGACGAGAACGTCTATAAACTTCAGGTTACCAAAGGATATATCCGAGGGGCTTAATAATACGGGCTGCTACTTTAAATTTGGTAAATGATAATGATTCTTATTCAGTCAAATTAGTGGATTTCTAGAATAATTGACTGAGTATGACTAGGTGTTTTACTTTTCATGTTGGTCAAAATAAAGATCGTATTTGTTAGTTCGTGTTTAACTTTTCACGATTTCATATCTGTAATTGGTATTTGTCAGTTTTGCTTTTAAGCTTTCAATATATGAATTCCGTACCACGTAGTTTATATTAGTCAGTGATACCTCATGTAACGTCCTACACAGAGTTATATTAGATTAGGTAGTAAATGGTATTACAACTAAAGAAAAGCCCTGCAGTGTTAACTGAGGGCTTCTATTATTATTTAAATTGTCACTAAGGTATTCTAACAAACTCCCACGTAATACCTCTAGCACCTAACCACTTACATACTTTAATACTACTTATGCCTTCATAACCTTCAGTAAGTTGAGAATAATAACATGAGTCTAGACTTTCTACTATTTGTAATAAACAATCATCTTCATTATAACTACTCCCATTTAAACGGTGAGAGGTACAATTATAAACATCCCAAGTATCACAATAATCGAATCCGTTATCAACTAATTTAATTTTGTGATTAAATACATAATGGCTATCCATAATACTACACGTTAGTTGGTGGTGATTGTTTCTCAACGTAAACATCTAAATCTTTATCTCCTACTAGTTTACGTGCCATTCGTAGTTCTTCTGCATAATCTTCTGCAGCATTTTTAGTTACAAAAGACTGAAAATGTTGTTTTGTATGGTAGCTATCATCGACCCAATTGTAGACACTTTTCCAACTAACAACCCAAGTTTCAATAGCACCCTCAATTTCTGTTGGTACTTCCTCTGCCTTTTTAATAAAGAAACTAAAAAATTTCATAAATCCTCCTAAGTTAAGGGCCTTTAGTTTTCACTAAAGGCAATATTAATTATCAATCTATCAATTGGTACTACGCTACACGAACCACTTGCCAATCTAAGTCGAAGATTTCAACCTCCTCTAGCTTAACATCACGACCTGTGGCACGTTGGATAGCTTTGTCTACTACTTTCACACGATTATCATTATGTTTTACTAGAGCCTCTGCCACTTCACCTGACATAAGGATTTGTTGGATAGTACGTTCATCATTATGCTCAGTCATATGGCCTAACTTCTGGAACACCACCTTACTAGCCACCTTTAAGTTAGGGTTGTTAATAGTCTTCAACTGTATTATAATTTATATAAGTATTCTTAAGTATTAAGCTGACCCTGTTATCTGTCACTTTATCAGAGTCTGCCAACATACATGCTATTTCGTGTTTTCTCTTTTTCCAAGCTAAATGAGCCTCCACGTCTGTACTAAATGAACCTAAGAACTCTTGTTTATGCGTAAAGGGGTTACTTACTGAACTTAAGTATTTTCCTGATGATTCCCTATAGTAGGAGCCAATTAAAGTAGTACTCACATCATTACTTTTAGTTATATTAGAGAAGCAATTAACCACATTAGTTACATATACGCAGGTATCAGGGCTATATAGTTTATTTCCTTTATACAGTATATCTTTATCTAAGTCATTACCTCTCCAATCTTGAGTTAATACCCAAGACCTAAATACTGAAAATGTTAACCATTCCTCGCACACGGAACATCCCCTATAAGTTGGATGTTTAACCAAAGATAATTCATCATAACACCTAGTTAATAGATTCCACCATAGTAAGTACATCTTTCTTTTATCTGCTGTTGTTAATGTATCTTCTATGACCCACCAATCGTATAAACCCACACCCACGGTCTTTGGGGTGTTCTGAGATTTTTGAATTGGGTCTACTATATTCCCTCCCCTTAACCTATCAAGGGATGTGGTAGTTTCATACCCAGTTTCCTTAAAAACTACTTTTAAAATTATACCCTTAATAAACTTTGATACAACTACAACACCATACAGATTTGTGTCATAAGTATCCCCGACAACTATAGCTCTATGTTTCTTCCTACCCACATTCTTCCTCCTCCAAATCATCATCAACCCAACTTTCACATTTACTCAAACATCCATCGCCACTATTACTTTTAATGCTGTGTGCATAACATGTACCGTTAAAGTAAACGTAACCATAATACATTCCATTATCCAATTCAATATAGATAGAATAACCTTTGTATTTGTCATAACTATATAGTTCTTGCTCCATTTTAAACCTCCTATTTAAATACTACCACCAATAAACTTACACCGTACCTTAGCCTGTTTAACTCTGACACCAGCAGGTAAATTCTTCTTTGCTTCCGCAACCAAAGTCCTTCCAACTTCATGACATTCTGGTACTGAATTAACTTGTTGTGTGAATACTAAGGGACTTGGTGCTTCTTGTCCAGAACTATTTAAAATTATTACTAAGTATATTAAGTACATGTTAGTCTTCCTCTACATCACTTTGTTTAAAGTATAATTTAACTGTAGTTGCAATCATAAACTGTACAGCTTCAATTTGTTCTGGTGTCAACACTTTATCTAATCCTTCATAAGTATACTCACCATCTTTCATTACACCAACACGAAATCCTGTTAGTTTACCATGTTGATAGTGACTAGACACTGTTATGTTTTCTTGTTCATTAAGTTTAACTTTTATCATTGTGATTCTCCTAGTTAAGTGTATCTATTTGTATCGTAAAGTTCTACCACAAACATGCATAAATTGGCTGGTTGCATTTCAATGTCAATCTCCTTGGGTACCAATACATTAAAACTTTTGATACCGTTCGTGTTGGTTTAGCTAATACTATTAATCCTCCACACATTCACGATAAAACACTTCTAACACTTTATCTTCATCTGTCCAGTAGAAGAAGTCATTTGTATCTCTAATGTACTCTGCAAGGTCTTCGGGTAGTAGGTTAAATATTCCCTGACCTAGACGGTAAGATGGGCTAATTCTACGTTGTTTGTATACCTTACCTAGTAATTCATTGGCTTGTTGGTGTGTTAGTTTGATCATTATTAATCTCCTATTTAGTCAGTTTTTGTTTAAATATATCCATTACTTCTTTTAATTCTGGATTTGATTCTCTCACATAAGTCATAGTCTGTCTACCATTTTGTTTGAATCCATAATATGGAAGTAATCTACGTATAGTGGATTTATGTACGAAAGAACATATAGGTCGGTTGTGCTTCTTATCAATTAACCTAACAGCAGCTTCCAACTCACCCACTTTGACAATGTCCTTTTCCTTTAGTAATTGGTAGAAATCTGCTATGCAGTTTAGGCTTCTTGTGCGTAAACTAATATCGGCTGATTTACTATTATTCTTATTATATAAGTTATCTAATCCAATGCCATCAATAACTTCTTGTTCCCACGCAAAAGCCTGTTCTTCTGATAAACCCATGAACACCCTTTCTACTGACAACTCACTTCCAGTAAAGAGTGCTTTATTTAATTCAGCACAAGTGCTTTTACCACTTACACAATGTTTGTACCTATTACCCTTACCTTTACCCACGTACCTCACTATATCATCTACATAACAAACATACACATAATAGTTGTTCATACATCTCCTTTGTACATTATTAATATACACAAGCAAATTCAATACAACCAATATACGCCACAACTTTTACCCTGTCAATAAATACTTTTACTATTTGTGATAATTATTTATTGAACTGCTACTTGACATTATATTGTAGTGGAGTAATAATGGTTGCAAGATAATTACTAAATAAGGAACTATTATGAACATCAACACTAACAATCTAACTTACTCTCTACAATCAATTCTAAGCAACGCTATTGCTGCTTGTAATGAATCATACTCTAAGTATAATAAAACTCAACACGGAGGCACTAGGGACGCTTTAAAGGTATCATTCAATAATAGTTATAATATTATTGTATTGTTGATGGATATTATTGTGAAAGACCACTTACCTACACTACAACGTTTAGAGTTAGACAAACTTAAGGTGCTACACAATAGTATAAATAACTTAAACAAAAGAGTTGACAGTGGTGTTACAGTCAAGCATTATACTGAGACAAACAATAACACCATAGCTAATTTAGCGTGGTACAATGTAAATACTGGCGAAATTGAGGAGATGGTGTGATGGAAAATCCATGTGAAGTATGTGGAGTAGTAGGACAATTAAGTACCTATACAAGTTGGAATGAGGTGGAGTATAGGTCTGTAGCTTCTATTATACTTAGTAAGTCTACGTACTGTTACTTTTGCGGAAGTGACTATACAACGGCTGAACAGGGCAATTGGAATGCCAATCAAATGAAGAAATTTAAGTATGAGGTAGATAATGGATAACATCACACAATTATGGATTCGTGCTTGTAAGAGTGAGAATAGTAAACAGAGATTACGTAGTGTATATCGTAGATTCTATTGTACTATTGAAAACAAAGAACAAGTGGATATTATTATAGCTAACCTTTTAATTGGTATTGTTGACCAGTATTACCCTATGACCACATCCGAGTGGTGCAGAGAAATGGAATGTTTTTATCGAGAAAGTTTGACATACGAAGAGAAGAAGCATAGTGTACTCGTATCAAGACTTACTTGGACTCCAAGAGATAAATTGATTGGTATGAAAACTCCACGTAGATTTAAGAAGGGTATTTAATATGAATGTGGAGATTAATGAAATGTATATTAAGTGGTGTCCAGAAGTGGAGGAGGATGTTTGTGTAACACCAGAATACCAACTTCACCTCTTGGGTAAAACCTTAGAGGGTATGAGTTTAGCCCTAAAGGATTTTCACCATTTTAATAAATACCTTCAAGCTAAGCTTCGTATCACTGACAAACAGTATATGGATATGCTCATGGATTTCCAATTGAAAGTAAAAGGAGTTTAATTGTGGCTATGAATAAAAAAGAGCAAGCATACCTTGCAGAACTTGAACAAAAACTGGCGGTATTTGAAGCAAATAAAACTACGCACAAGGTACATGCTGATATACCACCACCATCCCCATCAGAAAGAGGATTCCCTTTAACCGTTGGTTGGATATTCAATCCGCACAGTAAAGTGGTATCTAATGGGTGTTCTAGCACCGTAGGTCACTCTCGTACCAGAACAGATAAGACTCAGAGCCAAAGATCTATCTGGTTGTATTCTACGGAACTTCTAGCTACACAAGCTTTACGTTATGAAGTAGAACAAGAACAGATGCAAGTTTTGGCTAGTATAGATAAGAAGATTAAAACTTTACAAAAAATGGAGGTTTAAAATATGCTAACACAAGATAAGATAGATAGTGTTGTTAGTGCAGACAAAAAGTGTGAACGTGATAGGATTGCATATGATGTTGTTCGTGGAGCTATAAAACATGGTCAAGTGGTTCACCGTTTCAACCAACACAAAACAGGTTTAGATAATTTTGTATTCTGTGGTTTTGTTAAGATCCCTGAAAGTGACTCCCTATTTGTTGCTGCACTGCACAGAAACCTTAACCCTGTACATGCCAGTAATATGATGTTGGATAGAAATTTCATCAGGGATTTATTATTCTCTGGCAGTTTTGAGTATGAAGCAGAGGCGTACTTCTTATGCAAAGAGAAGGCTGAACGTAGACTAAAGGCTTTTCGTATTAAACAAGCTAAAGCTTTGCTTGATACCTTACAAGAGGAGAGTGTATAATGACTGATAAACGTAAACGTGTACAAGAGTTGAATATGTTACTTGCTAAACGTAAAGATTATGTGAGAAACTTACAAACAGAATTGGAGCTTGCTCAATTGGATATCAAAAATTTCAATTTAGAGTTGTTTCATCTTTTAATTACTAACACTACTGGAGAATAATATGTCACATAAAATTAAAGTTGAATTAGATGTAAGTGAGTACTATTTGGAAGAGTATACACGAGTAGCTAAAGCTTATGGCACTACAGTAGAAGAAATCATGATTGCTAGATTAGAAGGTAGTATCCATGAGGAAAAAGGAGAATAATAATAATTTATGACTGAACAAACAATTATATTTGAAAAAGATGGCTATACATGTGAAGCTGTTGTAGAGTACACACAACCACAGGGCAAGTGGTTGTCGGATAGTGATAGAGACCATGAAGGTGGTGTTGAAGTATCTGAGATGACGGTATATGATGCTGAAGGTGTAGTTGACAATCACACGGTAACATGGGAAGATGTAATTCGACACTATGAAGTGTTAATGGAGACTACTCAGGTTGAATACCAGTTATCTTCTATGGAAGACCCCTGTGACGCTGCTTTCTGGGAGGATTAATTTATGTCTGAAGGTTATGTAGTTAACTGTAATAAAACAGCACACATAAGCCCTGAGGAGCTTAAAGCTTGGGTTGAAACTTATTGTGTACAGTATAAGGATAATTCAGATATGCATCAAGTATTTGCTGACAAGCTACACATTGCTCGATACAATGCTAAAGGTTTAGCTCATAAGATTGCATACTCTTGTCACAAAGGCTTACTTAATTTAGGACATGGTATCGGAGGGAAGAAGTGATGGAACTATATACTGTGGTTAAATGTAAAACAGAGTATACTGGTTTTGGTATTATTATGGAGATATACAAAATACCAGAGCACAGAAAGAGTATGTATATGTCAGACAACATTTATAGAGTAGTTACTGATTTTGGTAACGAAGTTGTACTTACCGATGGGGAGTTATTGGATAACTATGAAGCTATCTATGTTGAGAGTGATCCATATAATAGACTACTTACTCAGATAGCTAATTTAACTGGTGTTAAGAATAAATACTTCCCAGAGGAGTTATTATAATGAAATTTGATAATTTAACAAATGAACAAATTGAGTGGTTGGAACAGAAAATCTATGAAGCTTATGATGAGGGTTGGACTGACAGTGACAACTATAAAGACCACCTAGATAATAGTTGGAAAGAAAGTCTAGCCAAGAACCAAACATGCCACATACTTGCAGAACGATTTATGGTACCAAGTGAGTTTAACTTTGATACTAAGGATTTAATTACACACGATGATTATGTACCAGTATTACTAGAATGGTGGTATGCGTACCTAACTAAGGGTAAATTATGAAACTAGATTACCCTAACACTTGTCCTATCATAGACAGAGGTATAAGCTCTTGTTCAGATGCTATCTCAAGCCACGTAGAACGACTTGTGGAGAGTTTATTTCCAATGTTGGATACATTACCTGTAGAATTGATTAACATGGTGCAGGAGACTTCCTATGACATATTACAGGATGTTGAAAGGGAATTTGAAGTGGTACGGAGTACAAATGAGGATATGCGGAGTGCTGCTGATTGCCAGATTAAAGAGTTGTGTGATGAATTGAGTGAGTTGGAGAGTAAGTGTGAGGAGATGGAGGATTGATTATTGAAAAAGGTTGAGTTATGGAGTGATGGTTCTGCTCTTAAAGCCGAAGATGGGAAGTTCCACTGTGGTGCTGGTACGGTACTTATATTCAATGGAAGAGAGAAGCATATATCTACGCCACTGCCAGATGCCACAGTTAATATAGCAGAGCTTAGTGCAGCTATTATTGGACTAGAAGCACTAAAAGAGGTATGCTCTGTTACTATATACACAGATAGTCAGTATACTATTGATTGTATAACTAAGTGGTTTGCTGGTTGGAATAGGAAGAAGTGGAAGACACAAGCTGGAGGTGACGTCAAAAACAAACATTTGATACAGCGTCTACACAGCTTATGTCAATATCACGAAGTAGAGTGGGTTAAAGTTAAAGGACACTCAGACTTGTATTATAATGATTTAGCTGACCAACTTGCAGTACAGGCAAGTAACTTGGTCAAAAGTGGAGGATATTAATGGCAGATAAGCAGCCAGACGGATACTATAAGACTAAAAAAACTGGGAGTGGAAGTAAAATGAGTTACAACCCTAAGTATCAAAATGAGACACTAGAAGATATTGCAACATACCCAATACTTGCCATAGAAGATAGGGGTATTACAGCCAAGACATGCGAGAAGTATGGAGTTAGGACTGCAGTAGATCCTAAAGACGGTATTACACCCATAGCTCATTACTTCCCATACTTTTTAGAAGGTAAGCTTACTGGGTATAAGAAGCGAGACCTTACGTTATCCAAACAACAGGACTATCATTTTACGTCTATAGGGTACCAGAGTGTCAAATGTGATTTGTTTGGGACTGACGTAGCTAACAAGACTGGCGGAAAAAAATTGTGGATTTCTGAGGGTGAATACGACTCCATGATCATGTGGCAAACACTTAAGAATAAGTACCCACAGGGTAACCCTAATGTAGTATCTATATCTAATGGCACTGCTTCTGCTGTATTAAATATAGGACAAAAACATAACATGAAGCTACTGAAGAAGTTTCAGGAAATCATACTATGTTTCGACAATGATAAAGCCACAGCAGATGAGAAGAACAAGGGTATAAAGAAGGGTGTTGAAGCTACCTCAGACGTCTATGGACTGCTACCAGATATTAAGGTTGTTAGTCTCCCAGAGGACAGAGACCCATGTGAAACGTTTAAAGAGATCGGAGAGGAGCAGTTCTACTGGTCATTAATGAAACCTATACAGTACACACCAGAGGGTTTTGTTAAGTATGAGGATATACGCGAAAAGGCAATTGAACTGCCTAAGTTAGGTAAGCCTTGGCCTTGGAATGCACTAACAAAAGTTACACTAGGTAGACGAGTAGGTGAAGGAGTTTACTTTGGTGCTGGCGTTAAGATGGGCAAATCTGTAATTGTAGATACGTTAGCTGAGCATGTTATTACTACAGAAAAGAATAAATTTGGTGCACCACAGAAGATTGCTCTTTTTAAGTTTGAAGAGCAACCCGATGAGACAGTCAAAAAAATTGCAGGTAAGTTCTATAAGAAAGATTTCTCCAACCCAGAGAAAATTATCTTTATTGACAACGAAGGTAAGGAAGTGGATATCTGGGGCGATGAAATCAGGAATAAGGATAATTACTATACACACGAAGAGCTAATTAATGCAGTTGATAGTGTTGGCGATAGTGTTATTATGTACAATAACTATGGCAGGTGCAGTTGGGACGAACTTAAGGGTGCAATCCGTCATGCTGTACTAGTAGAACATGTGGAAGATATAGTCATAGATCCTGTAACTCGATTGACCGCTGGCATGACTTCTTCTGAAGCTAACACCGAACTTGAGAGGTTTGCAGATGAAATCAGTAAAATGAGCCAAGATTTAGGTTTTACTTACTACTGTTTCTGCCACCTTAAAGCACCAGAAGGTAAACCACATGAACTTGGTGCAAAAGTATTCTCGTCACAGTTCAGGGGCAGTCGTGCTATGATGCAAGCGTGTTTCTATATGATAGGGCTAGAGGGTAACAAAGACCCAGAACAACCTGAAAAGGTTCAGAACACCCGTCACCTTGTAGTATTAGATGACCGTAAGTTCGGCAGGACGGCTAGAATACCTCTATTCTACGATGTAGATACAGGTGTGTTCGCAGAACCTCCAGAAGGCTTCCTTGACGATCCAGATTGCCAAAGACTGTGCGATTGGGGTATGATGGCGGGTAATAGTGGTGCTGCACCACTAAACGACGGAGCTGCATTTTAAATTGAATAAACTAGGAGTATAAATGAAAATAACGTGGGATATAGAAGCTAACGGTCTTTTAAACGACACTACCGTAGATTACCTATCTTCACCTTATAAACTTAAGGCAAGCTTCAAGATGCATTGCATTGTAGTTGAGATTGTAGATACAGGCGAGATTATTGCATTCGCTGACGGGCAGGACTACGTATTTGATGGACGGAGGTATGAAGAGTATGATCCAGTGACTGACAATACATACATATTAGAGGCTGGGTACCCAGTGATAACCTATACAAGAAAACCTCTGTCTGATTTTAAGGTATGGGTGAATGCTGCAAAGCCTTCAGTAGTTATTGCACAAAACTCTATCAATTATGACCACCTAGTTACCAAACTCTACTATGGTATGGATTATACAGTAGAGCCTGACACTTGGGACAACCTACCACTAGAGATCTATGATACTATGGTAATGTCTAAGGTATTGAATCCAGATAGGTTTGGTGGCCATAGTCTTGACAATCTAGGGAAGAAGGTAGGTTTGCATAAGATAGAATTCAGAAAGCACTTACCAGTTGATATAAGATTCGAATTCTATGCAGCAGACATGTTGTATTACTGTATTAGGGACGTTCAGGTTAATACCAAAGTATACCATATGTTGGAAAAAGAGCGACTTGGTTGGGACTGGAACGAAGCTATTAAGTTGGAGAAAGCAGTAGCAGAGATTATAACTAAAGGGGAGCATAGGGGTTTTTGGTTTGATAGAGAGTTGGCAGAGAAGTCTATTATAGACCTTGATGCTAAGTTACAGGAGCGCAGAGAGACCGTAGAACCTCTGCTTCCGCCTAAGCCAGCAACTAAGAAGTTCCTTAATGATCATACACCTCCAAAAAATCAGTTTAAGAAGAATGGGGAGTATGCAGCCAACCTTATAAAGTTTGTAGATAAGTTAGGCGGTACATTAGAAGGTAGAGTTGCAACATTATTAGGTAAGAAATACGACCTACCATTAAAAGAAGGTGAGGCTATAGCGACACACATGGCTGCTACTATTGATGATGCTACTTGGATAAAAGAGTGGTTAGTGGGTATGGGTTGGGTCCCTAGTGAATGGAAAGAAAAAGATATTACTGTTAACTCTAAGAAGGAGAAGTTAGATGGAGACAAGTATGAGGCTTCTGTTGACCGTTATGTATATCAATCGTTAGCATCTAACTTCTGCTCAGAACGTTGTGACCACCTCAAGACCTCTAGAAGTAAGCTTAAGGGAGTCTTAATGAATCACGATAGATCTAGACCCCTTAAGGTACTTACTAACCCCAACTTCACAAAAGGCCAAGAAAAAGAGATGTGTCCTAACTTGGAGTTACTATTTGATAAGTTCCCCTATGCTAAACTGTGCGTTGAGTATCTGACATACAAACACAGACGAAATAGTATATTAGGTGGAGGTCTAGGTTGGGATGAAGAAGAGGAGGCAGAGAAAGGTTACATGGCTCATGTGAGGTCAGATGGACGTATACCTACACCTGCTGGTACTTGCGATGCAGGCAGTACTAGGTTTAAACATAGGATTGTTGCCAATATACCTAGGGTTACTTCGTTGTATGGTGATGTTATGAGGTCGCTGTTTGGGACTGATGGTAGGACATTCCAAATGGGGTATGACTTTGATTCTCTTGAGGCTAAAATAGAATCACATTACGTGTTTAGATATAAGGGCGGCAAGAAGTATGGCGAAAGCCTTACTGCTGCTAAGCCTAATGATTGTCATACTGTGTTAGCTGAAAAGATCTCAGCTCAGCTAGGGTATAAATTCCCCAGAGGTAGTGCTAAATCCGTTAAGTACGGTTGTCTACCTATTGATAATACTGAGATACTTACAGAGTATGGGTGGATATCTTTTAATGATTTTAACAGTAATATTAAAGTGTTTGGGTACGATGCAGAGCGTAAGGTATTAGACTTATGTGATGTAGTAGAAACACATAAGTTTGATGGTGCAGAAGTAGTCGATAAGGGGCACTCTAGGTGGCACCTAGAGAGTACTTTAGATCACAGATGGTATGGTCAAAGATTAAAGCAGTATGGGAAGACGAGCGGCAGTCATGTCAAAGTATGGGAAGATTCAGTTTCTAGTACAGAGGATTTAAAGCAGACCTTCCACATACTTAATACAGCAGAATATTTAAGCGGATCTTCTGCTGTAACAAAAGACGAGGCTGAGTTTGTAGGTTGGTTACTGTCAGACGGCTACTATAAGTGGAGTGAGAATAAAGATATAACATCAGCGTCCTTTGGTAGGCGTAAAGGTATCATCTCTGTTATCGCTCAATCTGTAGGTAAGTATTGGAAAGAACTTGAACTGAACCTAAACAGCTTAGGGTTAGGTTACTCTAGGGATCTGGAGTACAAGGATAACGGAAATCACGTATATAAATACAGAGTGTCCAGTCCAGACCTAAGAGCACTATTAGATAGGGTTGTTGGGAGTAGAGAACAAAAACATGATGTAGATTGGTGTAAGTGGGTTATAGGTCTAAGTCAGGAAGCTAGATTAGCATTCCTACATTCCTTCTGGTTAGCTGATGGTAACACTAAAAAATCTGCTGCTGATTCGAGTTATAAAATATACAAGCAAAATGTAGGTAATATTAGGGATGCACTTATGTTGGCTGGCTTCTTATGCGGGTATAACGTCTCTGAATCAAAAGTAGGTAAATGTGGTGCTGTGCGTTTCCAAACGAAACGAGACTACACTACAACTCAAGAGTTTAGAGACTTCTCTTATCGCACTACTGATGTATTTTGCCTAACTACCACTTTAGATACTTTTGTTATTAGGCAAAATGGTGTTGTTACTATAACTGGCAATTGCTCTTATAATGCACAGCCCCCTAGGGTAGCTAAGACTATCGGTTGTAGTTTAAAGGATGCTCAAATTGTGTTTAACATGTTCTGGCAAGAGGCCTCTTGTCTGAAGGATCTTAAAGAGAAGATGCAAAAGTACTGGGAAACAACAGGACAAAAACGCTTCTTATTGAGCATAGACGGTAGAAAGTTGCCAGTAAGATCGAAAGGTAATGTGATTAATACTGCGTTCCAGAGTGCTGGTGTTATTTGTGCTAAACGTGCTATGGTATTACACGACAGGAAACTAAAGGCAAACGGTATCAGTGTAGACTTCTTCAAAGATGACTGGAAGAAAAAAAGCTATTGTTTTCAGATGGTTGCGTATCATGATGAAGCCCAATGTGAAGTTACTAGAGATCTTATTGAGTTTAAGACGTTTGATACAGAACAGGAGTGTGCCGACTTCAAATCCACACAGGAGTCTAGCACAGATAAGATATGGGGTGACGTTAAGGAAGGTAAGGGTGGCAAGTTCTTCACGTCTTATTCCTTAGCTGGTCAGCTAGCAGCAGAAGCAGTTAAAGAAAGTGGAGAGTATTACAAGCTTAATGTCGAACTTACGGCAGGTTACATGTTTGGACGTAACTGGAAGGATTGTCACTAGTAGTTAATTAGAAAGATTACCACCTTAGGGTGGTGTCTTTATTGGAGGTTTTATGAGTTTTAATTTTAAAGTTGGAGACAGAGTTACAAGTGTCTGCGGCAGTATGAGTGGTGTGCTAATATCAATAGACCACAGACATAATCGATGTAAGGTTTTATTTGATAACGGAAGGGATAGGAATTACAGTAAAGCCGCAATAGAATCTGGAGAAATAGATGACAAACCTTACCAAAAAATAAAAGCAGGTGATAAATTTAATACTAATAAATATGGGGTGGTTACAGTTAAAGCTTACCTAAGTACTTATAAGATTACTATAGAATTTAAAGATGGTGTGACTAGTTCCACAACAGCGTCTAGTCTAAGATTAGGTAACGTTGGTCACCCTATGAGCGGCTTGTATATTGGCTTTGAGTTTACTAACAGTGATGGTTGTACTGGTAAAGTTATTAGATTTAACTCACCATACGATGTAGATGTAGAGTGGTTTGGTGGTGTGGTAACTAAAGGTCATGCTGCAGCCCATATAAAGTTTGGTGGTGTTTACTACCCAAATTATAAATCTGTTTGTGGTGTGGGTTACTTTGGTATTGGAGATTATATTTCCGATAAGAGTGGTAAGACGGGGAATTATAATAAAAGAGTATATGGCTCATGGTGTAGGATGTTAGGTCGGTGCTATGATCCTAAAGAACAAATGAAACCTAAAGGTAGATCTTATATTGGAGTTACTGTTTGCGAGGAATGGCACTGTTTTCAAAACTTTGCTAAGTGGGCAAGTGATAAAGAAGACAAATTTATCGTAGGTTTTGAGTTGGATAAGGATATGTTTGGTGATGGATTATCATATTCACCTGATAATTGCACATTACTCCCTGCTAGTATTAATAGTTTTCTCTCAGAATGCGGCACTACTAAAGTATCAGGGCTGCCAGATGGTGTAAATATAGTTAAGCCTAAGAAGGGTACAAACGCTACTGTGGGTTATATTGCTAGGTGCCATATTGATAATGTAAGGCAATACTTAGGTTTCTATAAGACTCCAGAAGAAGCTGCAGAAGTATATAAGGTTGCCAAGGAAAGCGAAGCTCTTAGGTTAGCTGACAAGTTTAAGTCGGTTCTCAGTACAGAAGAATATAATAAACTTGTTAATTTTACTTTATCAGATATACATAGAAAGAAAGATAAGTAACTTGACACCTCCACTTCCATCCCCTATAATCTCCGTATCTTAATTGCTACGGAGATTTTTATTATGAAAATATCACCATCTGAAATTATATTAACTCTTGTAATATTATCAGTCCTATTCTACACTGGAGTTACACGTTACCAATCTTCACTTGTGACACCATCTACATTACCCACTTGTACTGTGACTGACAACTTAGTCACTCTGTACAATAAAAATTACACTAATGCTAAATTAAAGTTGACATGTGGTAATGAAGTGTTTACTATTGACGGATTGAATGTAGGAAGAATTGTGTATAAACAAAACCGTAGAGTTTTAGGTTTGAAACATGCACCTGATGATAAATAACTGGAGGTACAAATATGAAAATTAAAGATATCATTGCTAACTTGGATAAGTCTGAAGCTAATATGGATGATAGTGTTAAATTCTACAATACATGGAGAGGTTATGAAGACTAAAGTACTCTTACTTGGTTCTGGTGACGAACCTTCTGTATTCCACAGTAGAATTATTGACACACTACAACATAGCCCTGAACATTTAATTATTTATATTAACCAAGATACTGTTGACACGATTAAAGGTTTAGATTATGATTGTGTCATCTTAGATGAACTCGTAGACTTAGGGTGTATTGAACAAGCTCGTGGTATTACTATTAAGAGTGATAATGTAAATGTTGGTACCATAGGTCATCCTGATTGGTATTATGATCCTGCACAACTAGTTCAGGTTGATGGTTGTATGGGTATTGCAAATAAAAATTTATCTGGTAAGATAGTCGACACTAAACATAAGAAGCCATTTTATCAGACTGGTAGATGGTAAATTAATTAAGGAGAATATTATGCATAACAAATTTATCGTTACAGAATGTATGGGTATTAAACAAGTTGGATTCAACGGTGCTATGGGAGTATCTGTGTTGGATGTTGAAGAAATTGTCCATATGTTGAATGGTTTCAATAATACTTGTATTAAGTTGGAAGGAAGTGTTGATGCACTAACAACAGTATTGATGGGTGTTATTGATTAAGGAGTGTCTATGTACAAAGATAAAAATGGTAAATATATTTCTATCCACTCAGTAGTTAAGTGTAATGAATATCACTACACTGTCATGCAGATGGATAAGTCTAATGGAAGGGAATTCTTTATTGAGTTGAAGAATGGTTGTGTATCTTGCTGGTCTAAACCAGAATTGTTGGAGGTAATCAATTGATAGCTTATAAATTATTTAGGTTAACAAAAGATAATAAACTTGCACCTTTATTCATTAACCGTAAACTACGTATACCTATTGGTATTTGGATTGATGCTGAATTTCACCCTACCAAGGGGTTCTCTGAACGTCAGGGTTGGCATTGCACTTTAACTCCTTCGGCACCTCACTTGAAAGAAGTGTTGAAATCTGGGGAAGTTCGTGTATGGTGTCAAGTCGAGATTGAAGATTATAAATATTATGAACGGCCTAAGTCTCAAGGTGGTATGTGGGTGTTAGCACAGAAGATGAAGGTTGTTAAACGATTAGACAAATATGGAGACTATTAAATGAACATTAGATTTTCACTGTTAGACTTAGATATCAATACAAACCAACATATCTATGGATTATTCCTAGGTAATTGGTTATTAATTGATGCTACAGGAAAGGTTTCTTCTGAAGATAAATCAGTGTTACGTATTGAGTACAGTATTGTAACTGGTTTAGAGTTGGAAGTGTTGGGAGTTACTTTAATTTAACAAATTCAATTACATCACTTATTCTGAGATAACCTTGAGTTGGTATAAAGGTGAGTGTTATAATTGTTATACCAAATGACTAGTGGATGGATATTCCACAACAAACCTACTTGGTCAGTAGATACCCGTACAATACGTGCAATTTAATTTATAGAAGGATACAATATGAAATTTACAGTTGTTACAAATGATGCAATCCAGAATACATCTTCTAGTTCAGATAATGCTCCTGATTGGGATAAGATTAATGCTGAGAAACGTGAGAAAGAGTTAGCAATTATTAAGATGTTAGAAACTCAGAATAACTCGGAGGTGTTGACAGGTTGTGTAAGTTGCTACTATGACCTTGGTATTCAGGAACGTGGTGAATATGAGGATATCTACGTACCTACTGACCCAAAACATATTGAGAAGTTGGCTAATGGTAGTTTTGTTGAAGATCGCTATAACGCCAAAGAAAAGAAGAAAGTTCCCACAATTTGTACTCCAGCTAAACCAGCTAAAGCGTTTGTATTAGGTGTAGATTTCCCTCAATATATGGTTGATTACGGTGGTGAGATTGGTGAACGACCTTTCCGTATGTTTATGGGTGGTAAGTTCTTCGTCAAGAATCCAGATTCTGCTGAAGGTAAGAAGATGGCTATTGTACAGAACCCAATGTATATGGTTGAGAATACTAACAACCCTCAGAACAAATGGGCATTGCCTGTTACATCCATGATCAGTAAAATGTGTGTTGCTGCTGGTTTGGGTGATGAACATGGTTTGGTATCTAAAGATGACATTACTGGTTTATTAGGTAAAGCCTTACAGTTTGAAGTCCGTGTATGGGATAAACCAGCTAAAGTTGGTGATGCAACTTACTACACAGAACTTATCAAATTTGTAGGTAAACTCCCTAAAGGTATGCCTGTTGTTGAATTAGATGATAAATTCATTGCTGGTGTGAACATGACATCAGCTAACGACCCTGAGATGGTTAAACAACTTCGTGCTGAACATAAGAACACTATGAAGTTGGCTACAAATTGGGAAGGTAGTGTGTTGCAGAAAGAGTTGTCCGAACTACGTTCTAGTAATACCCCCACCAAAGCTCCTGAATCAGCCTCAGACAAGAGTTCTCCTACAACTAGTACCAATGTGACACCAACTAAAGTTACTCCTCCTAATACGGTTACAGAGCCTGATTTAGATGAAGGTTGGGACGAACAAGAAATACCTTTTTAGATAAGTAGTTTAGTTATATGCAGCCCTTATGGGCTGTTTTTATTTGAGGCAGGTTATGAAAGAATGTAAGGAGTGTGGTGAGTGTAAACATCTTTCCGAGTTTTATTCTAACGATGGAATGACGGATGGGTGCTTAAACCAGTGTAAAGTTTGTGTCCGTATACGTGTAAACAAGCATAGGTATAATAATATAGATGCTATGCGGCGATATGACCTAGATAGAGAGAAAGCTGGGAGAGTAAGAAAGATACGTGCAAAGTACCCCATGAAGAATGCGGCAAGGGCTGCAATCAATAGTCGTATACATTCTGGTAGTATTATCAGACCCACAGTGTGTGAATCCTGCGGTTTTATTGGTAAAATACAAGCACATCATTGGTCATACCTAAAGGAACACTGGCTAGATGTAGAGTGGCTTTGTACTAAATGTCACGCCAAGGGACACATACAGTTAAGAGCTATTGGTATGGAACCAAAAGAACCATAACTATTCTAATATGAAAAACCCCACAACAGAAATGTTGTGGGGTTTTTAATATACAACATTACTAATAAAGTACCAAGCATAAAAGTGTACATACTGCACTTTAAGTAAATATAAGATTATTAATCTATTTGTGTTGTAGTGTTACTAAAGTTTATATTATGCTGATGTATTACCATTACCTTAATCACACAATATTCGCATGTGAGTTGCAGCAGCCTTACCGCCAGCGCCCGCTGTGAGTGATGCACCAGTTCTTACTGAGACATTTGTGCTGTCTGCATAAGTTGCGCCGTCATCAGCAGCTACGAATCTCCAAGAGCCATTGAATATACCCATTCCCTCATAAACTATATTTTCTCCACCATTACTAGAGAATTGAACCCTGAATGTCTGGGGGGTTCCACCAAGCAAGTGAGCAAAAGAATAAGTTGTATTGACAGAAACAGGACTCCAACCACTATTAAAACGCGGCGGCATTGCTTTTTCTGTAGAACGCCAAATCCATTGCTCAGCCCATATTACAGTATCATTTGCTACTGGCGTATTTGTTGAGTAACGCAACTTTAATCCAGAACCAGAACCATAATCTAAACTTTGTAATACTAGTTGATAAGCTTGATGTGTACTTGCACTAAACTTATCACTTACACCATCGTAAAACGTGTTTGATTTTATAAAGACATTGCTACCTACAACTTCAACCTGTTGCAACTTTGAAAACATTGATAGGGCTGTACCAAATGCGGGTACGCTATTAAACTGGTCATTTTCAGACTGACCCAAAATCCTAACGCCACCACCATTATCTTTTTCGAACCTTATATATTCTAGTGGGTCGAACCCGTTTAATGGTGGACGCTCAAATTTAAATATACCAGCGTTAGCGTCATGAACAAAATCAAAAACTGGACTAATGTTACTGTCACCAGTATATCTATGCAAGCTATAGCTTTGTTCTGGTGTTGTAAATTCCTTAATTATTGGGTCTGATGCATAATGTTTGTTTGATAACTCCATACCGCTAACAGCAATGGAAATGTCACGAGTACCTTTCTTTGCGCTAACTGAAGTATAGTAATGGTATTTTGTACCGCCATTAATATAAATAAATGGTTTGTGCGCATAAGCATCATCAATGTTACCCGCTACTGTTGGTATTAGGGTTGGGCTATAAGCCGTAACCCTCCAATTTAGCGGGAACTCATCATTAGTAGTATATGCAATACCGTCTTGAGATAAGCCCAATCCAGCACCAAAGAATTGCATAAACCAGAAATCACCTTGACGATACACGCTTGGATCGCCTGTAATTGTGTCATGCCATGAGCCTACAACATCCGTAACTATCGGACTATTTGTGTCATCGACTACCCAATCAAATAAATTGGTTGATGATGCGTATCCTATCCGCTCTTTATCTACACCACCGACATGGCCTGATGCATTAAAAAACAGATACCATGTTTCATCCTTCTTAACTATAGATGGATGCCATATTGCTGTATCACGCCATTCGCTTGGGGTTGCGGTTGTTCCAATATCAATTATCGAACCATATCGAGTCCACACTGGTGATGTGATTGACGGTGATGTTGCCAGACACAGTGTTTTTGTTCCAGCCTCATATCCTGATGCAGTCAAACCAATGTAAAATAAATAGTAAAGACTATTATGCTTTAAAATATATGGGCCTGTTCCACCAAACTCATCGGGGTCGCCAGTAACTCCAGTCCCAGAAAGTAAAGCGGTTGCATCTACAACCCAACCATCAACTAAACTTTTAGATTTAGCGTGACAAGGGCTTGCTTGAACCTCACCTGTACCATCGCCATAGCCAGTGAAAACCATGTGGAAATAACCGTCTGATTCATCCCACCATACAACAGGAGATTCAACATAAACATTCATGAAGTCCTTTGCTGCATCTATCTCAAGTACTTTACCGAGTTTCCTTAAATCATTACCTAAAAATGGGGTTACTGTATTCCCGTGTGCACTATGATCTCCTTCATTTGCCAATGCATACAGAGCATCTTGCAATACAGACCCTTGCAAGTTTCCATCTTTTGTTGATGATATATCCTCAGTATTATGTGCTGACCCATCTGAGGGGTTTCTTCCTGATAATAGAGGGTGTGAATTTAAATTAATTTGGTAAACAAACCCTAAATCAGGAATTGAACCTACAGTGTAAGTTAATGTTGTTGTAGATATAGGACTATAAGCTTCACCATCATAAATCATGTATTGTTTATAAGTTGTGAATGTTTTACCAGTAGCCCAGAACCCATCACCAACTTTTTCATAATCTGTATATTTATCTAATGAGAAGGCTAACTCTGCAGCCCTCACTTTCTTATCTTCCCCACCTTGACGTATTAGTAGTAAATCTTCATCGCCTACAATACCAGCTCCTACTAGGTCACTTAATTGCTTTACTGCCATCTAATCCCTTCCTTTTAAAATTGTTTTTCTATTATAAAAAATAATAAAGTGGTTAACCCTAATAAATTTTCTCTAGTGTTATATCTGTTATGTTTTGTGGATATATATGCACATAAACTTATTGCTAGTATTGTTAACTCTCTATAAAAATAATTACTATACTCTAAAAAAGAATATCTAAATAACCTAATGTCATATTCTAAAGTGTTTAATATTATACTCATATCAATCCACCACATACCTAGCATCAATGCAAAGAAAACTATCTTTCCTGATAACTTACAGCATAGTATTGTACACGATAGATAGCATACTGTGTGTATTAATAGCAGGGATAATCTTGCTGCAGCTAATGAGTCTAGGTATGTAGTGGTTAATAATGATACTAAGTAACAATATAGTACCACCCTAGAAACTTTACGAGTAACTTCACAATAACTACCTTCAGCATATAATATTAATACTAATGGAAATAATAATGGGTTCATTACTCGTACCTTAAGTTACTTCTTACTGTCTAATATGTACTTATGTAGTAAGTCTTCTAATCTTTTAATTGAATCATCAACACGCTTAAGCGATAACTCTTGATTCTCAGATCTTTCAACTAACACATCAATCTTGGCATTAGTTTTAGAGTCATTCTTATGTAACTCTTCTACACGTTGTTCTGTCTGTTCAAAACGTTTATCTACCATAGACCACCCCTTAATTATAATTGGTATGAATGCTGCCCACAGGTATTTAATTAAGGCTAATACATCTATATTACCCATATTAAGGTAGTCCTTATTATTATTTTGTTTTACATAATTTTTCATAAGTTTCATCATTCATTAGTATATTCCTTGCCAACTTATTACTAATAACAACCTTATCATTATCTGTTGGTTCCATAGGAATAGCAATTAAACAGTAATCACTTACCACGCTTGAGCAGCCTGTCCCTAACATCATCATCACTAAGAGAATTGATGTCATCTGATATTTCTTTAGCAACTTGGACATTATCTAATACCTTCTGTTGTACTTCACTGTTAGCAGAATCCTTTCCGCTAGTATTACCTTTAAAGAAGGCATAAATAATACCTACGATACCAAGTCCCATAGCTATTAAATATTTCATTACTTTTTAGTATTCCACACAGAAGCTTTATCTAAGATAGATGAAACCACACCAAGGTATTGCTTAGCTTTAGCTACAAACTCATCATCTTTAGTTGTTGGGGTGATCTTTGCAAAAGTATCAAGTGCACCAACTACTGCAGTTGCGAATACTACTAATGCACCAAAGTACATTAAACCATCTTGAAAGTATTGAATATATAGTTCCATTTTATTTACCTTTTTAAGTTAATTATTAATTTTATGCTGTTCGTAACCATCGGTTATAAACTACGTAAGTTTGTGTGATGTTGAATGGGTCTCCAGCACCAGTAGAGTTGTTAGTGGCTAGAGTGAACTGAGAAGCTTCTGCAGTTCCTGCACCACTTGCCATTTTGTTGCTTTCGGTACCTGCCTCATCATACATATCCCAGTTTGTTGCATGTTGGTGGGGTACTAGTTCAGACTGAAGCATAACGTGCTTGTATTCTCCACCAGAGCTCCCAGAGGGGAAGTTTATAGTTTCTCCTCTACTGTCTGTACCGCTGCCAGAACCTATAGATACTCTACCTTGTCCATCGGCAACCCAAGTACCCCTACCTAAGTAAGTGTTTGGGTTAGCAGTGTTTGTTTTATTCTCATATATAGTCCCTACAGGATACACCTTATCGAAGAATGTATTAAATAAAGTATCTGTATTAAGTCCAAGATTATCTCTTGCTGCGGAGGCACTAGGTATGTCTGATAGGTTAAGGCTACGTTGGTATACATCTAAGTTGCTACGTGCTGTTGCTTTACTAGGTAAGTCTGCTAAATTACTAGCTTTAGCTAACCCTCCTAAGTTTGACAAAGCGGTTGCAACATTTGTTACGTCTAATAAGTTTAAATCTGGTGTTAATGTCTCATTCTTTACTGCATCTGTTAATAACTGCAGGAGTTTATTTAAATGTTGTGCATTTACTGGATTTAGTCTTAACCACCCATTATTCCAAAGGTCATCGGATATACTAAGCGTGTTTGGTGTGTTTAGTATAGGATCAATCACCACTGTATTAGCCCATACCTTTAAATCATCTTTAGCTGCCATGTTATATGACCTCCTTAGTTTATAATAACTTGTGCAAGAAGTCCTTCAGACTCTGTTACAGAAGTTCCTGTTGATGTTGTAAGTGCTAGTTCGTCTCCGTCAAATAAAGTTAGCGGTGTTAGTTCCCCACCAGAGAATATTACAAATTCATCTACTCCTGTCCAATCAAGGTAGGCATATTGAGTATTAGTCTCATCCCCTGCTTCATTTCTCCAAGAAGGTACAAATCTATCTCCATTGATATTATTAACAACAGTTACACTAACACCTGCTGGTTTTATATTATCTATAAGATTATATAATCCTGTAGCATCTACTGATTCATCAATCTGGATTACATTGAATAAGGAAGCTGGGAAATAGTCTATTATTCTTGAGTTAGTTGAACCTGTTTGCTGCTTTGTGATATCAATGATAATGTTTGGGGTACCGTCACTATTATTCGATGCCACCTTAAGTAATAGAGCTAATCTATACTGTGCATCAGTCCTAGATTTTCTTGCTTCCCCTACTATCTTTCCAATGTAATCTAACCACACACCTATTGCAGTGTTTATATTCTTTTGGTCTGCTATAGATAGAGTGGCTACTTCTATTTCTTGTACTTGCTCTAAGAATAATTGTATAAGTTTATTGAAGTTATCTTTATCTAAGAAATCTATATTCCTAGCAAGCCCTTGTTCAATTTGATCTATTAACTTAGGTAACATATAATCTCCATTATGTTAATAGTGGAACTCTATCTACAGAAAATATTAGATTAGTTACATTGTTTACAGGTATTCTTGCAGTAGAATAAAAAGGGGTGTCAGTTGGTAAGTCTGTAATAGCTACTTCAATCTTTGAAATATAGACACCAGTTACTTTAGAGTAGATATTTCCATAAAATTTAGTTGGTTCTAAGTCCTCTCCTCTGTAAAAACCATCTCCTGTTTCAACCACAGCCTCTTTAATTTGATCTGGGCCGTCAGGTAGGAATTCTTCTTCAGAGTTTATTACATATGTAATTCTCACCCACGCATACTTATTATCAAACCTAGAGAACTTAACTAATTGATCATCTCCATTGTGATCTACAATTACTACTGAGGTATCTCCCCAAGTTTCAATTCCTGCTGGTTTAGTTTCCCAGATAACATTTGCAATTGAACTGTCTAACCCACCTGCTACATAAGTCTCATAGCTCTTAGGAGGACGACCATCAGCATCTTCTGCGAATGTGGTATTCTCTATTACATATGCAAATGAAACCCCTGTAATGTCACTTATAGATGCTTCTATTGAAGGTTTGGTTGCAGTACCAGTAGATTGTTCCCTCGTTTCCATTCTCACACGTAGTTCAGCGTCGGACTCTTCATTTCTTCCAATGTTAAAGTCATTTTCATTATTAACTGTTGAGATGCCAATTACAGGAGACCCCAGCAATGTTAGTGTGTTAGCATAGAAATCAATTGCACCTGCAGTACCTGCTGTAGCTTCTACTAAAGAAGATACTGATACTAAGTTAATATTGCCACTATTAGATGTAAGTAAGTTATTATTAGAAGTGTTTGAGGATACTACAATATTACCTCCAACATAGACTGCAGAGTATAGTTCTCCACCACCTAAAGTAATTGCATCAGCTAAATCTTTTGATACAGAGTTTACTGTATTACCAGAGACTGCAGTTATACTATATAAATCCCCATTAACTGTTATAGTGTATATACCACCAACTAACACTGTGGGGATAATTAATCTAGTTTGGTTACAAGATAGCCTACTTAATGTAAGCACATTATTTGTCAGTACAACTTCTTTGTTAACTGTAGACTTAACTGGAGTGAATGCTGGAACTACCGTATTATTTGTACCAGTGAATAACAATACCCCATTACTACTGCTTGCCAATAGTCTGGTTAACCCAATCAATGCTGCAAGGTCTGATAGGTACTTACCTTCAGCTTTATCTCGGTTACCTTGGTCAGCAACAGAAGCAGATAAGTCCCACTGATCCTTTAAAGCTGCACCAAACAAACCTACTAATACCCCAAATATAGAATCTGGTGTAGTTGGAAATTGTTCTCCAAAGTATTCTGGTGTCTTAGCTCCAGTTGCCAATTCTTCTACTATATCTGTATATTGTTTATTTTCAAAACCTTGTGATGTTACACCACTCATTTTATTATTCCTCTAGATATTTAATGTTATAGAGGGAAAGGCTATTTCTACACCATTAGCAATTGCTGAAAATGTGTATGTAAACACTCTAGAACTTTCATTGAATTTATAACTTGATTTTAAACTTGTGATGAAAGGTAACTCTACAATATATTTATCTAAAGATGCACTAACAAACTGCCCAGCATTAGGAGACTTATCACCTAAGAAATATCTTAAGTTACTCTCTAAACTTTCCTTTGGATTATAAATATAAGGTAATCCTTTTGTAATATCTGCAAACCATTCAGTTAAATTTAAACTAAGAGCTTGAGTTAACCTTTGTTCTGCTTCTGTTCTATAATCTGGTGTAAGTTGTAACCCATCTGCATTATCAACTCCGAAGTCTAAGTCACCAGTTAGTGTGCTTAATAAGAAATCCATATTATGTTACCTTATGATAATGGAGGCACTGTGTTACTATGGTTGTGTTGATAAACTTCTGCTCCACCTACAGTTAAACTATTTCCACTTATTGTAGCAGTGCCAGAAACTTCAATATTACCACCAACCTTTAAATCTCCTGTAGTCTCCACTAAAGGTGTATCTAAAATAGCCTTAGCACACTTACCTATAATCTGTCCTGTAGTCTCTATGGATACGTCAGAGGTTGTGACAACACTAATATTACCGTCTGGTTTGATAGTTATAGTGGTATTTTTATGTCTGGTGATAAAGTCTGTCTTACTAGGGGATTGGTTATTACTACGAGTACCAAAACCGTGTTCTACCCAACAGTCTCTTATATCTGCAACCATATTAATAGGTTCATCTACTGCTATGCCAGAGTTATCTAAGAAGGTGTTTAGGTTTCTGTGCGCCCAGTGTAAGGTAACTAAATCACCAACTTCTATTGGACGGCACTGAGAAAACCCACCACCTGCTGGTAACTTTACAAATACCTTTCGTATAAGTACAGATTGGATTATTGCTTCGTCTTCATATACATCGTTTATAACACCCCTAACGTCCACACACTGCATTGTTTCATAATCATCTATACCTACTACTGTTGCAGGTAGTGCTATGTACAAATCCTCTCTGGTGAAGTCTGTGAGTGCCTTCTGGATGATTTCTGGAGTACTTTGGGTACCAATATCAATAGGTCGTCTTTGTGCTACCATTACATTGGTTCTCCTCTTACAGTGACATTCCAGTTAGCTCCAGTAAAATCAGCCTCAACTTTTAATGTAGTTACTTTGTAAGTACCAGCTAAAGTTTTAGAGGTCTCAGGGAGTATTGTGAAGAACTGCCCTAATTCTATAGGTATTAAAAATGTAGTTAATTGAACACCACGTTTAATATTAGTATTGTCATAGTACTTAGCACCATTCTGGATAATAGGGTCTAGCGCTAACACACCATTGATTGGTATTGTGTAAGTATTCCTTCCTATTAATAAATACTCAGGTGTACCGTTTACTAATTGAAAAGGTTGTAGGTTATACTTACCATTGAACCTAAAGTAATTAACTCCGTAACTTTTACATAAACGATCAAACTCTTTAAGTAGGATACCTTGAATACTTTTACCACCAGTAACTTTTTCTGTTTCTAAGTATTGAATTGCCATCGTACCGATTGTACCTGATGGGAATGTTTTAATCATATCAGTAAGGATATCTTTAACTGACATTGACTCATCATACTGTAAACTTACTCTAGTATTTTTATTATCAACAAAACCATCTTTAGCTGTGATAGCATAAACTATATCATCACCGTTACGTTTAGGTTGAATATCATATATGTCACCAGAATAATATAAATCTAATGAATTATCTGAATCATAACCTAACCATACTTGTATCTGACTGTTCTCAGTATGTAATATACCAAGAGTGTCTTCATTTAAATTAGCTAATTCTATTGTAGTTTTTTCATTTGCTGCACCACCTCCCACACCACCACGGGTTGATTCCATCTTGAAATAGAAACCACGTTTACTGTTTGGTGGTATATTAGAAAGGTTAATTATCTTCCCTGCTGGCACTGTGGTAGCATCTACTTTAAACTCTGGTGCTGGAAGATTTCCAACCACTTCACCAACTGTAGTGTATGCTTCTGTGTTTCTTTGTGGAACACCTATGATTATTTTCATGCGGCGTCCGAATGCTGTTTTAGACATTAAATTGGAACACCTTTATCTTGAATTGGAACATACCCTAACTATAACATAAATAAAGATATGAATCAATTAATGTATGTAGTATACTCTATTTACAGATAAATAAAAGCCAACCCGAAGGTTGGCTAATGTCATCTCTTATTGATACCATACTCAATCATTTCTGATTCTGTGAAGTAGAACAAACCCCAAGCATTACCTTCACCAAAGTTATCTTTAGTTAAGGTGTTTGTATAGTCACCCGTTCTATTAAGTACCCACATATCGCCAGAGAATAAACCAGTATTTAGTCTACTATACCTCCAAGTGATATTCTGTGGTTCACTTATAAGTGTTAAACCTAAAAGTATTGGATTATCATCTGTATCATAAATAGAGACATACCAACCATTACGGTTAGTATATCCAACATGAATACGATAGTTTATACTTTCAATCTGGTAATCTCTTACTTCGATAACAAGAGGGTCGCCAGTACAATTGAATTCAATAGTCATTAAGTAAGCCCCTTAACAATGCCTTTCTGAGTCAACTCAAAGCCATCTATAATAGTTTTAGTTCCTGTCTTAGGATCAGTCTTACCAGATAAACTAGAGCCTGTATCTGCACTTGGTTTTACTGTAACAGTAGTTAACGTATCAAGTGAAGCCTTCATACCAAAATCTAATTGTTGTATTGATAGGTTTACTGCTAAACTATCCTTACCTTCTTTCATATAAGAAAAACTTGTTATAACACAATTATCAAATGAAGGTATCATCCTGTCTTCAGTACCATACAGAGTAAATACTACCACATCGTCAATAACTTGATTAACTAGAGTAATATAATCTTCTGGTGCAGGAGAGTCATTCCTCACTTTAGTTTGGTTAATTGTACCAACTAAGTTTATACTAGGTAAGTCTGGGTGGTAATGATCACTAACCTTGACACCAGACTGCAGCGTGTGTTGAGCTACTGATGCAGAACGTGTCACTTCCATAGAAGAAGTAACGTCCAACACCAATATAGTAGTGCCGTCCTTGGCTAGGAGGAACACTACGTTTTTTAATAAACTAGCCATTAGTTTTGTACCGCCCTTATTTCAGATTGAATTGCATCTTTAACTGGACCACTATTGGCAATAGTAACACCCATCCTCTCAGCATCAGCACCAATGGTAACATTAACTGCTGGCATTTTATTCTCCACGAAGAATCTAGGCAATCCAGTAAAGTCAGTAACAGTTTTATCTATAGACTTTAAGAAATCACCCATTATTGGTATTGCATTAATATAACCTTCTGCAACTGCACCACCACCAGATGCAACCCTAGCAGCATTAATACCCTCGCGAGGATCATATAATACACCAATCTTATTTCTAGAGAATAGGAGGTTATCTATCTCTTCTGCCCAAAATGCAATCTCTTTTACCATCCCAAGTAGGATTGCTATCTGTCCTACAAACGGGATAGCCTTTGCACCCCAACCACCAAATATTTTACCAAGCCACGCTGCTGGTCCAATCATAGCTAATAGATACTCTCTACCACTACCAATTTGGTCTGTTACACTTTTTAATACAGCCCCCATTGATATTAACATTGGTGTTAAATATTTCACACCATCTGAAATTAAGGAGAATACTGAGCCTATTATTTTACCAAGAGATTGCCATAGTGGTTTGAGAGCAACCACAGACTTTGCAGTCTCGTTAAATAGCTCTGTCAATCCATCAGCAAATCCAGACTTAAATATCAAGTCACCAGCCTCTTGGAATGATAAACCTAAACGGTTCATTGCCACACGGTTAGACAACATGGCTTTGTCTAAACCACCGTTAGCACGAGCAGCCTCAGACATACGTTTAGCAAAGAATGGTAATACCTTTTCAGATATCAATCCCCCAGTTTGCTGTAGTGCCATCATAGATGCAACGGAACCATCTAATGTTAAACCTGCATCTTTTGCTGCAAGTCCCATCAAGGATATTGCATTCGGAAGTACCTCTCCCATTTGGAGTTTTCATTTATATACCTAAATTTTCACTTAGGATTAGACTATATCTTAACCCTGACGGGCCTGTATTTTCGAGTATTAATCTACCCTACATCCTTTTGGATTAGTCTTTTGAGGTTATACCCCTTTCTGCGTTGGCTTTTAGATATATACTTACCCACCCACCAAGTGTAACTTTCGCTAATATTTTCAAAAGTATTTCTATACTTTATATTATTGACAGACTTCTTGTTGATTATTTCAATAGAATCATATAAGTCACATATGTATTTACACCCAAAACCATATTCAAGTAAATCACATATCTGACCTGCTAATATAATATTTAAATTATCTGTAGGTTCAGGTTGGAGTTTATAATCTTTTGTAAACCAAGAATACAAAGCCCCTCTTCGGAGCTTACTTATCTTATTTTTACTTATACCAGTAATAGTGTGTATTTCTAAGGTAGATTTACCACCCTCTA